CCCCGCCGACGCTGACCACGGCCACACCGCTGATCCGCCGGCGCTGACGCAGGTCCATACGCTGGCCCCAGCCGACGCGGCGCACGGCCACACCGCCGGCCAGCCTGCGATCAGCACCGTCCACACACTGACCCCCGACAGCACCAGCCACGGGCATGCGGCCGGCTCCCCCGAGCTGGCCCAGACGCATGAGCTGGCCCCCACTGCCGCCGCCCATGCGCATACCGCCGCCGAGCCTGCCCTGACGCAGGCGCACGAGATCACTGCCGCCGGGGCCGCGCACGGCCACACCGCAGACCAGGCGGTAGTGGTCGAGCAGGGCACCGGCCTGGTCCGCGAGTTCACCTCCGCCGAGTTCGTGACCTGGGCGATCGGCACCGGCGGACTGGCCACCCTGCTACAGGGCGCGTTCACGGTCGCCGCGATCTGCCGGCGGATCGGCACCCCAGCCGACCAGGGCGCGGTGCTGGACCTCGCCGCCGGCCTGGACGGCAGCCGCGGGTTTTTCCGGTACACCGACGCCGACCAGATGGACTACCTCCGCGGCCAGTTCCAGTCGCCGGGTGCTGGTCCGGCGTGGACCGCCGCCGACGGTTGGGTGCTGGTCGCCTGGACCAAGGCCGCCGGCACAGCGGCGGTCCGCTACCACAAGGGTGTGCTAGCTGTAGGCGCCGACACGTGGACGCATGTCGACTCCGCTGGCACGGTCGACAACGACGACCAGACATGCGACCGGGCGCAGACCCGGTTCATGGAGGAGGACGGCTGGGTCTTCCGCGGCCGGTACGGTGTGATGGCCGCCTGGGGCAGTGTCCTGTCCGACGGGGCGCTGGAGGCGCTGACCTCGGACTACGCCGACTGGCAGTCATCGGCGCCGGTCGCGCTGTGGCGCTTCGACCAGGCCGCCACCACCACGGCGGTCGACGACCAGACCGGCAACGGCGCGGACCAGACCGCCCTGTCCGGGTCGACGGTGGTCACCGACGACCCGATCCCCGGGTTCACGTTCGGCGAAGCGGCGACCGCGGTCACCCCGGCCGGCAGCTCACACGGCCACACGGCAGACCAGCCGGCTATCACCCAGACACACGAGTTGGTCCCGGCCGACGCTGGCCACGGCCACACCGCGGACCAGCCGAGCCTGGCTCAGGTGCACCAGCTCACCCCGGCCAGCGCATCCCACGGGCACACTGCCGACCAGCCCACGGTGGACCAGGCCCATGCCCTCACCCCGGACAGCGGCGCCCACGGGCAGGGCGTCGACGCGGCCGCGTTGACCCAGGTCCACCAGTTGGCCAGCGGCGACACCACCCACGGGCACATCGCCGGCCAGGTGGCCCTGACCGGCGCCGGGGACCTGCTCACCGACAACGCTAGCCACGGGCACACCGCTGATCCTGCGGCCCTGAACCAGGACCACCAGCTCGTCCCGGCCGGTTCGGCGCACGGCCACACCGCCGGTTCCCCGGTCTTGGCGCAGGTGCATGAGCTGGCACCGGACAGTGCCGTGCACGGGCAGACCGCCGACCAGGTGGCGCTGGCCTCCGGTCAGACCCTCGCCGCGGACGGCACCACCCACGGGCACACCGCGGCAGGGCCTGCGCTTACCCAGACCCACGAGGTGGCCGCCGACGGCACCACCCACGGGCAGGTGGCCGACCCGCCCGACCTGACCCAGGTCCACGAGCTGGCCGCTGCAGGCGCTGGCCACGGCCAGACGGCAGACTCCCCGACGCTGGCCGGTGGCACCACACTGCTCCCGGCCGACGCGGCACACGGGCACACCGCCGGCCAGCCGGCTCTGGTGCAGGTGCACACGGTCACCGTGGCGGCAGCGTTCCACGCCCACGCCGCTGACCAGGCCGCCCTGACGCAACTGCACCAGCTCACCGCCGCCGGCACAACCCATGGCCACACCGCCGGCCGGGCGGAGCTGACTGGTCAGGCAGCCCGCGGCCGGGTCACCGTCCGCTCCACCACCGGCGGCTGGTCTGCCCGGTCAACCACATCGGGGGTGACCGTGCGATGACCGCCACCACGTACTGGGCCGGCACAACCCTGGTAGTCGACTGGTCCGTGACGGACGTGGACGGCGACCCGGTCACCGACGCGACCGTGACCGGCCAGGTGCGGCTGCCCGACGGGACCACCGACCCGATGCTGGTCACGGCCGTCCCCGCCGAAAGCCTGTACCGGGCGTCGTACACCCCCACCGACCCGGGCCGGCACGTGTGGGCGCTGGCAGCGTCCGGCACCGCCACCGGTGCGGTCGAGGGCAGCATCGTCGTCCAGCGGTCCCTGCTCGGCCTGCCGCCGATCACCGTAGACCCGGCCACCGACATCGGCCGGGTGCGGCTACTCGCGGTCGACTTGGACGAGGTGTCGCCGCTGCTGTCCGACGCCCAGGTGCAGGCGCTGCTGGACATGGAGGGCGGCCGGGTCCGCCGCGCCGCCGCCCAGGCGCTGGACACCATCGCCTCCAGCGAGGCGTTGGTGTCGAAGAAGATCCGCACCCTGGACCTACAGACCGACGGGCCGGCCGTGGCGAAAGAGCTGCGGGAGCGTGCGCGGGAGCTGCGCCGGCAGGATGACGAGATCGGCGACGATGAGGCCCCGTGGGGTTTGGAGATCGTCAACTATGACCCGTGGGCCGCCTACCGCCCGACCGGGGTCTGACCGTGCCCGGGTTGCCCGGGGCGGGTGGGCTCCCCGGCCACCAGATGATCCCCACCAACTGGGATGTGCGGCACCGACCTACCGCCGAGCAGGCCATGACTGCGCAGGTGCGGATCCTGCGCCACACCGCGCAGGGCGCCACCTTCGACCCGGACACCGGGCAGACCACCTTCACGGATCCGGCCACCGTGTGGACCGGCTGGGCCAGGCTGCAACGGATGCCGCAGCAGGAGGTAACCCGCTCGGTCGGCGACCGGCAGGTGGCCATCCGCGGTGTGGTCGTGTCCATCCCCGCCGACACACCCGAGGTGCGGATCTCCGACGAGGTGCGGGTGCTCGGCTACCGGGACACCGGATCCGGCGATCCGCATCTACCCGGCCGGCCGCTGTGGGTGCATGACGTGCGGCCCGGGTCGCTGCTGTGGCAGCGGGACCTGACCGTGTTGGACGCCCCGCCCACCGCCCGGTAGGAGGTGCCGTGACCGACTTCCGCGTGGATGGGGTGGCGGAGATCCGGGCACTGGCCCGGGAGCTGGACATGGTGCCAGCGGCCACCCGGCAGAAGGCCAAGGACGCGGTGCGGAAGGCCGCGTTTTCGGTGGAACGAGGCGCGAAGATCCGCGCGCCGGTGGACACCGGCAACCTGCGCAGCAGCATCAACACGAGCCTGGGCGGTACCGGGCTCGGGCCGGCCGTGCCGATCGGCGCCGAGGTCGGCCCGGAAGCGTCATACGGGGTGCACCAAGAGCTAGGCACCGCGCGGATGGCGCCTCAGCCGTTCCTCGGACCCGCCTTCGATGAGGTGGAACCGTCCTTCTTGGCTGCGCTGGACGACATCGCCGCCGGGGCGCTCTCATGAGAGCGCCCCGATCAGGCGCTGGGGCCACTGGTGGCTCTTCCGCTTGGCGAAGATCCAGTGCGGTAGCTCAACAAGCGGAAGATCGTTTTTTCGGTAGAGGTCAACTTTGCGCTGCCGACGTTGGTCATAGGTCGTAGAGTCAGTGACGCCCCACACCTCGATGTAGACGCCATTGACCAGGAAATCGGCCGAGCACCGACGGTCGAAGGGCAGGCGGGGTCCGATCTCGTGGCGAAAGCCGTTTTGGTACAGCCAGTCATCGACCTGTCGCTCATAGCTTGAGCGAACCAGGTGCCCATCGGCGCAGCTCCACCGCCGGCCGCCCTGCCACCCGTCCCGCCTCAGCGGGATGTCCGCCTCGGCGGCAATGCGCTTGATCACGATGCTTGAGACGTCATAGTCGTTGGCGATCGACTGAAGCGACTCTCCTGCGCCGTAGCGATTGCGTACCTCCTCTGCACTGGGCTCCTCCACGATCCGGCCCTTGCGGCGCGTTCCCCAGATGGTCGGCCGTCGTATGCCGTGTTTCTTGAGCCAGTAGGGAACGGCGGTGTGATCCACCCCGTAGATGCTTGCGATCTGCTTGTAACTCATGTGCTGGTGGTGCACCATGCGCTCCAGCTCCCTGGCCGTCGGCGCATTAACGCCCCGATAGTCGAGCCCTCGGCCCGCTGCCCGGCGCGGGATGTCGAACCGCCGTAGCCACCGCTTGATGGACATGTGGCTGACGCCGTAGCGTGCCGCTAGTCGCCGACAGGTCAAACGCTCGTCGAGGTAGAGGCGACGTAGTTCCGCTTCTGGCGGACCGGTGTATGTAGGCCATGGCACGGTCCTAATTCTACGTTGAGTTTGGGACGGTGACTAACAATGGCCACCGACATCTCCCGGCTGTTTGGCCGCGCCGTGCAGGCCCTGGTCGAAGCCGCTCTGCCTGACCGGGACGTGTTCTACGGCAAGGTCACCAGGCCGGACGCGGAGCTGACCTTCCCCTACATCGTGGTCTGGGTGATCCCCTCCATGCGGGTCCGGGCCAACCTGACCGGCAGCATCGCCGCCCCCGACTCCCGGGTGCAGCTCACCGGTGTGGGTCGGGACCCGGACGAGGTGTGCTGGGTGCTCGACCACGCCGCCGCCGCCCTGCACGGGTCCAAACCGGACCTGGGTGAAGGGTGGCGGCCGGGCCGCATCTGGGAGATGCCGATCGAGCAGCCGGTGAGCAAAAACGAAGACCTGTTCACCCCGGAGGGTTCCCCCACCTACCGGGGGGTGTCGATGTTCCGGCTGTCGTCCGAGCCGGTTCCCTCGCCGGTGGAGTCCTAGCGGTCCAGCTCGTCCGCCGCTGTCTGCTCTGCCCCAGCTTGTTCCCGACGCCGCGCCGCCCGACGGCCGAAGATGCTGGCGGTCGCCGCGGCGAACCCGCCCAGCAGCAGCCACGGCGCTACCAGCCCGGCGCCGGGCAGCTGCATGACCGCCGCCAGGAACGCCGCGGCGATCGCCACCGCGCCGGAGTTCCCGACGCGGGTCCACTGCCGGTAGTTCATGCCCGGCACCGTAGCCGACCGATGCGATCCGTGTGGGGCAGGTGAGCAGCTTGCCCACATACATCCGGCTTCGCTCTACCCGGACGGGTCACCAGTGGGACGCCCGGTCAGACGCGGCTGCCGCCTACCTGGCTGCTGGAGGGGTGGAGGTCGTCACCCGCCTGTCACCCCACCAGGCCTCGCGCCCACGCCCACCGAAGCATTTCCGCGACCTTGCGGGCCGCCCGGCCACGCCCCGCCGCCGCCCATCCATCAGCAGCACCGAGGAGTAGACGATGACCCAGCCGCTGCCCACTTCGATCCCGGCCGATGGCTCCGTCAAGGTGCTGTGGGTGCCTGCGATCGCCGACACCACCGCCCCCACCCTGGACGAGCTGACCGACACCACGGTCATCGACCTGAGCTGCTACCTGACCGACGACGGGTTCGCCCCGAGCCTGGACGAGCAGGTGTCCACCGACAACCGGCTGTGTTCCCGGCAGACGTTCGAGCGCCGCGGCCGGTTCACGTACGGCCTGAACCTGTCCTACGTCTACCAGGGCCAGGAACTGCTCGCCACGGACAACAAGGCGTACGCCACCCTCGTCCCGGGTGAGCTGGGGAACGTGGTGGTCCGCTGGGGCGCCGACTACGAGGTCCCGGTCGAGGTCGACGACATCGTTGCGGTGTGGCCCGGCGAGTGCGGCGAGCAGCAGGAACAGGCACCGGAGGCCAACGGCCGGCTGCGTGTCATGCAGCGAATCTTCATCCGCGACACCGTGCAGAAGAAGACGGCCGTGGTCGCCGGCAGCTAGCGGAAGTAGACGGGAGCCCGCACACCGATTCTGGCCGACGGTGTGCGGGCTCCCTGACGCATATCGGCCAGATGCTCGGCCAGGGAGAGGACCATGTCCAACACGAGGAAAGCGACCGGCAAGCCGGCACCGCCGCCACCCGTGCCTGATCTTGCGGTGTTGCTGGGTGAGGACACCCGGCCCGAGAAGGTTGTGCTGATCTGCCTACGCGGCCATTTGCAAGCGGAGTGGGACCAGCTCAAGGTGCAGTACGACGCCGGCCCGGGTGATGACGACCGGTCCACGATGGCGGTCCGTGCCGCCAAGCGGCGGGTGGCCGAGCAGATGGCCGAGGTGGAGGCGCAGATGCGCGCCGGCACGGTCGCGTTCCGGCTGCGTGCCCTGCCCCGGCGCCGCACCCCGGGTGTGCCCGCCGACCAGTTGGTGTGGTCCGAGCTGGTCGGCAAGCACCCGCCGCGCAAGGACACGAACGGGAAGGTCGACCCGCGTGATGCTGCGACCGGTGTCAACACCCCGGCGCTGCTGGAGGAGCTGGTCCGCGCGTCGGTGGTGGAGCCGCAGCTGACCCCGGAGCAGTGGGCGCAGTTGGACGCGAAGCTGTCCGACGGCCAGTTCCAGTCACTGGCCTGGGCGGCGTGGAACCTGAACCGGGTCGAGGTCGACGTGCCTTTCTCACGAGCCGCCTCGATGATGAGGAGACTCGACGCCGGGTCGAGGCGGCCGAACGACTCGGCATCTCCCTCCGACGCTTCGACGGATGGGAACCCCGAACCGTCACCGCCCACGAACACGACGAACAAGGGCGGCTGACCCGCTCGACCACCGTCGCCGAGTCCGAGTGGGACGGGCAGCAGCAGGGATGGATGCTCGCCCTCGCCCTGTGGCGCGACCGGCGCTGCAAACGCTGCGGCGGGGACCTGGCCGAAACCACCGACGAGCACAACGACGGTGGCGGGTTGGACCGGGCACGCTACCGGCCCCTGCCGCCGGTGCGTTGCCACCTGTGCACCGCCCTGGCCGCATCCGAGGATGCGGCCGCCAAGAACCGGCACCCGCACGCGCTGATCCACCGGGCGGAACTGCTACCCGCGCCACGCCCACGGAGTAGCTGACCCCGGCTAGGAGGTGGCCGGGTGAACGGTGCCGTCCGGTCCATCTCTGTCCGGCTGCTGGCCGAGGTCGGCAACTACGTCCACGGTTTCCAACGCGCCCGGGCTGCCACCGGCGACCTGGTCAACGAGCTGTCCAAGTCGGAGCAGCAGCGGCAGAACATGCAGCGGCTGGGCACAGGCATGCTGGTCGCCGGTGCGGGGATCGCCGCCGGGATCGGCCTGGCGACCAAGGCCGCGGTCGACTGGGAGTCGGCGTTCGCCGGGGTTGAGAAGACCGTCGATGGCACTGAGGCGCAGCTCGCCGGGTTGGAGGATGAGCTGCGGGAGATGGCCCGCAGCCTACCCGCCACCCATGCCGAGATCGCCGCGGTTGCTGAGGCTGCCGGTCAGTTGGGTGTGGCCACGGAGGATGTGGCTGACTTCACCCGGGTCATGATCGACCTGGGTGAGTCGACGAACCTGACCGCCGATGAGGCCGCCACCGCCATCGCCCAGCTGATGAACGTGATGGGCACCGCACCGGACGATGTGGACCGGCTGGGTTCGGCGTTGGTGGAGCTGGGCAACAACGGCGCCAGCACCGAACGCCAGATCGTGATGATGGCGCAGCGGATCGCCGGTGCTGGTGCGATCGTCGGCGCGTCCGAGGCCGACGTTCTCGCCCTGGCCAACGCCCTCGCGTCGGCGGGTATCGAGGTCGAGGCCGGCGGGTCGGCAATCTCCCGGGTGCTGGTGAGCATCGCCTCCGCCGCCGCCGAGGGCGGGGGGGAGCTGGAGGCGTTCGCCGACGTGGCCGGTGTGTCGGCCGAGCAGTTCGCCCACCACTTCTCCCGCGACCCTGTCGCCGCGCTGAACAGCTTCATCCTCGGCCTCAGCCGGATGAGCGAGGCCGGGGAGAACGTGTTCGGCACCCTCGACCAGCTGGGCCTGTCGGAGACCCGCACCCGCAACGCGTTGCTGGCCCTGACCGGGGCCGGGGACCTGCTCACCGGCTCCCTGGAGGACGGCGAGCGGGCGTGGGGTGAGAACCTTGCACTGACCGAGGAAGCCGGCCGCCGCTACGACACCACCGCCGCGAAGCTGCAAGTGGCCCGCAACCAGCTCAACGACTTCGCCATCGTCATGGGTGAGGTGTTCCTGCCGGTGGTCGGGGACGCGTCGGAGAAGCTGGGCGGGTTCGCCGAGTTCCTGGGCGGGCTGCCTGAGCCGGTGGTGCGGATCGTCGCCGGGCTGGCAGCTCTCACCGCCGGGGTGGCTCTGGTCGGCGGCACTGCGCTCATCGCAGTGCCGAAGATCGCCGCGTACAACGCGGCGGTCGCGTCGATGCACGCCCAGGGCGGGGCCACCGCCGCGTTCGCTACCCGGATGAACCGGGGGCTGCGCCGCACCACCGTGTGGGCTGGCCGCGCCGCTGCCGCGTTCATCGCCCTGGAAGCCGCCGGGGCGGTACTCGGCCAGTTCCGCCGCGGGTCCGCCGACGTGGAGCTGCTGGCCTCAGCGTTGGAGCACCTGTCCCGTACCGGTGTGGTGGCCGGGGAGATGGCCAACGCGTTCGGCACCGACCTGGACGGGCTACGCGAATCGCTGCGCGGTGTCGCTGACGAGTCGGGGACGGCCGACTTCCTTCGGCTGATCGACAAGCTGCCAGGCCCGATCGGTGAGGTGTCCGCCGAGGTCGCGCGTCTGGCCGGGCACAGCGGCCGGACGTTCGCGGAGATGTCCTCCGATGTGGAGGCGCTGGACTCGGCCCTGACGCAGATGGTCGACGCGGGGCTGGCCCCTGAGGCGTGGGACCTGTTCCAGCAGATGGTGGTCGAGTCCGGGATGGCGATCGGCGACGTTGAGGACGCGATGCCCCGGTTCGTCGCCGCCCACAAAGAGTGGCTGCTGGCCCAGCAGGGCTCCTCCGACAGCCTGTCCGAGCTTGGTGAGACGGCCGGTGACGCCGCCGCGAACGTGGAGGAGCTGGCAGAGGCGTTCACCGAGCTGTTCGACTTGCAGATGGACCTCGACCGGGCGGTGCTCGCCTACAAGCAGGGCATCGCCGACCTGCGGGAGGAGCTGGAGGACGGCACCCGCACCCTGAAGCTGAACAGCCAGGCCGGCCGCGACAACCGGTCGGCGGTGCTCGACCAGATCGAAGCAGTCGCCGACCTGCGGCAGGCCAACCTCGACAACGGCATGTCGATGGACGAGGCAAACGAGAAGTACGACACGCAGCTCGACAAGATTCAGCAGATGCTGCTGGACCTGGGGTTCCAGGAGGAGGCGGTCCAGGGGCTGATCGACACGTACCGGCTGACCCCGGCCGAGGTGGTCACCGACGTGTCGGCACCGTTCCTGGGTCCGGTGTCCGAGGACGCCGCGCTGTACCTGGAGCTGCTGGAGCGGGTCGACGACATCGACACGCTTAAGACGATCATGAGCCTGCCGAATGTGGAGGAGCGGCTGGCGATGCTGCGCCGCTACCGGGACCAGCTCGACGGGATCGACGGGCGGACGGTGCAGACCACGATCTTGCAGCGGACCATCACCCAGCAGTTCGGGGTGGGCGCCCCGACCCCGGAGCGGTGGGGCGGGCTGGTCCATGCGCAGGCGGGCCGGCTGGTGCCAGCGCATATCGCCACCAGCCCGACCGTGTTGTACGGGGAGCGTGCCACCGGGGTCGAGGCGTACATCCCGATGCGCGGTGACCGGGACCGGTCGCTGGGGATCCTCGCTGAGGCCGCCGGCTGGTACGGGGCGCGGGTGGAGACCGGGGTGGGCGGCCCGTGGCAGTGGCACGGTGCCCGGCCGGCAGCCGGCGGCAGCACCGGCGGCGGGTCCGGTGGCGAGTTCACGGGCCAGCTGTTCCTGGACTCGGGTGAGCTGCTGGGCGTGGTACGCGGCCAGGTCCGGCAGGGCATCTCCGAGCATGACCGTGGCGTGAACCGCCGCCTCGGCGCCGGTGCGGGGAGGTCACCGTGAGCCTGGCTGCCGTGTATGACGCCACACTGTCGCGGGTGGAGCTTGACGCCGACACACTCGGCGGGTCGGCCACGTACGCCGTCGTCGAGCGGTCGGCCAACGAGCTGCTGTGGGAGACGGTCCGCGGCGGGGTCGCGCTGCCGGTCACTTCCGGCGAAGCGGAGCTGGCCGATGCGGAGTTCTTTGCCGACGTTCCGACCCACTACCGGATCACGTCGTTCGATGCGTCGGATGTTCAGCAGGCTCAGTTCACCACTCAGATCACGGTGACGTTGGAAGACGTGTGGATCAAGTCGGTCCGCTACCCGATGCTGAACACACGGGTCACACCTGCCGACTACGGGGATGTGGCCCTCGCCGCCCGGGCCGCCGCCCTGCCAATCTCGGGCCGGTCGCTGCCGCTCGGGGTGTCCGACCTGCCCGGCGGCCGTGACCACCTGCTGGTGCTCGGCACAGGTTCGGTGGCCGAGGATGACCGGCTGACACTGGTCCTCCGCGTGGCCAAGCGGGTGTTCGTCCACGTGCCCACCGACGCCGACCTCGGGGTGTCGCTACTGCCGGGCAGCATGCACGCCCTACACGGCCCGGTCACCAAGCACCGCATCGGTGGGGTGTCCGCGTACCACAACTTCTTCCTACCGCTGACCGAGGTGGCTCCGCCGGGGCCGAACGTGGTCGCCACGGACCTGACCATCGGCACCGTGATCAACATCTACGGGTCGATCACGGCGTTGTGGGCTGCGCATCCGACGATCCGCACCCTTTGGGACACGGTGGGTTCCCCCGACGATCTGCTGACCCCGTAGCCGAGCGGAGGTGACAAGCCGGTGCCATCGACCACAGTCTACGACCTTCCGTTCGAGCACGAAGACGACCAGCCGCTGCATTCGCTGACCGGTGGCAGTTCCGGCACCGAGCCGATCCTGGCCGAGGAGGTCGAGACCGAGCTCATCCGCATCGACGCCGACGTGGCCGCGGTGCAGGATGCGGTGGCGGTCGGCTGGCGGCCCATCATCGCAGGCACCGAAACCGGCAACTTTACGATTGACCTGACCGCGTCCGGCGAGTTTCCGGCGGGCACGTTCGACCTGATCCGGGTCTATTTCCGGGGCAGTCTCAGCGAGGAGTCGTACTTGCAGGTGCGGGTCAATGGCGACAGCACCACGGATTTGCACCGTCGGATGTCGCTGCTGTTCTCCAGTGTGGACGGTTCGGTGGTCGAGGCCCATTCGGCGGACGGCACCACCTGGCGGATCGCCCAGTGGTCCACCGGCGTGTCGAACATCGGCGTGATCACGATCTACTCGACGGACGTGTCTTCGATCCTGTCGTATGAGGCTAACGGGTTCCGGGCCTCTGCCGGGACGACGCTCCGCCGCCGCACCGAGGCGCACGGCTTCCTCACGTCGGCGCGGCTGCTGTCGAGCCTGACCGTGTTCCCGGTGGCGGGCGCGGTGACGGCCTGCCGCTGGTGGGCGCAAGGCTACCGGGCGGCATAGGGTGGCGTTCTCCAGCCTGGACCAGGAGGCGGCGCTGGTCGCCGCACTGTCCCAGACGGCCCGGGTCGACGTGGACGTGCTCGGCCAGACGGTGCAGGGCCGGCCGCTGCGGCTGCTGCGCATCGGCATCCCACCCCCGGCGGCGGATGACCAGGCCGCACTGTTCCTCGTTGGTGCGCTGCACGGGGATGAGCAGGCCGGTCGGGATGCGCTGCTGGACCTGGCCGAGCACCTGGCGACGGTGCAGGCGCTGGACACCCGGCTTCGGCTGCCGGATGCGGCCGGCGCGTACGCGTCCACACCGGACACCGGTGCCCTGGACATCACCGGCGACCTCGACCTGCGGGTCGACGCGACCCTCGACGCGTGGGTCACCGGCGTCCCGCACCCGTCGATCAACTACCTGATCGCCAAGTACACCACCACGGCTGACCAGCGCAGCTACGCGCTGCGGCTGGCCACAGACGGGACGCTCCAGCTGGTCTGGTCGGCGAACGGGGTCAACCTGATCACCCGCAGCGCGACGGAGCCGTTGGTGCCCGGTCCGGGTGGCCGGCTCGCGGTCACCGCCACGCTGGACGTGGATGACGGCGGCAACAACATCACGAGGTTCTACACCGCGCCGAGCATGGCCGGGCCGTGGGTGCAGCTCGGCGACGCGGTTCCCGGCTCCGGCACCACCACCAGCATCTTCTCCGGCACCGGGGTGCTGGAGATCGGGTCCCACACCGCCGGCAGCGCGGGCACGATGCCCGGGTACATCCACGCCGCGCAGGTCCGGTCCGGCATCGACGGGACGCTGGTCGCCGACCCCGACTTTTCCACGGTGGACGAATCCGACACGAGCTTTGCCGACTCGGCGGGGCGGACGTGGACGGTGCACGGCACCGCCGCTGTGGTGGACCTGGGCGACCCCGCGCTGGTGTCGTTCCTGGCCGCTCACGGTGTGATGATCGTGGTCACCGCCAACCCGGATGGGGTGGCCGCCAGCACGCGGGAGAACGCGAACGGGGTCGACCTGAACCGGGACTGGTTGGCGCTGGCGACGCCGGAGGTGCGGGCGATCACCCAGGCCATCGGGGCGGCTCGGCCGCTGGTGCTCATCGACCACCACGAGGCCGACCCCCAGTTGAGCGCCAACGTCACATTCGCGCCACCCAGCAACCCGCAGTGTGATTCGGGCATTGTGGACGAGTCCGACGCCCTGATCGTGATCATGAAAGCTCGGATGGTCACCGACGGGTGGACGGAGGACGATTTCGGCGACATCACCGGCGAGCCGAACCGGCTGGTCAGCAACGCCGGGATGAGGCACGCCGCGGCGGTGCTGGTCGAGACGAGTGTCAGCCAGGATGAGGCCGACCGGGTGGCCCAGCACCGGGCGTGCGCCGATGAAGCGTTGGCGTGGCTGGTCGCCAACATCACCGACGCGGAGACGGAGGCGGCCGACGCCGCCGCCCGGGTCACCGCCGCCGGTGCTGCCGGTGACGCGTTCGACCTGAACAACGGCGTCACCCTTGACCCGGCGCCGCTCGGCTACACGCTTCCCGGGGTGCTGCCGGCGTTCCACCTGGAAGTGTTCGGCATCGCCGTCATCTCGCCGAACGCGGTCAGCATGGCGCAGTCCGCTCAGCCGATCATCCCGTACCTGTTCGATGCGGCCTCGGATCATGTGGTGCTGGCCGGGATCCGGCTCACGTCCCTGCCGGTGCCGGCGGTCGTGGCCAGCGTCGCCGAGTTCGCCGCGGTGGTGTCCGGCTCCCACGAGCCGCTGATCGAAGCGTTGCTGGTGACCGGTTTCCAGTCCGGGTTCAACCCGACCGGACTGGCGTTGCCGATCATCGACGGTGACGTGCAGTACGACGCCGCCGCCGACGTGCTGGCCGAGTGCCAGCTGCTGGTGCCCGGGCAGGATGAGGACAACGACCGGTCCACATACCCGCGCCGGCCGACCGACCCGCTTGCGCCGTACGGAGTTGAGGTGTTTCTCCGCCGCGGTGTGGACCTTGGTGATCAGATCATCTGGTCGCCGCTGGGCTTTTTCGGCCTGCGGACGGTGGAGCAGGACGACGCTCCGTTCGGCCCGATCCGGCTGTCCGGGCAGGACCGGATGGCCGGGTTGATCGAGGCCCGGCCGCTGGCGCCGCGGGAGCTACGCGCTAGCCGCACCGTCGAGTCGGTGTTCACCGAGCTGGTCGGCGAGGTGTATCCGACCGTGGCGATCGTGTTCGACGACGACTCCGGAGCTGAGACGATCGGCCGGACGTTGGTGGTGGAGGAGTCCCGCTACGAGCCGTTGCGGGAGCTGGCCAACTCGCTCGGCAAGATCCTGTTTTGGGATGGGGAGGGTGCGCTGCGGGTCGAGTCCGCACCCGACTCGACGGTGCCGCTGTGGGAGCTGCGCGCCGGCCGCGGTGGGGTGCTGCTCACCGCCGCCCGCCGCGTGACCCGCGACGGGATCACCAACGCGCTGATCGTCACCGGCGAGGCCGGGTCGACCGGCCGGGACCCGGTGCTGGCCGCGGTCGCCGACCTGGGTCCGACCTCGCCGACCCGGTGGGCGTCGATCGCCGACGGCGGGTTCGGCTTCGTCCCCCGGTTTTTCAGCTCCCCGTTCATCACCGACGTCGGGTTGGCGGCGACCGCGGCCAGGGAGATGCTACGCCGCAACCTCGGCGCCCCGTACAGCGTCGACTTCGGCTCGGCCGTGAACCCGGCGCTGCGGCCGTGGCACCCGCTGCGGGCAACCTACCGCGACGGGAGCAGGGAGATCCACGTGGTGCAGCGGCTGACCATCCCGCTGACCGTGACCGGGGTGATGGCCGGCGCCACCCGGGAAACCACCCAGGTTGTCATCGGCGCTATCCCGGGAGGTGTCGCATGACCTACCCGTCCGACGACCCGGTTCCGCACCTAACCCCGCCGGAGCGGGAACACACCGGCTACGGCCAGGGCATCATCCGGGCCTGGGACCCGGACACGTTCGAGAACACGGTCGAGTACCGGGGTGCGCTGCTGCATGACCTTCCGGTGCTCGACCGGATCGGCGCCACGACCTACCAGCCGGGTGACGTGGTGCTGTTGATGCGCTGGTCTCCTACCGGCCGGGGCTTGGCAAGCTACTGGATCGCCGGGGCGCCGGTTGACCCTGCCGCCGGGCGGGCTGAGGAGGCGATCGCGTTTCTGACCACCTCGTTGGCCAAGGGGGTCTCGGCGGCGGTGTTTGCCGAACGGGTACACGAGGGGTTCGTGGAAGACTCCGACACCCTGTCCGATCAGGCCACGTTCGTCGACCTGGACCCGGCTGGGCCGGAGATCACCGACGTCAACATCACCTTCGGGGTGGCGATCGTGTGGCCGTCATGCAGCATGGCCGGCACCCTGGACACCGGCCCCAACTCGGTCGGCGGGTACATGGGCGTGGAGGTGTCCGGGGCGACCACGATCGCCGCCGACATCACCAAGAGCTTCCACCTTCGGCAGACCAACCACAATGCCGACGGCATCAACCGCACGGACGGTGCCCTGGCCGGCAGCACGCTGGTGCTGCCGTGCGCGCCCGGGCTGCACACCTTCAAGGCGGTGTACCGGACGCTGTCGGGTCCGACCACCACGGTCAGTTTCAGCCAGCGGTCCCTGGTCGTGATCGGGATCTGATGGTGGCCTATCCCGCAACGCCCATCCCGCAGCATCCATGAACCGACACGGCGAGGGGTGAGCGATGCGTGCTCTGTGGCTGGTCGACGTGCTCCGCGACGCCGGGTTGGACGTGTTGCCTCACATCGGGTGGCAGACCCGCGGATGGGAGCCGTGGGCACCCCAGTACGGGATCGTCCACGCCACCGCCGCACCGGCCAGCCAGGCTGATGAGGACCAGGTGCGGATCGTCCGCGACGGCCACTCAACGCTGGCCGGGCCGATCGCCAACTGCTGCGTCGACCGGACGGGCCGGTGGCATGTGCTCGCGTCGGGCCGGTGCAACACCGCCCTGACCGGCTGGGCCGGCCCCGCCGCCGGGCTCGGCAACACCAACCTGCTCGGGGTGGAAGCCAACAACGATAACCGGACCGAGCCGTGGCCGGCTGTGCAGTACGACGCGTACGCCGCCGGCTGGGCGGCGATCTGCACCCGGCTCGGCTGGAGCGCCGGCCGGCTGGTCGGGCACAAGGAGCACCAGCCCGGAGACAAGAGCGACCCGACATTCCGGATGGACGCCTTCCGGAACCGGGTCGCCGAGCTGATCGAGGGAGACGACGACATGGAGCCACGTGACGTGTGGGTGGAGCGGCTGGCGCCGGACGCGACGGTGCTGCGGGCGTACCCGGGCATCCGCGACGATGGATACCTCGCCCAGACCTGGCTGCAGTACACCTACCGGTGGGTGCGCCGGGCCGCCGACCGGACGGCCGAGCTGGCGGCCGGGCAGGCTGCCATCCTCGCCGCGGTCGCCGGGCAGGACGTGCTGGCCGCGGTGACGGCCGAGCTGGACCGGCACCGGGCCGAGCTGCTGGCGCAGCTCCGCGCGGATCTGGTTGAGGTTCTGGACCAGCGGGCGGAGCTGGGCGCCGACGCGGTGGTGGACGAGCTCGCCCGGCGGCTGGCCCCGCCGCCGGCCTGAGCACGGGGGCAGGCATGAACACGGCTGACGACGACTACCAGCGGGGCCACGCCGCCGGGGGGATCGAGGAGCGGCTAGCCGGACACGACCGCCACTTCGCGGCGATCAATGGTTCGCTGGAGAAATTCGTCGCCCAGCAGGCGAGGTTCGTCGCCGAGATGCACGCCCTGACCCTAGCTGTACAGCGGCTGGGTGATCAGGCCGTGTCGCGGGACGCCACCGCGGTGACGACCGCCGCCGCGCTCAAAGCCGCGGATGAGGAGCGCCGCGACCGGGATGACCGGTCATGGTCGCCAGTGGCGCGGCTGCTTGCCGTCATCGGCGGCCTGGCGGCGGTGGCGGCGATCGTCGGCGTGTGGCTGGCACAGAGAGGATAAGGGATCATGAGCGAGCACGTTCCAGACCCGACGTCCCGGGAGCCGCTGGCGCTGCCGGCGACGTGGACCTCGCTGGCCACCGCGGCGGTCGGGGTGGCGGTCGGCTACGGCCTGCCGGTGCCAGATGATGCCCGGCCGGGCATCATCGCGCTGGCCGCGACGGTGGGGCCGCTGCTGGTGTGGTGGTGGGGACGGCGCCGCGCGTGGTCGGGGGCGACGGTCGCGGACCGGGATCGACTCCGGCAGCCCGAGCCGGAGGAGGAGGCGCAGCGGTGAGCGGGCCGGAGGACCGGCCGGATGACCGGCCGGAAAGCTGGATCGAGACCGCCAGCGCCACCGCGCCGACGGCGGCGACGGCGGCGAGCCGGTCACCCGCGTCCATCCCACCGGTCAGCACCACCACCAGCCCTACAGCCGCTAGAGCCCCGCAGATCGGCGCCGCACGCATACCCCACCCCCGTGTCAGTCTCCGCGGCAGCGGCGGCCGTGGACGGTGGTGGTGGTGCACACCGGCCGGCCGCCGCCGCGGAGTTTCCGGCCCGCCCAGCCGACCCCGACCACCCCGGCCAGCAGCAGCACCGCAACGATCTGCCCGCCGTGGTCGGACGCCCACCTCCCGGCAGCCTCAACGGCCTGCCACAGCCCCCACCCCAACCCGGCGACCACGCCCAGCCCGACCGCCCACCACACGACCCGGCCCGTGTCGCGGGCATCCCACCGGGGCCACGCCGCACGCCACCGCCCCGGCGGCGGCAACTGCGGCACGATCCGCACCGGCTCAGGCTGGTGCCACAACACCGCCCGCAGCCGCCAGCATCCCCCACCGGCGGGCACCGGCCGGTCAGCGCCGACCAGCAGCCGACCCTGCCGCTTCGCGGTCAGCCACCGGTCCACCTCGGCCGCTGACCCGACCAGCTCCACCGCCTGGTACGGCGGCCGGGTCCGCACCGTCTGCCGCAGCATCAGCTCACCCCCGCCGTCCCGTCGTTGTCGCCGTGCGGCTGCCGGTAGATGTCGTCCGTTCGCCGCTCGCCGAGCACCTGCTGGGCGGGCGGGTTGGTCAGGTACTCCATGCCGCGCCGGAACACCTCCGGGTTGTCGCGCACCCACCCGAGGTACTTGTTGCAGTGGAAGCAGAGCAGGCCGCGGATCAGCCGAGTCTCATGGTCATGATCGATGTGCAGCCGCTTCCGTGCGCCGGTGGAGATGCCGCAGATCGCGCACACGCCACCTTGCGCTGCCTTGATCTCGTCATACTCGTCGATCGTGACGCTGAACAGCGCCCGGATGTGGCTGCCGTAGTTGTTCCGCTTCGCCGCCGCCTGGTACGCACGGTGGTGCGTGTCGCATCGCGGTCCCGGATACGGCGCCGGCCGCCGACCGTTCGGCGGACAGTCCCTGCACCGCCGCGGCCCGGGCGGCTCGTCTGGCCGCACCGGCAGGGCGCCATCGGTTCCGGGCTCGGCGAGGTAGGCGTGGAGCTGGTCCGGTTCGGACTCGCACCCGCACAGCGCCGCATCGACGCCACCCGGGCAGGTGATCCGGTGGCGGGTGAACGCCACCCACGCGGTGGCACGTTCAGCGCTCGTACCCACCATCCGCTCGCCCGCCAACTCGACCCTCCCGGTCCCGTCGAGCGCTAGTTCCTTCGCCTCGGCCTGATCGAGCACACCCAGCGGGGCCAGGTCCGTATCGCCTACTGGATCAAGCATCATGCTGCCGCCCCCGCGTTCTCCCGCTGCTGCTGCTTCGCTGACGCCCGTCGCGCCTTGTCTGTGGCCATCTGCGCGACCGCCTGCTGCCACTGCTCATCCGTCAGCACCGCCCCGCGCGTTCGGACAACCCGCCCCTCCGGGGTCCGGTCGTAGCCGATGCCAGCCGACCAGTCGCCGATCGGGATCAGGTGCGCGGGATACAGGTCGGCCGAGCCAAGCAGTTGGTCCACGATCGCCTTTTCGGTGGGCGGGACCCGCAGCACGGTCAGGTGCGGGAACAGGCCGCGCGCCTGACCCAGAAGTTCTTTCTGGCCGAGCTGAGTCAGAGCGAACGCCGTGTATCCGGCTGCCCGGCCCTGCGAGAGGTACTGTGCCCAGGCGTCGCCAGCCTTCGTCCCGGCATGCCGCCCCGAGCCACTGGTTGCGTTGCGCTGGGACACGACCGTCAGCAGCTCGTCTACCACCAGGATGTCCAGCGGCTCCGCCTCCGTGAACCGGACCAGCTTCTTCCACCCCCGCGCCGCCAGGCTCCCCTGCCGAGACTCCAGCGCGGCCAGGCTCGCACCGATGAACGTGGCCCAGCCGGTGGCGCGGGACTCGTAGGCATGCGCCACCTCCCGGAGTTCCGGCAGCTCCATCCCGCCCTTCGCGTCGAAGACCCGCAACCGGAACGGGATACCGGCCTGCTGGAGTGCCCACAGGTGGGCGTAGAGCTGAGTCGACTTGCCGCTGCCCTGCCCGCCGATCACCAGCCGGGGAAGGATCACATCGTGCTCCACCGGCTGCCCGCGCTCGTCCACCCGTGTCACCACGTGTAGCCGCCGGCGGGCGGCTGGCAGGGAGTCTGCCGTAACCGGCCGGGACAGGGGATCGGTGTGCCGGAACTCCACGACGGCCCGGCCGTAGCCGCGCGGCTCGATCGTGCAGGCGGCCAGGAAGGTGGACTCCAGCCACTTCCGGTGGTCCCCAAGGTCCTCGGCGATCATCCCCAGCCGGTGCAGGTCCACCTCGCCGGTGACGCCCCACTGGCCAAGCCGCACCCGCTCAAGCTCCGGCACCAGGCTCACCGGCCCACCCCGACGGTCGCGTTGCCGAGCCAGCCCGCGGCGGTGCATCTCGGCCTGCCAGCCGATCCGGAGACGACGTGCCAGCCGGAGTGTTTGGACCCGGCTTGACACATCAGATAGGATCGGCAATGCGCCCCGGTAGCGCATTGACCGAAGCCGATATAAGCCAAGGGGAGCGACACAGATCGATCCCAGCCACCAGGGTCCCGGGATCGCCAGCCCCACCGCCAGCAGGCCAGCGCCCCACCGGCCCGGTCGGAACGCCGCAGACGCGAGCCCCCGCACCAGCGCCCACCGTCCGACGCGTCGCACCGGCGCGGGTACGGACTCCCAGCTCAGCCGCCGCCGCCACTTCCGCGCCGCTGCGGGCTTTGACCGGCCGCCGGCGGCCAGCCCCAGCCACCGCCCAGCGCCCAGCAGCCCGGCGCGGACCGTCCGGGCGGCCCGACGTGCCCCCGCCGCCGTGTTCACGCCGCCGCCTCGCTCTCCAGGTCGCTGCTGTCGTCCGGTCGGTCGCCGAGCAGACCCCTCAGCCGGATCGCCCGCGAGCGACCGCCACCGACAGTCCGCTGGACATCGTTGATGCTGGGGGTCCGGCCGTTGGACCTCTGCCAAGTGCGGAGCGCGGCGAGCGCGTCCGCGTCATCAGTGGCGGACCGTATGGTCCGGACGTTGCTCGGCGGTGATGTCCGGCGGGTCCGCCTCGGTTTAGCCTTCGGTGGGTCTGCCGGGGTGGTCTGGACATCCGGCGTCCGGGCCGGCTTCGGTGGGTCCGGCCGGGTCCGCTCACGGGCTGCCGCCCGGGCCTTGGCGAGTGCCCGGGCGGTCCGCCGGTGGGTCCGCTCGGCGCGGTAGGAGTCCAACGCGGTCAGCGGGTCTGAGATGCCCAACTTGACCGCGTGGCGGAATGCCCGGGGGGTCTCGATGGGGCAGGCCAGCCAGCGCAGCACGTTGAACCGGGGTGCCTGGGCGTCGACCAGACCCCGCCGCTGTAGGTCTGCCCGCCGTAACCAGCGGGAACGCTGTCCCCAGATCCACACCGCGGCCAGGGTCATGCCGGCGATACCCGCAGCGGCCTGCCACGGCTTGCCGCTGCTGATTGCATGCCACCACAACAGCGTCGACGACCCAGAGGCGTAGACCACCATCCCCACCCGCGCGCCGATGGTGGAATGCCCGGCGACTAGCTTGCGCAGGTACAGGCTGGCCGCGTACGCCGCTCCGCCCTCTATCGCGGCCGGCCAGACCAGCGCCCACGGGTAGGTCCAGCCGAACACTTCGTGTGCCAGGTCTGCCTGGTACCAGCCAGCGGCCACCAGCGGTGCCACCAGCGGGACCATGCCGATGATTTCTGACAGCCGGTAGCCCCAGCTGCGGGGTCCGGGTGGGGTCCGATGGTCGGGGGTCTGCGATGCCTCGATCTCCACTCCGAGAGTCTTACATAGATGCGGGAGGTTTCGGTAGCTCCGTCTAGGTGTGTGAGACTGTGGCAGCTCAAGGGGGGTCTGGTACTCGCATGAGGTTCGGGAGTCTGCGATCATTGGGCAACTCGACAGACAGGGGTCCGGTAGTGGTAGGCGACGGCACGTGGCTGACAGTCGGCGAGACAGCCGACCGGTTGCGGGTCAGCGTCGAGACCGTGCGCCGCTGGATCGAGTCTGGAGACCTGACCGCAGGCCGGACCCCCGGCGGTCACCGGCGGGTGTCGGCCGCCTCAGTGCAACGGCTGTACGCCGAGATGTACCCGACCGAGCCAGGCAACAGCGGCGGCTAGGTCCTGGCAAGATCGGTCGCGAAGCTCACGAGCGCGTCGAAGTCGGCACCGTAGAAGAACTCTCGCCGTACGCGGCCGGCTGACTTCCGCACCGCGTAGTTGATCAGGTCGGCCTCGGTGGCCTCGTGATCTGGGTGCGCAGTGGAGATCCAGGCACGGGCAATCACTACGCCGTAGGCCCGCGATCGACTCCGGTGCCCGCGGAGTCGATCGCCGGGGTCAGCGGTTCTCCCGACTTTGATGGTTCCGCTGCCAAACTGAAGAACGTAGAGATAGCCCCATCCGGCTGGCGCGACAGGAAGTCCGGTCCACCCGACTAACTCTGCGGCTTCACGGTGTCGTTTGTTGATCACCCGGACTACGTCGGCGCTGGCTTCGCGATAGCCAGTTGAAGCGCCGAGAGAGGTCAGCGCGACAGCCAGGCCGACGGTGGCCATCATGGCGCCAGCTGCCAGGACCCCAGGGGAGCGCTGCACCATGAGTGCACCGACAACGCCGAGGGCGCCCATCGCGAGGCAGGCGAGTCCAGCCAAGGTGGCCCGTCTGTAGGCATCTATGACTCGATGTGCGCCAGTTACGCCGGCCCGCTCCGCCCGGTGGATCACCTCCCGCGCAGCCTGATCGAGTGCGTCATTGGTGGCAGCAGGCCATCCGTTCACGGTCGCCATCCCTTCGGCATGTGGGCGGAGGCGTACGCCAGCGCCAGCCGTACCAACTCGGACCGGTTCGGCTCCCCGCCACGGATGGTCAGTCCTTCGGCGAGGGCGCGTTGGTCGATCCAGGCGAGACCGGCGCCGGACAGGCGCATGGTCATCGTGGGGCGGCGGGGTCCTGGTCGAGGCACGCCGCTAAGTGTAAGACACTACGGGCAAGTCCCCGGGGACGGTCCTGCCCCGCCCGGGTGACCGGACAAGGGCAGGGGGGCGCCGGCCGCGGCGGCTACGGTGATGCCTGTCGCTTCCGGGGCCGCTGGTCGGGATGGCGTTCGATCACGCCAGCCTCGTGCAGCCGGGCGCGCACGTAGGTCTCAGACACACCGAGCTCGGCCTCGACGGCCCGGATCGACGCGAGCTGCTCGTAGGCTGCCACCACTCGGGCGGTGGTCGGCTTCGGCCGGGGCTTCGGCCCCGGCAGCCTGGACTCCACCTGGCCCGCCAGCGCCCGGCGGACGGTGGCGTCGGAAACGCCCGCCTCTTGCGCGATCGCGCGGAAGCTGACCCCGGCGCGGTAGCGCCGGAGCCAGCGTCGCACGGTGGCCGGGTCGCTCATCCCAGGAGGATCCGAGACTCGCCCGTCCGGCGCGTGGGGACCACGCGCTGGGGCGTGAAGTCGATCGGCAGCGCCTTGGCGGCCAGGACCCGCTCCCGGAGCGTCGCACCCCACGGCAGTGCCGGCAGCTCGTAGCTGGCGACAAAGTGGCCACCAACGAACACGTCGACGTGCTCGCCGCGCCAGTCGCCGGTGCGACGCCGCAACTCCGGCGACATGAGCTGGTCGCCGGTGCGACGCCGCGACGGGGTCATGCCTGCCCGGCGCTGCCGGCGGCGCAGCGCCTGCCGGCGGGAGCGGGCCAACCGCCGCCAGTCCTGGTCGGTCATGGTGGCTGCCTGCTCGGCGGTGACGGTGCCGGGCAGGCCGGCGCGGCGGGCAGGAAGGTCGAAGATCACTACCTGGCCGTGGTCGATGGTGGCGGAGAGCACCAGGCCCCCTTGGAGGAGGTTCGCGGTCTGCGTCATGAACCAAGTGTGACACAATGAAGGGCGCTCGTCAAGGGCCTCCGAACGGGTGAATCGCCCCCCTCCCGACCAGCGCCGCACCGGCATGGGACTGCGGGGATCAGTCCACGTCGGGCGGGTCCGTCACCTGCACCACCTGGACCTCACGCTCACCGCGGGTGGCCTCGGCCTCCTCGGCGTACCGGACCGGGCCGGTGGTCCAGCGGGACCAGCCGACGTACCGGCGGGTCCGGCACTGCTGCCGGAACGCCTCCAACTCGGGCGCCAACCGCCCGCGGAGCGCGGCGACCCGCAGCCGGGCCTGGACCGGGTTCGGTGCGTGGTCGGCACCGGCGTGGTGCCAAAGGGCGTTGGTCAGCCACTGCTCCGCGCCGTCCAGTCCGGCGCCGTAGTCGTGGTCGAAGCTGGCGGCGGTTGGCCCGTACTGCTCACGGGCGTAGGCGATCACCTGCTCAAACAGCATGGTCATCGTGCTTCTCCTCTCCGGCCAGCCAGGCGTCCAACGTCCCCCGGGTGATCTTCAGGTCAGCGGCGATGTGGGTCTTGACCCCACGCCCGCCCCCCGCGGTCTCCCACCGCCACCGGGCTTCGGCTTGCATCGCGGCCATCACCCGGCCGGTGTACCGCTCCGCGTCATGCCGGGCGGCGGCCAGCGCGGCGGCCCGGTGCCGGGGGTCGGCGACCAGCTCGGCCACGACGAGCTGCCGCACCCCGACGCGGGCGGCGATCAGCGCCGGCGTGATCCCGTCAACGCAGATGGCGATGTCCACCGCCCGCCGGGCACGGTCGCCCGCAGCGTAGGACGCGGGCACCTCCCGGTCGGTGCCCAGGTAGTCCCGCACCGCCTCGACAGCCGCTGCCAGGCTGGCCTCGATCTGCTCGGCGGTCCGGTAGGTCGGGGTGTCGGCGGTACGCATCGTGCTCACCACTGGCTCGACGGGCCGGAGGCCATCGACCGGGCGCGGCGGACGATCTTGGTCCACTGCTCGTCGGTCAACGCGACCTGGGCCGGGTCGACGGAGCTGACGGCGGAGATGCGCCGCTCGGCCAGTGCGTCGGCGATCTGCTGGAGCGCCCGCTGGGCGCGGCTGCCACCAAGGTCGGCGGCGTCGTAGGTGATGGCGGCGATGTCGCCGAGGAAGGTCTGGGTCGGGGTCTCAGTTGTCCTCATGACACTAGTGTATAGCGCCGTGCGGAGTATGTCTAGCGCCGTACACTCATCCGAACGGGTGAACCAGCCCCGCCACCCGGCCAGCCGGACCCAGACAGTGCAGCGCGGCGGGTGGTGGGTGAGTGGGAGCCCTCCCGGACTTGGTGGCCCGGGAGGGCTCCCCTCCGTGTGCCCTAGTCGCACCCGCACGGACACCCGCGGGTGATGCCCTGCAGATGGCCGTGCCGACGCGCCCACATCTCGTACTCGTGCCGGTGCGCCAGGTCGCCCTGGCGTTGCTGCATGTACCGGTGGGCTGCCCGGTCCTCAGGCGTCCCGCCGGCTGGTGCCGCCGGTGCGGGGGTGAACCACGGCTGGTCCGGCGGGTCCATCGCGTAGCCGCCGTCCGGGTTGTATCCGCTGATCGTGATCATGATCATGTCTGCTCCTCTGGTCGGGTGGGTCGGGGCCGGTTCGGGTTACTCGCCGGCCGCGTCGCGGCACTGGGCCGCCTGGTCGCGGTACCCGGACGAACTGACCCGCGCGGTCAGCCCCTCCACCTCCACCGTGATCTCCTCAAGCCGGACGGTCAGCCCATCGATCGCCGCGGTGTCGAACGACGCGCCGGCCTGGGCCGCCTCGTAGACCATCATCGGCAGGTCCTCGACGATGCCGGCGAACTCGCTGGTGATCGCCATCAGCTCCTCAGCGTCGTCCAACGCGTCCAGGCACGCGGCGGGGACGGTGACGCCGGTCGGCGGCGCCGGGCTGGTGGCCGCGGGCGCGGTGGCGTCGCCGCTGCCGCCGATGCCAATCCCGATGAGCAGGCTGGCCAGGCCGGTGAAGCTGACCACCAGCCACGCGGGTGGCCGGTTCCGTACCGGCCGTACCGGCTGGATGGGTGCGCCGGGCATGGTGGGTGCTGTGGGTGTGAGTGGGTAGGTCATGGGATCCTGCTCTCTGGTCGGGTGGTGGGTCTGCTCCACCACTCGGCCCCCGCCGCCCCGGGTGGGGCGGTTAGGGCCGGGCAGCGTCTTCAGGCTCAGCCGCCGCCGGGCAGGTGCCGGTCCCTGTCCACGATGCGGCGGATCTCGTCGCGCTCGGCGTCGGTCCAGTCCCCGACCAGCGTGGCGGTCTCTCTCCAGTCGATGCTGTCGAGGACAGTGCCATCGCCCCGCGCCGGAGCGGGCTGGTTCCGCCATGTGCCGTCCGGCTGCGCCTCCCTGGTGTGGTGGGTGCGCAACACATCGGCTGCCTGCTGCGTCGCGGTGTCCGCGGTGCAGGGGTAGGTGAGGTGGGGGGACCAGGTGGAGATGATCTCGCCGGTCTTCCGGTCTGTGCGGACCGTGTCGATACGCACGGCCAGGGTGCGGGTGGTGGTGGCCGTTTCGGGTCCTCCGGCGACGAACACGGTTCCCAGCTCGGGGTCGGCGTACGCGCCGGTCTCTCCGGCCGCCAGCGACTGGGCGTGCTCGGCAGCGGTGGCCGGGCGGATCGCCACGCCGGTGGTGTAGTCGGTCAAGGTGCCGTAGTCGGCGGTCGGCTGGTTGGTGCTCATCAAGATCACTCCTTCGGTGGTGCTCTGGCGGGCGTCGGTGTGGTCGCCGGTCGGGGGCTCCGGAGCCCCCGACCGGGCTGGTTACCCCTGCGCCCGGATCAGGTGGCCGGCCTCCTCGACATCCACCGCCGCCCCGAGGGGGCAGCAGATCGTGATCTCGGTGCCGCCGGCCAGGGTGACCGTCCAGATCATCCGCTCGGGGTTGACCGGGAGCCAGGGGGCGATGATCTGGTTGACCTTGGTGGCTTCTGCGAATTCCTTCGTCCTCGTCATGCCTTAAGTGTAGCGCGCTACACCAGCATCGTCAAGTCTGCTACACAGTTTCTTCAAGATTCTTTCGCGAGGGTACGGCGACCCGCCTTGAGCTGGTACAGCCGCTCACGGCTCAGTCCGGTGATCTTGACCAGGTCCGGCACCGGCACCTTCCCGGCCATCGCCGCGCGCACCGCCGCCGCCAGCCGCACCGCCGCCGCCTCGTCTGCCTGCCTGGTCCGCGCCCGCGCGCGGGTGGCCGCGCGCACCTCCCGCATCAGCTCATCCATACCCACCAGGGTAGCCGGCTACACAGAGTCCGTCAACCCTGCTACTCAGGTTGATCGTTGCGCAACGGGCCACCCGGCTCAGCCCTCCTCCTGTGCGTCGCCGGGCAGCATGAACGCCACCCGGTCCAGTGCCGCCCACGCGGCGGCACGCTGGTGCGCCTCCGCCGCTGCGGTCACGAGCCGCCGCAGGTCCGACAGTATCGGCAGGCCGCCATTGGCCAGCCGCGTCTGCACCCGGGCCAGCTGGTCGGCGACCTCCTGGATGGCCCGCACGTAGTGATCCCGCTCGTTGCGGACCTCCTGCTCGAAGCCGCGCCGGACCAGCGTCGGCGGGTAGTTCGCCACGTCTCAGCCCTCCTCAATGATCAGGTCATGGCGCCGCCGCGCGATCTTGCTCATGGTCGCTACCGCCCGGTCACCCGGGCGCTCGATCTCAGCCATGCCGTGCCTGGCTGCCTCGGCACCGGAGCCGAACAGCGGCACCGGCGAGCGGTAGTCCATCGTCGCGTCGATCGCCGGCGTGGCCATGCTGCCGGTGACTGCGGCGAACCGCAGTGCCAGCAGGTGCGGGCCGTCGTGGCAGCCCGCCCAACCGGCGCACACCCGAGACCGGCCCGAGTCGCGCTCGTTCTGGTGGCACAGGAACACCTGCGCCGGCTGGTCCATGGTGTCCCGGTCGTACGCGACCAACTTGCGGTACTCGCCTGGGTGCCAGACCCCGGACGGCACGTCCCGCCGGTACGGGCAGGACGTGCACGGCTGTGGAGCGGGGCCGGCGATCGACGCGCTCACGACGGCCCCTCGGTCTGGCCCAGCGCCTCCTGGGCGCGCCGGATGATTGCCCGCATGTCGCCGGGCGTTGGCCGGTCAACCAGCAGCGGGTGCCCGTCGAGGGACACCAGCCACTCGGCCAGCTCCCGCAGCCGCGCGTCGACATCGCGGACGATGGACACCGCGTGTTCCAGCTCGCCCACTGTGCAGGGGTGGCCTACCTCCTCCAGCCACCCGTCGTCGATGAGGGCCTGTACGGCTGGGTCGGCATGAGGCTCGCTCGGGTGCTCAGGGCTGACCGGAGCGATCATTCGTTCATCGATCACGACTGCTGGTCCTTTCCAGGCGCGGGTTCTCCGACGGCTTTGCGGATCAAGTCCGCGACGAGGCGGAGGCTAACGGCGGGGAACGGTTCATCGGCCATGCGCTGCGCGTAGTCGGCGATGGACACCAGCTCGCGGCTGTCGATGAGCTGTTGCACCTTGTCGTTCTGCGCCATGGCTCAGCGCCTCCCTTCCTGCTCGTTGTTCTCGTAGCTGGACCAGCCGATCCGGGCGGCCTCGGCCGCCAGCAACTCCTGCCACCCCGGCGGTGGCGGGTTAGCGGGGTCCTCACCGTCGCCTTCGTAGTACAGGCACGGCCCGATCGTCGGGCCGCCGAGCCGGATCCCCAGACGCTGCGCGTCTGCCACCAGCGCGTCTACAGCCGCCCGGAGACCGCCCACCTTGTCCCCGTCACGGACGGCGTACCGGGTCCTCAGCGTGCCCTCGGTGGACACCTGCCCGGCGTCAGGGTCATCGTCGGTGAACCCGTCGTCGAAGAAGTCGAGCTTGGCGGCCCAGCCGCCGTGCGGCACACCGTGGATGGAACCGGAGTGGGCGCGCCAGCGGGCCACGATGCCGGTAGTCCAGTAGCCGGTACTACGGTGCAAGATCATGTCAGTTGGTCCTTCCGTTTCGTGTCAGTCGGTCTAGCACGGCTTGGCGATCTGGTCCCGGTCTGCGGTGGCAGCCAGGAGCCGCGCCTGCGCGTCGGCGTAGTCGCCCACGTGCTCGCCGAGCGGCTGGTCCTGCCGTGGCCCGGTGATCTGCCACCGCACCGCCGGCTGCAACCCGCCCGGCACGATGCCCACCGCGCGGATAGCACCACGCAGGGTCTGCCCCCGCTGCGGGTGGCTGGACCACACCACCAGCTCCCCGCCGAGCAGCTGGCAGGTGACCTCGCCGCGGACCCGCCGCAGCCAACACGGCCCGCACACCAGCTCGCCGGTGTCGCCCCACTCATCGGGCAGCGGCCACGGGCGTAGCGGGCCGTCGCCAAGGCAGGATAGGCACCAGTCCGGCGCTTCCAGCTTCGTCACATCCACCGGTGCCCACCTCCTTCCTCTCGTTGCTGGGCTGGTGCACCCGGCCGGGCGGAGGCGGTGTCACACCCGGCCGGGGCGTCTGTGTGGTCAGTCCGGGATGGTGACCCATCCCAGCCGGTCGGACCAGTAGAAGCGGGGCGGTTCCTGCCCGCTGATCCGGCGGTAGGCGTCGGCGAGTTGGTCGGCCCGGTCGTGGTCGCCGCGCCGGGTGGCGTCGGCGTAGTGGTCGGTGAGGCTGGCCAGCGTCTCATCACGCTGCCGGGCGATCAGGGCTTGGTCCATGGGACCTCCGTTCAGTGGGGTGGGTGTGGGGGACCTGCTGTCCTCATGGCTGGCGCGGGTGTAGGGCTCTGATGGGGGGCGACTTCGGCCTATCCCCGGTTCCCGTGAGCCAGTCCGGGGAGCACATCGCCGCATGACGGGTCAGCCGCGCCAGCCATGAGGACGCAGGTTCCTCATTCATCCCGGGCGGTTCTACCCGCGGTGGCCGCTGTTCTCATCCTGGCCTGGGATCTGTCTGGAGTTTTCAACTTCCCTCTTGCTTATGCCTTAACTATAGTCCAGCCTGCCCTAGACGTCAAGCCTAGACTAGACGATGTGGCGTAAGTCACATAGGTTGCCCTAGACGCTAGGGTGGCCTAGACTTGCGCCATGGCCGCCGACCCGTTGGCGGAGCTCGCCACGAAGCTGGGGCTGCTCCGCCGTACCCGTGACCCGGTACGCCGCGACCGGCTGGCCAAGGATCTGCTGGCGGAGTTCAAGCCCGCGCTCAGTGCCGCCCGCCGGCAAGCCGCCCGCGACGCGATGGCCAGCGGCATCCGGCCGGCTGACTACGCCCGGGCGATCGGGGTGACCCGGGGCGCGGTCGACCACCTGCTACACCGTTGATCTTGATCGGAGTGAGCCATGACCACACCGACCACCCCCGAGGGCCTACTCGACGCCGACTCCACCGTGGCTACCCTCGCCTGCCACCTACCAGCCGGTGTTACTGTCCCCGACCCCCCCGGGGTGGTGGCCGTGGAGCCGTGGGCGGCCCGGGACGTGGCCGCGTTCCTGGCTGACCACTTGGCCGATGCCGGGTACGGGCTGGTCCAGCTTGCCCCAGGCCAGCGTCGGGAGCGGCTGGTGCCGTGGAGGGACGAGGGGAGCGGGCGGTGATCAGGGCAGCGGGGGAGCTCGGCGGCCGGCCGTTCATGCTGCTCGGGCTGTCCGGAGAGAACGTTGCGCGGCTCGCGGCCGGTGAGCCGATCGCGTTCGACGGCGACCAGCTCGGCTACGCCGGCAAGGTGATCGTGGTGTACGGGCGCACCGAGGCGGACATCACGGCGCAGCTGCGGGAGCACGGGCTGCTGCCGCCGGAGGGGAGTGGGGGCTAAATGGACTGGATAGTCATCACCGTGCTGCTGGCCACGGGCCTGTTGGTCGGGTTCGGCTTCAGCGCCGACGCGTCCGCGACCGGCCTTTGGCGCGCTGCCCACGTGGCCACGGGGGTCGTTCTGGTCTTCACCGTGTTCGTCATGGGCCTCAGCACCGCGTTCATCTACGCCGATGCGCATCCGCAGCAGTGCCAGGACGCGGATGAGGGCAGCGGCCGGTGAGTACCGACCCGTGCAGCTGCGAGGTGCTGTGCCCCCACGGGGACCGGTGCCTCGGCAGCCACGCCCACTTTCCCAGCTCCCACTGGTGGCACTGCGATACGTGCACCCCGCCGGACGGTGTGGCCTACCGGCTGGTGTCACCGGAGGGGGAGGTGCTGCTGGTGGTGTCCGGGTGCCGGCATGCGCTGGGGCCGGGGCGGCTGGCCGAGGTCCACCGGGAGATGGCCGGCCACGTGCGGACCTGCCCAGACAGGAGCGGCCGGTGAGCACCAACCGCCAGCGGTATCAGAGCGCCCTGATCCGGCAGCGAGACGAGCGGCTGATGGCCGGCCGCGACCCGAACCCGGCCAGGATCACGATGGTCCTGGACGCGGCCGGCCTATGGGGTCCGGAGGTGGACCGGGCGTGCGGGGTGGAGGAACCGACGGTGGACCTGTGGGAGTCGGGGGAGCTGGTGCCGACCCGGCAGCAGGTGGAGGCGCTGGCCGAGCTGTGCGGTGTCACGCCGGTCCTGTTCTACCTGGACGACCCGCCGGCGGGGCCGATGTGGCTGTGCGGCGACGACGGGTGCCAGCAGCTCGGGGAGGCGCCGCCGGCGGACGAAGCCGCTGGCGGACGTGGTCCCGCTCCGGCAACGCCGGAATAGCGGTTGACTCGTCCACTGTTGCGCGTACAGTAGACAACGAACCCAGCCCGAACGAGGGAGACCGATGATGTTGTGGCACGCCTCAGCCGAACCGCAGCGGCTCAAGCCGCGCGGCGGTAGGCCGTGCCCGACATTCGGGATCTCCTACCCCCGAGCGATCGATGAGCAGCTGAACCCCACCGGGCGGTGGCGCGAGTAGCGCAACGCAGACGACGCGCAGACGCCGCCCTCCCGCACCGGGACCGGGCGGCGTTTCACGTACCAGGGACATCGAGATAACTCAACATAGGGGTGTAGCTCAGCACGGTCAGAGCGCTGGTCTCCAAAACCAGATGCCGCAGGTTCGAATCCTGTCGCCCCTGCTTCTCCCGGCTACGGCCGGCGGGATCGGCGGTTGATATCTCCACAGCGGATGGCATGAGCCCGGCGTCGACCATACGCCGGGCGATCGGGAACGCCCGGCGCGGTGACCGGGCCTGCTTTGGGGGCAGGAAGTGCGGGGTTCGACTCCCCGGTTCCCGACCATGGGCCTGTGGCGCAGCCTGGTAGCGCGCCTGTTCGGCAGACAGGAGGCCGCCGGTTCGAACCCGGCCAGGTCCACACCATGCTCTCTTGGCGCAAGCGGTAGCGCGTCTGGTTGAAGCCCAGGAGGTCCCTGTTCGAGCCGGGGAGAGAGCACTGGCGCCGGAAGTGCTGATGCAGTGTCCGGACAGCGCAGGGACTACGCACCCTGCCCGGCGCCCTTGGGCCGTTGGAGCAAGCTGGCAGCTCACCTGGTTCTCAGCCAGGAGGTTACGAGTTCGAACCTCGTACGGCCTACTGCGGTTGGAGTATGCAAGCGCCGCGAGGCGCCCACGGAGCGCGCGCACTAAGAGTCGACCGAGGTGGGGTCCAGGCCGCCGTGGTCGCTAAGACTGATCCGTCCTGGACTGCTCCACCCGCTCACGCGGTAGTAGCTCACCTGGTAGAGCCTCAGCCTTCCAAGCTGACGGACGGGGTTCGAGTCCCCGCTACCGCTCGATGCCGGGCACCGGGGCGGCGGACGCCGCGAAACCGGCCGGCGGGTTGCGCAGCCTGCCAGCCGGCGCGACGGGAGTAGCTACCCGGCCAGCGCGGTGGTCACCGCCCCCACGCCCGGCATCACATCGTTGGGGGCTCATCTAACGGCAGGATGCCCGGCTTTGACCCGGGTCATGGACAGGGTTCGAATCCCCCGCCCCCAGCTCGTGCTCCGGTAGCCCAACGGTAGGAGGCGGCGCGCCCAAACCGCGCACAGTGTGCGTTCGAGTCGCACCCGGAGCACCACGCCGTCGTAGCTCAGTCGGTAGAGCGCCTTCCCGGTAAGAAGGAGGCCAGCGGTTCAAGCCCGCTCGATGGCTCTCATGCGGTTGTAGCTCAGTTGGCAGAGCGCGACGTTGCCATCGTCGAGGCCGCCGGTTCGAACCCGGCCAGCCGCTCCAGCGCCCACCCCACGAGGAGGTGAACCCGGTGGACGCCGTCCTTGTCCTCAACGCGGACCTTGGTCCGTTGCACCGGGTCAGCTTCCGCCACGCGATCCGGATGCTAGTCCGCCAGGTGGCGGTGGTGCACGAGGCGGACCCGGGCCGGATCGTCGGCCCGTGGCCAGCGCCGAAGGTGCTCCGCCTGGTGCAGTACGTGGTCACCAGGTGGCGGTACACGGCCGGGCCGGCGTGGTCCCGGCCGGGTGTGATCGCCCGCGACGGCGGCCGGTGCGGATACTGCGACGCCTGGGCCACCACCGTCGACCACATCACCCCGCGTGCCCGCGGTGGGCGGAACACGTGGCGCAACACGGTCGCCGCGTGCGGGCCGTGCAACCAGCGCAAGGGTGACCGCACACCCGCCGAGGCGGGCATGGCGCTGAGGGTCAAGCCGGCCGCCCCGTCGTGGGCGTCGATCGCCCAGCGCTGACCGAGCTGGCGGGACCGCGGCCCGCTGGCTCCCATTCCCTCGTCGTCTAGTCGGTAGGACGCGGCGCTCTGAACGCCGAAAGCTTGGTTCGAATCCAGGCGAGGGAGCCCATGCCGGCGAGCCACGGTGGCGCTCCGGCCTTGTAAGTCGGCCGCTGCGAGTTCGACTCTCGCCGCCGGCTCCGGTGCCGCCGTAGCTCACTTGGCAGAGCGTCCCCCTCGTAAGGGGAAGGCAGACGGTTCGATCCCGTCCGGTGGCTCGCGTGGGGTGGGCACTGGTGTGCAGCCTTGCCTTGCAAGCTGGGTCCGCGGGGTTCGACTCCCCGACACTCCACTCATGCGCTCGTGGTGGAACTGGTAGACACCCCGGTCTTAGAAACCGGTGCCGCAAGGCGTGGGGGTTCGACTCCCTCCGAGCGTACGCAAGCCTCGTCGGTCCAGCGGAGTGGACGCCTCCCTGTCAAGGAGGAGATGCACGGGTTCGAATCCCGTACGAGGCGCCCTGGAGGGTTGCCGGAGTGGTAACGGGACGGTTTGCTAAGCCGATGCCGAGGGAAACCTCGCGGGGGTTCGATCCCCTCACTCTCCGCCTAGGGGCGACGACTCAGCCGGTGACGAGGCCGATCTGATAAGTCGGTATGGCGCGGTTCAACTCCGTGGTCGCCCACCATGCCCCCGTAGCTCATCTGGAGAGAGCGCCGGCCTACGAAGTCGGAGGCGGCAGGTTCGAGTCCTGTCGGGGGTACGAATCGGGATGTGGCCCAGCTTGGTTAGGGCGCCAGCCTGGGGGGCTGGAGACCGGGAGTTCGAATCTCCCCATCCCGACTCAAGGTTCCTCCGCTTCGACCAGGTGAAGACGCAGCCCGTGGGGCAGATCCCGGTGAACCCGTGCAGGTGGCGGGGAGTGTGCTCGGGACGCACTGGGAGGGGGAGCCGGCAGCGGGCTGTGGCGCAGGTTGGTAGCGCGCGCGCTTCGGGAGCGCGAGGCCGTCGGTTCGAATCCGGCCAGCCCGACTCATGGAAGGTTCGGCGACGGCTCGCCACCCGGTCTCGAAAACCGGCATGCAGGGTAACCCCTGGGGGATCGACACCTCAACCTTCCGCTCGCGGGCCGCGAGCATGTCCAGGTCAATGCTGCGGGCTCTTACCCCGTAGAACAGGGTTCGAATCCCTGGCGGCCCACCACGCGGTACGCGCCGGATGCGCTCCCTGGCCTTCTAAGCCGAGGCGGCCGGGTTCGACTCCCGGGTGCCGCTCCATCTCCCGCTAGCTCAACGGACAGAGCGCCGCTCTCCTAAGGCGGATGTCCGGGTTCGACTCCTGGGCGGGAGGCAGCAAGCCGTCGGCGCCTGATGGCCGGGCTCCGGACTTTTAATCCGGATTGCGAGGGTTCGATTCCTTCCGGCGGCACTGCGGGGTGGTGCATGTTGGCTGCACACCGGGCTCATATCCCGGCCTACGCGGGTTCGATTCCCGCCCCCGCCACGTTCCGGTAGCTCAGCCTGGCAGAGCGCGGCCCCGACACGGCCGAGGCCCCTGGTTCGAACCCAGGCCGGAACACCCATGGCGCGTTCGACTACTGGTTAGGTCGTCAGGCTTTCACCCTGGAAGAACGGGTTCGATCCCCGTACGCGCTGCCATTCCCTCGTAGCTCAATTGGCGGAGCAGGCCCCTGTTAAGGGCAAGGCTGCTGGTTCGAGACCAGCCGAGGGAGCCATGGAGGGGCCGGCGGTTACGGAGACGCCGTTGGAAGCGGCGTACGGGCGCGATCCCGTCGAGGGTTCGAATCCCTCTCCCTCCGCCGATGCGCCGGAGTCCACCTGGTTGGTGGAGCCTGGCTTATATCCAGGTCGTGGTCGGGTTCGATCCCCACCCGGCGCACGTCCCGATCTTGCCCGTGTAGCTCAGTGGGAGAGCGTCCGGCCCACACCCGGAAGGCCCCAGGTTCGAGCCCTGGCGCGGGTACTCGTGGTGGCTGTAGCGCAGCGGTTGGCGCGCCGGGTTGTGGTCCCGGAACACGCGGGTTCGAGTCCCGTCGGTCACCCCAGGGGAGCGTTGGGCAGGTGGTGAGCCCAGCAGCCTGTAAAGCTGTAGCGCAAGCGTGGAGGTTCGATTCCTCTCGCTCCCACCGTGTCCCTGTAGCGCAGATGGAAGCGCGCTGCCCTCCGAAGGCAGAGGCCGGAGGTTCGAATCCTCTCAGGGACGCCTGTGGCTAGGTGATCGTCGTGGGTCGGCGCCGCGCCTGCAAAGCGCGAGAGTCCGGTTCGAGTCCGGACCTAGCCTCCATCGCCATCCGCTGCGGGAGACCACGCTGGTGGGCCGGCGCCCAGCCGGGACTCATATCCCCGGCATCCCCGGATCAACACCGGGACCAGCGACCAGCATCACGGGGGGCGGTGCCGTATGGGGTTCGCTGAGGCCGACCGGGCGACACTGCTGGCGGTGCGGCGGAACCTGGTCCACGGGCTGAACCGGCTTGCGGAGCATGTCGACGCGGGAACGCTGCACACCACGGCGGACGGCGCCAACAGTCCGCCGGTGGCGTCTGGGTGGCTGATCGTAGCCCTGCTGGACCAGGTGAACGCCGAGCTGCGCGTCCGGTCTGGGGCTGCTGTCGTACCTGCCGGGTAGCCTCAGCGTCGAGGGCTTCGCGGGGAGCGCCGCCTGCACCGGGAAACCGTGGCACCCCCCCAGGGGGCGGCTGAAGCCGGCCCCCGGGAGCCCTCACCCTGTCGGATCGCGGACACATCACACTGTGGATCAGCAGGGGCCGGTAGTCTCACCGGGTCGCGCGGGGGTTTGCCGACCCTGGAGTGCTGACCCGTGAACACCACCCCCGCCCCGTTGCCGCCACGCCGCAAGGCCACCCGGGGCCAAGTCGCCGCTGTCATCGCCGCCGCCGCGTCGCTGCTCCTGCTTTGCTGCGTGGCCGGTGCGATCGCCCTGGGTGGGGACGACGCGCCGGAGCCGGACCAGGCGCCGACCAGCAGGGCCGAGTTGCCGACACCGGAGCGGACCGAGGTGCCGGTGCCGGAACCTACCGAGCAACCCGAGCCGGAGCCGGAACCCGAGGAGACCGAGGCGCCGCCGCCGCCGGAGCCGGTGACCGACCCCCGGTTCGGGACCTGCGCCGAGGCGATCGCCGCCGGCTACGGCCCCTACACCCGCGGGGAAGACCCGGAGTACGGCTGGTACCGGGACGCCGACGGCGACGGAGTGGTGTGTGAACGCTGACCCGCAAAGGTCACACGCAGACGGTGACGCCTAGCAGCTCGGTGCACAGCAGCAGCGGCGGCGCGTCTTCGTTGCCGTGGTCGGGTTCGGGTTCGGCCGGCTCCGGCTCGGGCTTGGGTTCCGGGTCGGTGGCGGGTTCCGGGTCGGTGCTGTCACCGTTTCCGCCGTCGGATGAGTAGCGGTCGGACGCCGCGACCGCCGCCGGCGGCGGTGGCGGCTGGTCATCCGGCCAGGCGGCGTGCGGCGGCTGCGGTCCGGGGCTGGTGTCCGGCGGCGGCTGGGGGACACGGACGGGCGGGCCGGCCGGTGCTGCGGCGGCGTGCGGGTCGACCCGGCCGGGTGACACCGACGGGGCAGCGGACAGGGCCAGCCCGGCGACCAGCCCGGCCGCTGCCAGGGTTAGCACCCGGCCGTACCGTGCCTGCTGCGGCACCGGCGCGGCAGCGGCGGCAGCGGCTGCGGGTGGCTGACGGTGGGGGGTACGGCGCCACCACCGGGGGCACGCCCGGGCGGGCCGGGTGACGGCCTGCTCGCGGATGGCCCGGGCGGCTACCTCCGCCGTCTCGCCGAGTAGCCGCCGTGCCCGGTCCAGGTCCCGGCTGGTGCGCCGGGCGGAGTGCCAGGTGAAGGCAAGGCACCCGACGGCGGTCAGCAGCAGCGCGGCGAGGGTCGCGGCCATCCGGACACGCTAGGTCACCTGCCTGGTGTGCGCAACTCGTGCCCGGGCGGGCCGCATCGCCCGGTCTGCCCGGTGCAAGGCGATGTGCCGCCGTGCCAGTTCCCGGCCCATCCGATCCGCCTCGGCTGGCCCGAGCCGGCCACGCTCCGCCTCGCCGAACGCGTGCCGCAGCGCCCACAGCTCCCGCGCCACCCGGTCCGCGGAGTAGTCCTCTCCGGTGTCCGGGTCTGTCCACTCAGACGGGTCCGGGTCAGGCAGCGGCGCCGGTGCGCCACCGGCGAGGATCACCGCCACCGACCCAGGCCGCCACCGCAGCACCCGCTCGATCCGCGGACGCATCAGATCGGACGGCACCGCCCACCCGGTCCGCCGCTCCCACGCCCCCCACGTCGCCCGCCGCACCCGCGCGTCGCGGGCCGCTGTCCGGATGGACAGGCCACGCTCCAGACGGCGGTGACGTATCCACCCGGGTAGGTTGCCCGGTCCGGCCGGTCCCATGCCGCCCATCGTCGCACAGCCGGTGCGGTCCGGCACGCCTAGGCGGCAGATCGGCCGGCAGATCCCATGTCCGGGGGTGGACGGTCCGGACCGGTCCCGGTACGGTGACGGTCTGACCACGTGAGGCGAGGCCACCCACCCCCGCCACCCAGGCCCGGGAGGGATGCATGCCCAGCAACACCGACAGCGACCAGTCGATGTGGACCACCTACCGGTGGCTGATCATCATCGGTGCCGCGTCCGCCGGCCTGCTGGCGCTCAGCCTGGTCGCCTACCCGCTGGCTGTCACGCTGGAGTGGGGCACCGGCCGCGGGTTGATCAAGGTGCTGATGTCCGTGTCCGGCTGCGCGATGATGCTCGCCTGGATCGCAGGTGCGGCCTGCCGGATCATCACCGGGGAGCTGGGCGGGCGGATCGACCGGGCAGAAGCCAAGCTGGTGGGGCGGGCCTGCGCCGCGAAGGCGAGCGAGCCTGCGGAGTATGACGACCGGTACCTGGCCGGGTACGCCGATGGCCTGGCCGGGCGGACACTCGGCGACGGGAACGTGGTGGCGCTGAACGGGTCCGGGCGGGAACGGAACCCGCTTGCTACCTAGCGTCAAGCCTGGGTGGACGCGTCTTGTAAAGGCGCAAGCGGGACCGTAGTCTCGCCCCATGGCCAGACACGCCGCGCTGTACCTCAGGCTCTCACCCCGGCCGGACAGCCTGTACGAGGGCATACCGGTCCAGGAGCAGTACGGACGGGAGTACGCCGCTGCGCACTGGCCCGACCTGCCGGTGGTCGTGTACGCCGACCCTGGGTTCAGCGCGGCGTCCGGCGGCCCCCGGCCCCGGTACCTGGCGCTGCGGGAACAGATCCGCTCCGGCCAGGTCGCGCAGATGTGGACGATCGAGCAGAGCCGGCTGGAGCGCATCGAGATCGACTGGTTCATCCTCGCCGCCGAGCTGCTGATCGTCGGCGTTGTCGAGGTCCACACCCGACGCGACGGGGTGTTGCGGGTCAACGATGACGTAGCCGGAATCAAGGCCGTCATATCCGCGGGTGAGATTCGCCGGCTGCGGCAGCGGATCAAGGACCGCCTTGACGCCAACGCCGCAGCCGGCCAGCCGCCGCCGTCCATCCCGTACGGGCTGCGGCACGCGGTGGACGAACGCGGCGGGAAGACGTACGAGATCGTGCCCGAACAGGCCATGATCATCCGCGGAGTGGCGGAGAAGGTACTGGCCGGCTGGTCGCTCACCTCGATCGTCCGACACCTGGCCAGCAACGGGGTCCGGGGCTCGCGCGGCGGCACCCTGACCACCACCACCATCCGCTCGATGGTGACCACCCCGGCCGTAGCCGGCCAGCGGCTTCACCAGGGGCGGATCGTCGGCCGCGGGAACTGGCCGGCGATCCTGGACGAGTCGACGTGGCAGGCGTGCCGCGACCGGCTCGGCGCCGCCCGGGTTGTTGCCGATGCCCGCGGCGGGTTGTACGCGGTTCCCGCCCCCGGCCGGCGGGCCGCGCGTCGCTACCTGCTCACCGGTGGCCTTGCCCGGTGCGGGGAGTGCGACGCGGAGATCATCGGCACGCTCAAACAGCTCCGCCGCGGCCAGTCGGTGCCCTACCTGGTGTGCTCGATGAAACCGCGGCACGGCGGAAAGGGCTGCGTGGGCATCGCCGCCGTGCCGGCCGAGGCGCACGTTCTCGCCACGCTGATGCGCCAGCTCGCCACCCCGGCCTTCGTTGCCGCGGTCGCAGTCGACGAGCATTCCGAGCGGCGGGAGACCATCGGCGCCGAGCTGGAACGGCTCGGCCGCAAGCGGCGCGAGCTGGCGGCCCGCTGGGCGCGGGAGTTGACCGACGAAGAATGGCGCACGGCCCGCGACGGCCTGGCCGCGCAGGAGGCCGAGCTGCGGGGCGAGCTGGTCGACATCCCGCCACCGCTGGGTGATGCCGACCCGGCCGTGCTCACCGACCCCCGGGTGTGGGCGGGGATGACACTGGATGAGCGGCGGGAGATGGTCCGCCGGTTCGTCACGAGGGTGACCATCGGCCGGGCTACCCCGCCCTACCGGGGGGTGGACCTGTCCCGGGTCAGGATCGACTGGCGGACGGCCTAGCCGGTTTCCTCGCTGCGGAGCAGGTCGAGCTGTTCCCGTACGTACTCCAGCGCTGCGCGGTTTCCTTCCTCCAACCTCCTGCGGTACCGCTGGAGGACCAGCTTCTTCGCCCGGCTGGAGATAGGCGCGCCGAGGATCAGCCGCTCAGCCTCGCTACGCGGCGGGTCGGGTAGCTTCCGCAGCTCGTCGGCGGCGTCGGCGCGGCCTACGTTGACCAAGTCTGTGGGCGTTCCGCCAACGGCGGCAGCCATCCGGGCCAGCGTGGCGGCGGGTGCGCTTACGGCGATCTTCTGCCCGCCGACGGATTGGTACCCGGACTCGATCTGGCGCCATCGGCCCTCGGACAGGTCCGCCTCTGGCGCGATCGCCCGAACGCCTACACCTGGCCGGTTCGCCTTGCGTAGGCGGTAGATCAACTCGCCCTCCGGTGTCCGGCCGCTCCGGTCGATCATTCGCACATCTTCGCACCTACGGCGCTCTATGGCTAGCGGATGGGGCCGATGAACCCGCCGATCATCCGCGGTAGGACATCCGTTCGGGTGAACTTCGCACGAAGTTGTGAATCACAGGCACCAGGGCTTGCACTGCGCACTACTTCGCACCTACCGTGATGAGGTGACGCGAGCGAAGCAGTCGAGAAAGCCGCCGAAAACCCCCCTCGATCACGACCCCGAGGCCGTGACCTGGGCGCGGCAGGCCAAAGGCTGGACCCAGGCTGCACTCGCCCAGGCGATCGGGATCTCCGCCTCGCACATGTCGGAGATCGAAGCGGGGAGTCGCAACGCCACTCCCCGGCTGCTGATCCTGCTGGCGGAAGCACTCAACTGCCCGGTCTCGGTGCTGGAGCGCAAGCGCGACGGAGTCGCGGCATGACCGCCCCGAACGGCGCGCGGCCGGGCTGCTTCGCCGATCCGCTCCAGCTCCAGCTCGCCGCCCGGATCGTCCGCGCCTCGCTGGCCCGGCAAGGCCTGACCCTCGCGGACCTTGTGCCAGCCAACGCCGAGCCGGAGCTTGCCCCGGCTGCCCAGTCCCGCACTGCCCCGGACCGGAGGGCCGCAGCGTGACCCTGGCCGAGCAGCGCACGATCGAAATCAAAGACCTGAGGTCACACCTGGTACGTGCCGACCGCGAGGGTCGCCGCGTCCGCAGTCGCCTGGACTCGATGCAGACCGGCTCGCCTGTTCAGCTCCGCGTAATCGGGGTCATCGCTGGCGTGGGACAGGAACACGAGACAGCGCTTCACCGGCGGTTCGTTGCCGCCCGGTCTCATGGCGAGTGGTTCCACCCCGTGCCGGAGTTGCTGGCCTACATCGCCGAGAACGCGAGGCCATCGTGATGACCGCAGCCGCCCGCCGCTTCCTGTCCGCCCGCCTGAGCCTGGCGGTTTGGGTCACCGGCGCTGGTCGGCTGGTTGACGATCTGGCGTGGGGGCTGCGTGTCGGCACTCTCGTCGGGGTTCCGGCAGGGCTCGTTCTCGCCGCGTTGTGGGGGTGGGCGGGATGACCGTCACCCTGGCCGGCACCCCCTACACCGCCGCGCTGCTCATCGCCGGCTACATGGCGCTCACCGCCGGGCTGGCGTTGCTGGTGTGGGTGCTCCGCCGGGCGTCCAGGTTCCGGCGTCAGCGTGTGGTGGCAGCTCTGACCGGCGGGGGTGGAGCTGCCACCACACCGCGGGCCGGCCGGGTCTACCCCCGGTCTGGCCGGCCCGCCGCAGTCTCCCGGCTTGACGGCGCGCTGGTACACGCGCCTCGCCGGGTTGGGTGGCCGCCGCTGGTGAGGGCGGCGGCCACCCCCCTACGTCCCGCCCGTGCCACGTCACACACCGCGCCGCCCGCTGGGGCATGGCGTGAGCACGGGCGGGACTCCCAGACGGTGCTGCTGACCCGGGTTCCGGACCAGCAGACGCAGACGTGGACGCGCCCCGCCGGGTTAGCGACGAGGCGCTGAACAGACCGAGATCCACACACTTGGAAGGAGTCGATCTCAGATGTTCCTGGCGATCATATCGGAACCGGCGACAGCAGCCGCGGCTGTCGGCGGGTTGGTGGCGGTGCTGCTGGCGGCCGGCCGGTACGTGCAGCGGGTCGAGCGGTGAGCGGCCGGGAGCTGGTACAGGCCAGCACCGCCGCTGAGGCCGCCGCAACCTGGTGGGCGCAGCAGATCGGCGCACCCACGTTCGACGCCATCGGCAACACAGGCTCGCCGAAAGAGCGGCAACAAATGGGGATGGCTGGGATGCTGGCGGGTCTGCTCGCCGACCAGCACCCGGTCACCGCCGGGCAGGCGCAACGGTTCGTCGGGCTGCTGGCGGAGCGGATCAGCAAGGCACTGCCCAGGGGCTACGTGAGCCTGGCGGTGGACTACGGCCCCTGCCTGGAGCTTGCCGAGCCAGCCAACGCTGCGGGCATCGACGCGAGCCGCTTTCCGTGGAAGACGCACATGGCCGTGTATCCGGACCACGTGGTGGCGTCGCTGGGTTACGGCGCATCGTCGGAGCTGGTCTGGCACGCCCCGGACTGGACCCGGCCGGCGTGCGCGATGCAGCGGTACGTGGACACCCCGGACGGGGACTACCAGGCGCTGGACGAGTTGTGCGGCCGGCCTCGGTACCACCCCGGCGGTCACGGCGACTGGCAGCCAGATGCCCGCCGGTGCAAGGGATGCGGCCTGTCGTACTCGCAGCACTACGCCGCCGGCCGGAAGGGTGGCTTTACCCATTCGTGGGAGCCGGAGGTGCCGTCATGACCCGGCGTCCGGTGAGCGGCACCACGCCGGCCGGCCACCCGCAGGGCACGCTCCGCCAGCGGCTGGCCGGCGGGCCGGGTAGCTGGCAGAACGCCGACCGGGTGGCCGGTGAGGGCGCCGACCGGTACGCCGCACCGGTGGGGGATGTGCCGCCGGACCCGGACCGGGAACGGGTCCACGGCCCGGACCTGGGTGGTGTCGCCCGGCAGGTCGGTTGGCGGCGGCCGGTAGAGACCGGACTGGACGACCGCACCGTGTGGGCCGCCTACCTGGCCGACCGGTACACGACGGTGCTGGCTGAGACGTTGGCCGCTGCCGGCCGGGCCGCACAGGTTGGTGGTCCCCGGTGAGCCCGGAGCTGCTGGACGGGCGGCTGCTCAAGCCGGGCGAGGTCGCCGACTGGCTGCGCGTCGATTCGAAGACGGTCGCCCGCTGGGCTGCTGCGGGCCGGCTGCCGTCGATCCGAACCCCGGGCGGGCACCTGCGGTTTCGGCTGTCCGATGTGCTTGCCGCGGTGGAGGGTGGTGGTCCCGATGCTGGCTGAGCTGGACCGGGCCGGGACCGAGCCCGCCGCTGAGTACCGGTGGGTGGAGTGGGACCGGGCGATCTACGTCCGTCACTGGGAGACCGGCCGGTGTGTGGCGTTCGCCCGCCGCCGCGTCGCCGACAAGCGGTGGGAGGTCAAGTTGGCCGGCTCCGGTCACCTGGTCTATGTCGTGGAGCACCGGGGCAAGGCGCGGGGGAAGCTGCGGCGCCTGGTCGCCGGGATCGGAGCCGGGTCGTGACCGCGGCGACGGCGACCAGGGTGCGGCTGTGCACCTGCGGAGAGTGGACCACCGCCGACACCTGCAGCCCGTGCCGGCAGCCCAGCCCGCCGTGCCGGGTGTGTCTGGCACCGGCCGGTGACCCGGGCTGCTGCACACCGGACCGGCTCACCCGGCTGGTCCACGTGGCCACCACCCCAGGCCCGGACTCCCCCACCGCCGCGGTGATCCCAGCCGGGGCGCTGGTAACCGGTGTGGCCATCTACCACGGCAGGAGGCGGGTCCGGTGAGGCTGCACCTGCCCCACCCCCGCCGGGCCGCCCGGCAGCGGCGCCGCGACCAGGACACCCGGCTGCGGCAGGCCATCGACGCGGCACGGCTGGCCGACCGGAACACCACCTACGACTGGGAGCAGGAGCTGCGTCGGCGGCAGAGGGGGCGGGTCCGGTGAGCCTCGTTTGGGACGTGCACACCCTGCCCGCTGCTGGGCCGGTGCGGCACTACCTGGCCTACCCGGATGAGGCATCCGGCAAGCGGGCCGCCGCCCACCTGGTCGACGTGCTCGGCGAGCCGCTGGCGGTGGAGGCCGTGGACGACGTGGTGTGGCTGGACCGGCTGCTGGGCCGGGAACCCGGCGGGACAGACCCGGGCGGGGTGCCCCGGTGAGCGCGAACAGCTACACCGATTTCCTGGCCGCCAAGGTCGACTTCAGCCAGACGTACGGATTCGAGGTCAACGAGGCTGACGTTCACCCGGCCTTGATGCTGCACCAGCGGGCGATCGTGCGCTGGGCCGTGCGCGGCGGCCGGCGTGCTGTCTTCGCCGCGTTCGGGCTCGGCAAGAGCGTCATACAGCTGGAGATCATGCGGCTGATCCTTGCAAGGACTGGCGGGCGTGCGCTGATCGTCTGCCCGCTCGGCGTACGGCAGGAGTTCGCCAGGGACGCCCCGCTGGTCGACATGGGCGTGTCGTTCGTCCGCTGGACCGCTGAGGTCGACGGGCCGGGTCTGTACCTGACCAACTACGAGTCGGTGCGGGACGGCCGGCTAGACCCCAACCTGTTCGACGCGGTGAGCCTGGACGAGGCGTCGGTGCTACGTTCGTTCGGGTCCAAGACGTACCAGACGTTTCTGACCCTGTTCGACGAGGTTAAGTACCGGTTCCTGGCCACCGCCACGCCAAGCCCGAACCGGCATAAAGAGCTGATCCACTACGCCGGCTATCTCGGGATCATGGACACCGGTCAGGCGCTGACCCGGTTCTTCCAGCGGGACTCCACCAAGGCCAACCACCTCACGCTCTACCCGCACAAGCAGCGGGAGTTCTGGCTGTGGCTCAACACGTGGGCCGTGTTCCTCCAGAAGCCGAGCGACCTCGGATACGACGACACCGGATACGACCTGCCGGACATCGAGGTCATGTATCACGAGATTCCGGTGGACCACTCAGACGCACCGGTTGACCGCGACGGACAGGGGCACTTGTTCCGGGGCGCCGCGCTGGGTGTGACCGACGCGGCTCGGGAGAAACGGTCCACGCTGGACGCGCGGGTGGCGATGGCGGCTGAGATCGTAGCCGCATCCCCGGGTGACCACTTCATCCTGTGGCACGACCTGGAGGATGAGCGTCGGGCGATCAAGCGGGCGCTGCCGGAGGCTGTGGAGGTGTACGGGTCGCTGGACCTGGACATCCGGGAGCAGCGGATCATCGACTTCTCCGACGGGCGGTTTCGGCTACTAGCCACGAAGCCGGAACTGTCCGGCTCCGGGTGCAACTTTCAGCGGCACTGCCACCGGGCGGTCTTCGTCGGGATCACGTTCTCGTTCAACGACTTCATTCAGGCGGTCCACCGCATCCACCGCTTCCTGCAAACAAAGCGGGTGCGCATCGACATCATCCACGCCGAATCGGAGCGCGAAGTCGTCCGCACGCTGCGGCGCAAGTGGGCACAGCACGAGGAGCTGACCGGCACCATGACCGAGGTCATTCGCGAGTTCGGCCTTGACCAGCAGGGCATCACGCAGGCGTTGACCCGCTCGATCGGCGTCGACCGGATCGAGGCCGCCGGAAAGGGTTGGCTGGTCGCCAACAACGATTGCGTACTGGAAACCAAGGCGATGGCGCCTGAGTCGGTCGACCTGATCGTCACGTCGATCCCGTTCGCCAACCACTACGAGTACACCCCGCAGTACGAGGACTTCGGCCACACCGACGACAACGGCCACTTCTGGGCGCAGATGGACTTCCTGACGCCGGAGCTGCTGAGAGTGCTACGGCCCGGGCGCATCTACTGCTGCCACGTCAAGGACCGCATCCTGTTCGGCAACGTCACCGGCGCCGGAGTCCCTACCGTCTCCCCCTTCCACGCCGAGGCGATCGCCCACGGCATCCGGCACGGCTTCGACTACCTCGGCATGATCACCGTCGTCACGGACGTGGTGCGGGAGAACAACCAGACGTACCGGCTCGGCTGGTCGGAGCAGTGCAAGGACGCGACGAAGATGGGAGCCGGCTCCCCGGAGTACGTCCTGCTGTTCCACAAGCCGCAGACTGACCGGACCCGCGGCTACGCAGACGTGCCGGTTGCCAAGTCCAAGGACGACTACACCCGCTCCCGGTGGCAGGTAGACGCGCATGCGTTCTGGCGCTCCTCGGGCGAGCGGTACCTGACCCCGGACGAGCTGGCCGCGTTGCCGCCAGATCAGATGTCCCGGCTGTTCACCGAGCAGACCCTGCGGCAGGTGTACGACTACGAGGCGCACGTCCGCATCGGCGAGGCGCTAGAAGGCCGGGGGGCGCTGCCGGCGACGTTCATGGCGCTCGCTCCCGGGTCGCACCACCCGGACGTGTGGCACGACGTGAACCGGATGCTGACCCTAAACACCGAGCAGTCCCGCCGGGCACAGGCGCTTCACGTCTGCCCGTTGCAGTTCGACATCGTTGACCGGCTGATCCGCCGGTACAGCAACGAGGGCGAGATGGTCTTCGACCCGTTCGGTGGGCTGTTCACGGTGCCAGTTCGTGCGCTGCGGCTTGGTCGGCAGGGTCGAGCCGTGGAGCTGAATCCGGGCTACTTCCTGGATGGCGTGAAGTATCTCCAGGCGACCGAGGCCAATCTGTCGATGCCGACCCTGTTCGACCTGGGCGAGGTGTCCCGGTGACCGGCCGGCGGCGGTTGTCTCCTGAGGCGCAGGCCCGGCGGGATGCGGTCATCCACGCCCGGCTGGTGGCCACTTCCCGGCTGCTGGCCCATTCACCGGCGCATCGGCGGCGGGCTTTGGCCCGGCTTGCGGCGCTGCGGTGGTGGCGGACGTGACCGCGGCGGAGCTGCGACGCCTGCATCCGGCGCCTCCGGTGCGGCACCTGTCGGACCTGCCGGAGAGGGCTCCGGTGTGGACAGATCACACCGGGTGGGGGGCTACCGCTCACCAGCGGGTACCCGGCTGGCCGGTGCGGGCGGTGTGCGGGGCGGGGCTGGTCGAGTTCCCGACCAGCCCGGCGGCGGTGGCTGTGACTGAGGGGCGGCTGTGCGCCGGTGGGTGCTGGCCGACGGAGACGACGTGCGGGGGCAAGGCAACGGAGGAGGGGATCTAGGTGGAACTGATCGAGATCGAGATTCAGAGCATCAAGCCGGTCCTGATGAACAACCCGGCTGGGATGCAGGCACCGTCGGACAAGCTCGGGAGGAAGAACATCCCAACGGCCGAGGTTGAGGCTGAGCGGTCGGTGTACCGCAGCGCTACGGGGCAGCTGTTCCTGCCGTCGGAGGCGTTCCGTGGCTGCCTGGTGTCGGCGGCGAAGGGCCGGCGGATCGGCAAGACGGCTGCTACGTCGGTCATCAAGGGTGCGGTGTTCGCAGCCGATGAGCAGACGCTGCTGATCCTCAACGGTGAGCCGGTCAAGGAATACGAGATCGACACCCGGCGGGCGGTCGTCCAGCGAAACGGGGTGACCCGGAGCCGGGCGAAGGTGCCCGAGTGGGCGGCGACGGTGAGGTTTGAGGTGGACACGGACTTCATACCGGAGAAGCAGGTTCGGGAGCTGCTGGAGATCGGCGGCCGGACCGTTGGTGTCGGTGATTACCGACCGGAGAAGTCTGGCCCCTTCGGACGGTTCAAGGTCCTGCCATGAGGCACACCAAACGAGTCTTGGCCCGGCGCGGCCCGGCCTAGCCCGGTGCGGCGACGCCAGGTGCGGCATGGCTGGGCGGGGTTTGGCGAGGCGAGGAGTAGGCCGATGGTTGAGCGGATGGTCGTAACCGGGGGTTCGACTCCCCTGGCGCTCGCCGAACCCAGGCGCGGCAGGGCTGTGCGGGGCGAGGCTCGGCTCGGCTGCGCAGGGCCTGGCACGGCGTGGCAAGGCGAGGGCAAACCGGGCGGACGGTCGTATCGCAGGTTCGACTCCTGCGGCGCTCACGTTCGCGGCACGTCGCGGCGATGCGAGGCGCTGCTGGGCATGGCGAGGCCCGGCCGGGCAACGCGGGGCAGCGCAAGGGTTTGGGCGACCGGCAGGCACCCGAGGTTCGAGCCCTCGGCGCCCACGCAAGACATGGCGGGGCTTGGCCGGGCGACCCACGGCGTCGCACGGCGGGGTGTGGCAGGGCAAGGACACCTACAAGTGGAAGGCGTGAGCACGTGAGAACGAAGCAGATCCCAGCGGCCAAGCTGGTTCTGGACTACAAGCTGTACCCCAGGCACCACCTGGACGACGTGAACGTCAGGGGGATCGCCAACTCGCTAGACGCCGGGGAGGAACCCCCGCCGGTGGTGGCTGAGCGGTCCACGCTTCGGGTGGTGGACGGCTTCCACCGGGTTGCGGCGTACCTGCGGCGTGACACCGAGGCGGTCATCGCCGTGGAGCTGGTCGACTACGAGTCGGACGCGGAACTGTTCGAGGACGCCATGCGGCGCAACGCCCGCCATGGCGTGAAGCTGAACCCGTTCGACCGGTCCCGCTGCGTGCAGATCGGCACCGAGCTTGGCTTGGACGTGGACCGGATCGCAGGCGCGCTCGCGGTCGACGTGGACGTGCTCGGGAAGCTAAAGGCCGCGAAGACCGCCTACGACCACGACGGGAAGCCGCTGCCGATCAAGCGCCCGCTGCGGCACCTCGCCGGCCAGCGGCTGACCGAACGGCAGGAACGCGCCAACCGCCGTTCCTCGGGCTGGTCAGTGCGTTTCCACGCCGAGCAGATCATTCAGGCGATCGAAGGTGACGTGTGCGACTGGACTGACGAGGCGACCGTTACCGCGCTGCGGGAAGTCCAGGCGCTGCTGACCGGCCGGTTCGGCGAGCTTGAGGCGGCCGCCTAGATGCGCTGCATGGCGCGGTACGGCCAGGCGTGGCCGGGCGAGCCGATGTGTGGCCAGGTCGGGCGTGGCTTGGCAAGGCGCGGAAACTTCCGCCGGCACCGCGCCGGCGGGGACGAAGGGATGAGGTAGTGACCTACAAGAGACTGGCCGGTGCCGTAGCGGTGCTGGCACTGGCGGGAACCGGGCTGCTGCTCGGCGGCAGCCCGGCGCAGGCGCAGGAGATGGTCCGGCAGCCAGTGCAGATCGACCGGACGTACGCACCGTGCGGGCCGGTGAAGATCAGCACCGAGGTCGAGGCGTTCATCGTCGCGTCCGCCAACGGGCAGACGGCGGTGTCGGAGTCGCTGGGCGCGTCGGTGGAGGTCGGCCCGTTCGACGCGCCGACGGTGGTGCAGTGGCGTCTGTTCGGCGGCGGCGAGCGGGACTTGGACTACCCGTTGTGGGTCGGGCATCCGGCCACCGACGGCGGGCTGACCAACGACGCGTTCAAGGTGGCGATCAACGCCTACGGGGCGGAGGTTGGCGGGTTCGAGTGGACCGTGTTCGGGCCGGAGCAGCTGGACGGCAACCCGTTCATCGGCGAGGGGCAGTGGAAGGCGTTCCGGGTGGCCGGCTGTGTCACCCCGGAGGAGCCGAGCGTTGCCCAGTTCGAGTGCGCCACCGGAACGGACGCGGGCGAGCTGGTGATCCCGACCCAGGACGGGGTGGTCTACGACGCCACGTCCGGGCCGGTTCCACCTGGCACCTACCCGGTGACGGCGAGCCCGGCACCGGGCTACGCCTTCCCGGGCGACGCGACCACGCAGTGGGAGCTGGTTGTGAACCCGGTTAACGGCTGCCCCGGCGAACCGGGTGACCCGGGTGAGCCTGGCGCTCCGGGTGGCGGCGGTTCGGCAGACGGTAGCGAGTCGCTGCCGGTGACCGGCTCCCCGGTGCAGACCGCTGCGGCGGTCGGCGGCGGGCTGGTGGCGCTGGGGACCGCCGCGGTGGTGCTGCCGATGTGGTGGCAGCGGCGTCGCCGCAACGCGCTGCTGGGCGGACTGGCCGAGTAGGCCCGGCCGTCGAGTCTCGCCCACCCGCCGCCGGGGGGTGCGGGTGGACGGGGCTGGACGACCGGACCAGAAAGGACAGGGAGGCGGGGGATGGAAGTCACCACGTGGGAGAAGGTCAAGGCCCGGCGAGCCGCCGGCATAGGTGATGCGCCGTGTTCCATCGGAGGCTGCCTGCCTCCAGCCTTCCCGGGCGCGGGGCTTGTGCATCACCCACTACTCACGCTGGCGCAAGAACGGGGACCCGACTGTTGTCTGGACTATCCGCGAATCGTCCCGACGGCCGCCAGCCCCGTGCACCGTGGACCCTTGCGACCGGCCGCAGTACGCGAGGACTTACTGCAACATGCACTACCAGCGATGGAAGCGGCGTGGGGATGCTGACGCGAACGTCCGTCTGCACCTGGCAGGGCAACCGGCCGAGGAGCGTTTCTGGGCGCGGGTCGATGTCGCTGACTGCTGGGTCTGGACCGGCGCACGCACAGATGGCGGCTACGGCTCGTACCGCTACAGCAACGACCCGAACGTCTCGGCCGCACTGGCGCACCGGTGGAGCTGGCAGCACTTGGTGGGCGCGATACCCGCCGACCTTGAACTCGATCACGTCTGCCGCAACCGTGCCTGCGTTAACCCTGACCACCTGGAACCAGTCACGGGTTCAGTGAACGTCCGGCGGGGCGCGGGTGTAGCTCGGGCGCGCCATCGCGCGAGGTCCCGCCAGAGCGAGTCCAGCACTCGGCCGGGGGTGGTGTCGCCTGCCGAGCCTGCCGACTGGGCCGGGTTTGTGGCCGAGCTGCGGGTGGGCCGGTGGGACCGGTGAGCGTGGTGGGCTGTGTTGCCCGGCGGGTCCGGGCACGGCGGGCCGCCCGGAAGGTCGACTGGACGCGGGTGTTCGCCCGGCTGGCCGAGCCCGACCCGGACACGGATGCGCAGTGGGCGGACGTGACCCGGGCGTTGGCCCGGGTCGCCCGACCCCGCCCGTCGGCGGCGTTCGTCGCCGCCGAGTTCGCCTCGATCGGCGCCCAGCTGGGCGGCGTGGCCGAACACGGCCGGCAGCTCGCCGCCGCCGACCTGTACCTGGTTCCCGGAGAGGAGTAGGACCGTGTGGGAGTTTGTGACGCAGCCGGTGACCGCGCCGTGGCTGGTGTTCGCCGGAGCGGTGCTGCTGGTGTCGGTGGTGTGCTGGGCCGCTGGCTGGGCGGCCGCCCGGACCGGCCGCCAGCCGGGCGGCCGGGTGCGGTTGGACGAGTTCACCCCACCTGCCCGGCCGGCGGTGGTGGGTAGGGTGCCGGTCGGACCGGCCAGCCTGTGGCCACCACCGGCAGTGCCGGAGATGGTTGAGCCGCGGGCTACGGCGGTGATGCCCGCTGTGCCGGCCGCGGATGCTACGGTCCGCCGGTCGCCGCTGCTGGACCGGGCGTTGGGTGACCTGGACCAGATCCGGGCCGACGCTGTGACCCTGATTAGGCCAGCGGGAGGGCCTCGAACTCCCGACGATGGCGCATACGACGTTCTCCCGACCGACGACGACGGGCCGGACGGTGACGGTCCGGACGGTGACGACGGTCCGCCGGACGGCCCCACCCCACCCGCACCGCCACCCGCCCCGGAGCCGGCCCGGTACGCGGCGGTGCTCGGAGCCCGCTACGAGTGGGGACCGGCGACCCAGCCGGCGGCGTGGGAGCTGGGGGTGATGCCCCGGCCGCTGCTGCGGCTGGCCGCTCAGGCGCTGGCCCAGACTGCGGCGGGTCGGGCCGACACCCGGCCTACGGTCACCGCCCGGCTGGCCACCGCCGGCTGGGCACTGGCCACCTGCGCCGTGGGGGTGCTGCCGCTGCCGCTGCTCGCCGGGCTGGTGCTCGCCGGGCTCGGCATGGCCCGGCTGGGCCGGGCCGTACGCGGCGCGGCCGGTGCCCGGTGGGAGACCGTACGCGGGTGGGCCGCTCTGTATCTGGCCCGCTGGCGGCACGGCCAGCACGAGGCCGGCAACGGGCAGGGCTGGCTGGAGGGGGAGGTCCACCGGCGGCTGGCCGCTGAGCGTGAGACGGCCCGCTTGCAGGCACGATGGCTGGTGGCGCAGCGGACCGGCGCCACCTGGGGCCGGCAACTGGCGTTGATGCGGCGAGCGCTGACCCCGCCCTCGCACACCCCGGCACCCGCGATCCCGTGGCAAGGGTGCACCCCTTGACCGCCGCGACCCTGCCCACGGTTGAGTGCCCGGAGTGCGGCGGACCGGCGCCGACTGGCCGCGGCGGCCGGGTGTTGGGGCACCGGATGTGGCGGATGGGCCGGGGCGGGATGCGGCAGGCCGCGGAGATGTGCTGCCCCCGCCAACCGGCGGGGGTGGGCCGGTGATGCTGTGGGTGGTCCTGTCCGCCGTGTGTGTGCTCACCACGGGCCTGTTCGCGGTCGGTGCCTGGGCGTGGGCCGACCACCGGCAGCACCGGGCCGACCAGGACGACCAGGGCGACCCGCTGTTCACCCCGGACACGGTGGAGCTGCCCCGCTACCGGGGCCGCCGACGCCGGCCGCACACCGGTGCCTGCCGCCCGCCGGCCGACCGGCTCCGCAACGCCCTGACCAGCCCGGCCGGCTGGTGGCCGACTATCCGCAGAGGAGGAGACGACCGTGGCTGACCGCTACACGCTGACAGCGGCCGATGTAGAGGGCTGCCGGAAGATCCTGGCCGACCTGGAGGGATTCGAGGCGAAGACCGGTGGCTACACGGTCGGCAGCGTCCAGGGCCATAGGCAGTCGGCGACCGCCACCGTCCGGTTCGAGCGTGGCGGTGACCCATTCGTCACGGCTGAGGCGATCCACTGCTACCTGGCCTCGGCAGCTGCGCTGGCGCTGGTCTGCCGGAAGGTCATCGCCCACCACGAGACCAACGGTGCTCCGGCAACGCCGGAGCAGCAGCAACGGTTGCAGGTCGCCGAGACGATTGTGGCGGCGGCGCAAACGCTCCGCTACGCGCTACGGCGGGAACCGCTGAACGTCGACGCCGACGATCACCTGACGGACCTTGTGCGCTTGGTCGACCTGTACGAGGAGCTGGAGCCGGCCGACGGGGAGGCGCAGGATGGCTGACACGTACACCGACACGGTGATCGCCTGCGTGGACCTGGTGGGCCGGGCCGGGGCAACCGAGAGCGAGATCGGGTGGGACTGCCCCCACGTGCCCGGCGCACCGGACGGCCACAACTGCGGGCAGACCACCTGGTACGCGGCGGCGAAGTACCGGGGGGCGCGGATCATCGCCGACCGGCACCGGTCCCCGTCGGCTGCCGCGCTGGCGCTGGCGGAGCGGATGCTGTCCAGTGCTACGTGCCGGTGCCAGCGTCCGGTGTCCCTGTCAGACGACCGGGACGGGTGCCGGTGGCGGCTGGTAGGGCAGCGCTGGGAACCGGGCTGCGACGCGCCGCCGATCACCTTGACCGAGGCGGAACGCGGCGACATGGCGGCGATGCACCGGTCGGCGAACCGGGCTGAGCGGCGGGCCGAGGAACGTGTGGCACGGAGGCAGGGTGGTCGCCGTGGCCGCTGACCCGGACCGGGGGGTGGGATAGGTGGCTACCGCTGCTACCCGAGCCGGTAACCCGGTAGACGACACCCGGTTCACCAAGCCGCTGATCCGCGCCCTGCACTGCCACGTTGACGTGCTGGCCGACTCGATGCGCGTTGAGGCAGCAGCGGGGACTCGCGCGGAGGCTCGCGACCGGCGACGGCAGGTCGCCGCGACCTGGGTCTACCTGTCCACGGTTGTGGCGTGGGCCGAGGATCACGGGCTGGTGGACGTGTGGCTGCGCAAGGGGCTACACGGAATGCCCGGCCGGTTCACCGACCAGCCGACCCCGGTAGTGCGGCTGGCGCAGGCATTCGGCGGGCTGTGTGTGCATCCGGCCACCCAGTGGCTGCTGCACCCGAGGTACAGCAACCTGCGAGACGGCACCCCGTCGGATGCGGCGGTGCAGGCACTGGCGGACTGGTGGGCCGGTGACGCGCCGCCGCTGGCCTACGACGTGGACAAGGGACCAGGGTCCATCACCGGCTGGCTGGTCGGGGACCTGTTGCAGGCACTGTCCGATGGCCGGCGCAGCGGCAACGCGCTGGTGCAGACCCCGTGGTGGGTGTGCGACTTCATCCTGGACCGGACCCTCGTGCCAGCGGCCAATGAGTTCACTGGCGAGCCGCTGACCCTGTGCGACCCGACCGCCGGCACCGGCCACTTCCTGATCCGCGCCGCCGACTACCTGTGGCAGTGGTACACCACCGGGGAGATGCCGCCGCGGCAGGTCCGCGGCGGCAAGTCCGCGACCGGTGGCCCGGTGTTGCCGCCGGCTGAGGCGCTGCGGCGCATCGCTGGCGGTGTGGATGGGGTAGAGCTGGACCCGCTCACCGCGGCCGTGGCCCGGCTGCGGACGACCGTGTACCTAGGCCACCTCGCCCACCAGGCCGGCCTGATCCGGGGGCCGTTGCGGCTGGACCGCATCCCCCGACACCTGGTGCCACGGGTGGCAGTGGGGGACTCACTGCTGATCGGCAAGATCGGCAAGGCTGAGTATGACCGGCTGCACCCACAACTCGCGGACCTGCCTGGGGCGGCGTTCCCGTTGCCGGACTTCGCCTGGCCAGCCGAGTCCGTACCGGAACCGGCCGCCGATTCCGTTGCCAAGTTCGACCAGCCGGACCTGTTCGCGGGGGTGGGTCGGTGAGCACCCCAACCACCCGGACCGCCGCACTGCTGGCCGCGGTCGGCTTCGTCAGCACAGTGTTCGCCGCCAACTGGGCGATCGTCCGGTTCGGCGCGGTACCGGTCGGGTTCGGGCTGATGGCCCCGGCCGGGGTCTACTTCGCCGGGCTCGCGTTCACCCTGCGGGACGTGCTGCACGAGTTCGGCGGCCGGTGGGTGGTGCTCGCCGCGATCGCCGCCGGGGCAGGGTGCTCGGCGCTGGTGGCTCCACCGGCCCTGGTGGTCGCCTCCGCCGTGGCGTTCGGGGCGAGCGAGTTGGCGGACATGGCCGTCTACTCACCGTTGCGCCGCCGCCGCTGGTATGCCGCCGTACTGGCGTCCAACGCGGTCGGGCTGGTCGCCGATTCGGTGATCTTCCTCCTGCTGGCGTTCGGCTCGCTCGCGTTCCTGCCCGGCCAGATCGTCGGCAAGGCGTGGATGACCCTCGCCGCGGTCGCGCTGCTGGCCGCGGTCCGGTGGCCGCGCCGGGTCCGGCAGGCGGTGACCTGATGCGCTTCTGGCTCGGAGCCCACATGCCGCACTGGCTGGAGCTGGTGGACTTCCCGCTGTTCGTGTCACACCGGCGCCTCGTCCGTCGGCGGTCGCTGCCGCGGGCGCGTGTGCCGTGGGCGCTGGACTCGGGCGGCTTCACCGAGTTGTCGACCTACGGCGAATGGCGCACCACACCAGAGCAGTACGCCGCTGCGGTCCGGCGGTACCGGGACGAGATCGGCCGTCTGGAGTGGGCCAGCCCGCAAGATCACATGTGTGAGCCGTGGATCGTCGCCAAGACCGGCCTGACTGTCGTCGAACACCAGGCGCAGACCGTGGAGTCGTACCTGCGGCTGCGGGACCTCGCGCCTGACCTGCCGTTCGTGCCTGTGGTACAGGGCTGGCAGCTCGGTGACTACCTGCGGTCGGTGGACCTGTTCGCCGCTGCTGGGGTGGACCTGACCCGGGAGCCGGTGGTGGGGCTTGGGTCGGTGTGCCGCCGGCAGGGAACCGGGGAGATTGGGCTGATCGTGTCCACCCTGGCCCGGCAGGGGCTGCGGTTGCATGGGTTCGGGGTGAAGGTCGAGGGGCTGGCCGCGTATGCGGCCGACCTGGGGTCGGCCGACTCGATGGCGTGGAGCTTCCGCGGCCGGCACGTGCCCGGCTGCGGGCCGGGCCACAAGACCGAGGCGAACTGTCTCACCTTCGCCCGGGCATGGCGGGACCGGCTGCTGGAGATGGTGTCCACCCGGCCCCGGCAACCAGCCCTCGACCTGTTCGCGGGGGTGGGATAGATGGCCACCCGGACCGACCCACGCCAGCCGACCAAGGCGCAGCGGGAAGGCGAACGCCACCGCGCCAGAGCGCGTAGCCGGGCGCTACGCCGCAATGTCGAGGTGCCTCCGCAGCAGGTCTTCGACGGCTTCCTGGCCACCAGCTTGCCTGACGAGGAGGCGGAACTCCTCGGTGAGTCGGATACGCGTCTGTGCGTCTGCGACGTTGTAGAGCGGGTTGTCCCGCCTGATCGCTGCACGCTCGACCTCTCGAACCTCTCGATAGCCTCGAACCCATTCGACCTCGGTCCGAGAGTGGTCAACGTCTGGCCACCACGACTTGTGCTTGGCGTGGTGCTTCCAGCGGTAGTACGGGTTCTCGGCTGCGCCGATGTACAGCAGCCGGCCGGAGCGGTCGAACAGCCAGTAGACCCCGGACCAGCCCCATGGCTTCCTGAACCGCTGGCGAAGGTCATCCCAGGGCGTAGCGTCCTCTTGCATCTACAGGTCCGTGGGCTCGCCGAGGGCTTCCCGGGCTCGCCGGTACCACTCCATCGGCACGAGCGCGGTCTCCGGCTGGCCGAAGCGGGTCAGCACGGTGTGCACGCCCTCCTCCTTCGCGAGGGCGGACCGCTTCCCGAGCGGGAGCCGCGCCGCCTCGATGCCCATCAGCTCGGTCTTGGTCGCCATGAGCGGATCGTACCGCTCCGCACTAGGACTTTCGGGTGCACCTGCTATAGCAATGGCTGTCACTTGGTACCTACTCGGGTATCTACTAGGGGACTGCCCTATGCAAGTCCTATAGCAGATGCTACAGTAGTGAGCGTGAAGACGTCCACCACCAGCACCGGAGCGGACCGGGACCGGCGGGACCGGGAGCGGCGGCGGGCTCGGTTTGAGCAGCGCCGCGACTCCCGCCGCAGCGCGCGGCAGCACCAGCCGCGCGAGTCCGCCTACGCCGCTGTCGACCCGTTCGCCCTGGTCGCCTCCGGCCAGCCCGCCCAGCCCGCCCTGCCGTTCTGAGGAGGACCCCCATGACCACCATCCGGCACGGCACCACCCAGGTCCACGTCACCCGCGACAGCCGTTACCCGGCTTGCACCGTGCTGGCGACCGGGAGCGCGTTCGGTGAGACCACCCGGGTGCTGCTGGACCGGGGCAAGGTTGCCCGGCTGATCGCGGCACTGGCCGCCGAGCTGGTCGACATCCCGGTAGAGCAGCCCGTCGCGCCGGTGGCTGTCGCCGACGTGGTTGCCGACGTGGTCGCCGAGCTGGACGCGATCAACACCGACCCGGAGCTGGCGGAGCTACAGGCCGATGAGCTGCTGCTGACCGTGGTGCCGGCGGAGGTGGCCGACGCGTACCGGCGGGCTCTGCGCCGCAACGCCCAGCAGGTCCAGCCCGAGGAGGTGCGCTGAGATGACCAGCCCGACCATGACTGAACTGGCGGTCCGGGACGTTGCCCGCCATGCCATCGCCGCCGCCGTCCGCCGCAACCCTCCCCAGTGGGAGGACTACCCGGACATCGGCGAGCGCGACTGGGCCGAAGTCGAGCGGGAGGTAGAGCGGCGGCTCCACCTGCTTGAGCCGCAGGGCGAGAAGTACGACTGCGCCTACCGGCACCTGGCCGGGCGTGCCGATGCGACCGACGGGGAGGGCTGAGCTGTGCTGGACCGGACGAACGCGGCCATGGTCGACCGGTACGCCGGGCAGCTGGTGGTGCGGGTGCAGTGCCCGGGTCTGGGTTGCGGCGGCACCGCCCGGCAGCAGCCGGACGGGCGGACCGTGTGCGAGCGGACCGGGTGGGTGTACGGGTCGGACGGCCGGTCGGTGCGGGACCCGGACCTGGGGCCGGCCTCCGAACTGACCGATGAGGACCGGGCCGAGTGCGCCGATGAGGCCGCGTGGAAGCGGCGAGAGGACCAGCTGTGAACAGGACGGAGCAGTGGGTCCGGGCGACGAACCCGACCCAGCGGCGGCTGCACCTGATGGCCAACGGCTGGACCCGTGGCCGGAACCAGAACGACTGGCAGCACCCGGACCACCCAGGTAGCCACACGTTGGCGGCTGCGACCCGGATCGCGTTGGGAACGGAGGGGCGATGAGCAAGGACGTAGCCGTTCGGGCGAACGGCCGGGAGGTGGCGTCGTACGACGCTGAGGCCGGGAGTATCACCATCCCGACGCAGGTTTCCGGTGTGACCCTGACGTTCAAGCCGGACCAGCGTGCTCTCAACGAGGGCCAGATGGTGCTGCTGGGGCCGCTGGGGATCGAGGCGGATTGGGACCCGAGGCAGGTCGCCGTGTTCCTGATGGAGTGCCAGGAACGCGGGCTGGACCCGTGGCAGCGTGAGGCGTACCTGATGCGCTACCCGGGCAACAAGTACGTGCGGCACGTCGGGATCGACGGGTTCCGCAAGCGTGGCGAGTCGACCGGCGAGTACCGGGGCCGGACCACGCCGCTGTTCTGCGGCGAGGATGGGCAGTGGCGGGAAGTCTGGCCGCAACGGGACCGGGCTCCGTACGCGGCGAAGGTGGGCATCCTGCGTGCCGGGTTCGACGCGCCGGTGTACGCGGTGGCGCTCTACGACGAGTACGTGGTCATCGCTGACGAGTGGAAGTGGGACCCGGCGCAGCAGAAGAAGGTGAAGACCGGCCGACGCCTCCCGTCCGGGAACTGGCGCACCGCGGCCGACGGGGGCAAGCCGACGGTGATGACCGCCAAGTGCGCGGAGGCGCAGGCGTGGCGGGCCGCGTTCCCGCAGCGGTTCGGCGGGTTCTACGCACCAGAGGAGTTCGACCGGGACCGGGAGCGAGGCGAAGACCCTTCCGCGGCCAAGCGGCGTGAGGCGTACGCCGCGGCCCACGGTGACGCGAGCCGGCAGCCGGAGACGGTCGACGCCGAAGTGGTCGAGGTCGCGGCGGAGCCGACGCTCGGGGAAGACGCCCGGGTGTTGCTGTTCGCGGAGTTGGAAGAGCAGGCGGAGGTGCTGGGCAGGACCCCCGAGCAACTGAGCGAGCGGTGGTCCGCTTCCCGCGGCGGCCGGGTGATCGCCGACGCGATGCCGGATGAGCTGGCTGCGCACGTGCATGCCATTCGGCCGTACGTGATCGCCGCGTTGCGGGAGCAGAAGCGGGACGCCGAGGCCGACCGGTATCAGCGGGCTCCGGCCGCCGGGACGTGCGAGGACCTGTTCGGCCGTGGTCCGGCGGTCCCGGACGGCCCACCGGCCGAGGCGGTGGCCGAGTGACCGCCGTGCTGCCCGACCGCTCTGTCCTTGATGAGGTGACGTGGGCCGCTGCGCGGATCGCCGCCGGGGAGCTGGTGGCGGACGCCCCGGCCGCAGCCCGGGAGCTGGCCGAACAAGCGCTCGCATCGGCCGACCGGCAGGTCATGGACGACATCGCCGACTACATCGACGCCGACTACACCCCCTCGGGGGCCAGCGGGCCGCGGGTCTCCGACGCGGGAGCCTGCCGCCGGCAGGTGTGGTACCGGGAGCAGCCCCCGGACGGGTATCAGCCGGAGCCGCAGCAGTACCGGCGGCAGGCGGCGCTCGGGTCGCTGATCCACGAGAAAGCGGCGGCCGTGCGGTCCCTCTACTACCCGTGGCGCCGGTACGAGTTTGAGCTATCGGTGCCGGGGCTGGACAAGCCCGCCCGGGTCGACGAGTACGACCCGGTGCTCGGGGAGGTCACCGACGACAAGACCGCCGGTGTCCGCAAGTGGGAGGCGTACGGCGACGAAGGGCCAGCGCCGGCCGCGTGGGACCAGGTGATGATCTACGGCTACGCCCTGGACGACATGGGAATGCCGGTGCGCACGGTCCGGATCATCGTGGTCAACCGGGACAACGGCGCGGAGGAACACTTCCGCCGCCCGTACGACCCGGCCGCGGCCCGGGCGGCGCTGGACCGGCTGGTGGAACTGGCGACCATGCTCGACCTGGGTGTGGTGCCGCCGCGGGACGGCGACGGGCCGGCGGTGGACTGGCGGTGCCGGCTGTGCCCGGCCCGGGCGCACTGCTGGAACACCGACGCCGCGCAGCAGGCCGGCCGGTCCCCGGAGTCGTACACCGTGCTCGGCGTGGAGCCGGCTGATCCGACGATCGCGTGGGCGGCCGAGCAGGTGGTCGCCGCGCGGGCTGCGGAGCGGGACGGGAAGCGGGCGAAGAAGGCCGCCGAGGTGCTGCTGGACGGGATCAAGGCCGGGGAGTACGGCGACTACGTGATCCGCCCGGCGCGGCGGGACATGCCCGACTACAAGGGCTCGTTCAACCGGCTGCTGGACCTGTACGACTTGTCCGAAGCCCATCGGCCGCCCGTGGAGGACGTGGCCGCGCCGCTGGTACGGGTTGACCGTTGGACCGATGTCCGCCGGAAGCGGGCTGCCCAGCGCGGCAAGCCTAAGGCGGGTGAGCACTGATGCGCCGTATCGGGATTCAGCCGATGAGCGGCAAGCGGCGCGCGGCGCTAGCCGCGGCCGGGCAGCGGTTCCCGTCGTCCACCTTCGCCAGCCCAGTCGTCAGTCCACCGAAGCCGCGGGCGCGGCCGGTGCAGACCGGCCCGGACCAGGCCACCGTGGACGCGGTACTCCAGCGTGATGGGTACTCCTGCGTGGTGTGCGGCGGAGCGGCGCACGGCACCCGGAGCGTGGACTGGTCGATCCACCACCGGCTCCGGCGGAGCCAGGGCGGGGACAACCGGCCATCCAATCTGGTGACTACGTGCGGGCATGGGACTGCCGGAGATCACGGGCTGATCCACTCCGCGCCGGCCGCTGCCCGCAAGGCCGGATGGATGCTGCGCCGCGGGCAGGACCCCGAGCAGGTTCCGATGGCGCACGCGCTGCACGGGCTGGTCTTCCTGCGCAACGACGGGGGCTGGTCAAGCCGCCGTCCGAACCAGAGCAACGACGGAAGCGAGGAGAGCTGATATGGCAGCGAAGACGAAGCCGGCGCGGGTGATCCAGTTCGCGGAGATCGAGCAGCGGTTCCGGCTGGTGCCGCTGCCACCGGTCATGGGTACGCATCCGGCAGTAGGCCGGGACGACGGCGATGAGGGCTACTTCGCCCGGGTGCTGGTGTCGTCCGTCCCGGGTACTTACGGGGGTTCGCTTGACCGGTACGCGTACTTCCGGTTCGACGCTGCGGGTGTGATCACTGAGGCGCCCCGCGGGCACGCCAAGGACTATCGGCCGGGCCGGGTTGCGGTCGGGGAACTGGAAGCGGCCGTGGCGAAGTATGCCGGGGCGGTGGCCCGGTGACCGGCCGCAGCGTGCTGTCCCGGCTGCTGATCCCCGACGCCACACCCGGTGTCGGCCCTGCCGGGCGGGTGGTGTCCGCCGCGGTGCCGTGGCTGGCATGGCCGGGAATGCTGCTGCTCGGCGTGCTGGCCGACTGGCAGCACGAGCCGGGCCTGGCGCTGCCCTACTCGCTGACGGTGCTGGGGATGGCCCCGGTCGCGGTCGGGGTGTGGCTGGCCCGCGAGGTCATGCTCCGGCGCCAGACCCGGACCGCGAGGGTAGACCGCTGGCAGGAACGGGAGGCCCGCCGTGGGTGAGCAGTGGGAGCGGACCGAGCGGCACGTCGTCACGGTGTCCGGTCCGGCGGTGGCCGACGCCGTAGACGCGATCACGGCACTGCATCAGGCCCTGTCCGACTACCGGCAGATCGCCGCCGACCACCCGCAGGCGGAGGTGCCGCCGGGTGCGGTCACCATCGCCGCCGTAGGCGGCCGGCTCGTGGTGCGGATCGAGTACGTCGAGACGCCAGACATGCCGACTGTGGAGGAGGTGGACGGCCGTGGCTGAGCTGCATGTGGAGGTGGACGGGCAGGTGGTGCCGTTGGCCGCGTGCGACTGGGTGTTCTCCCACAGCTGCGGGCATCCGTTCGGGGTGCTGGTCGCCGATCTGTCCGCCGGCCCGTCGAGGGAGGTGTTCGCGACCGAAGACCAGGCGTGGCGCGAGTTCTACCCGCGCGCCCGGGACCGGGCCGCCGCCGGCAAGCGGGGAGTTACCGCCCGGCTGGCTGTCCACGCCGAGCTGGGTGACGAGTTCTGGCAACAGATGCGGTACGGATGCGGGTGCGTGGCGGGGAGGAACCGCCGTGGCTGACGGCACCGCGATCGAGTGGACGCACCGCCCAGGAACGAAGGGCGAGACGTGGAACCCCGCGACCGGCTGTGACCGTATTTCGGCAGGGTGCGACAACTGCTATGCGCTCACGCTGGCGAAGCGGCTAAAGGCGATGGGCTCGCCGAAGTACCAGACGGACGGTGACCCGCGCACCTCCGGGCCGGGGTTTGGGCTGGCACTTCACCCGGGCACCTTGCCGAAGCCGCTGCGGTGGCGGAAGCCACGCACCGTGTTCGTCAACAGCATGAGTGACCTGGGGCACGCCCGCGTGCCGCGCGAGTTCGTGGCCCGGGTGTTCGCGGTGATGGCCGCGACGCCGCAGCACACCTACCAGATCCTCACGAAGCGGCCGGAGCGGCTGGCGCGGATGCTCACCGACGAGTGCCGGTGCGACGCCGGACATGTACCGGGTGTCCACTTCCGGTCCGAGATGGAGTGGGCCGCTACGCCGCACAGCCCGACGTACGTGCCGGGGCTGGAGTCCGGGCTGTACCACCGCATGAAGTGGCCGCTGCCGAACGCGTGGATCGGGACGTCGATTGAGGACGACGGACACTGTCGCCGCGCCGGGCGGCTGCGCGGGACGCCGGCAGCGGTCCGGTTCATCTCCGCCGAGCCGCTGCTGGGTCCGCTGCCGTCGCTCGATCTGACCGGCGTTGACTGGCTGATCGCGGGCGGCGAGTCCGGGCCGGGCGCCCGGCCGATGAAGCTGGACTGGGTGCGCTCGCTGGCTGATCAGTGCCAGGGCGCCGGGACGGCCCTGTTCGTCAAGCAGTTGGGCTCCCACTGGGGACGCAACCACCACGACATCGAGGCGTTCCCGCCGGATCTCCAGGTCCGCGAGTACCCGCGGGAGGTGTCCCGTGTCGGCTGAGCTGGTCGCCGGAGTGCTGCTGCTGCACTCGCGGGGCGAGACCGTGGAGACCTTTTGGGGGCTACGCGCCCAGTGCGCGTGTGGCGACCGGCTCGGTGAGCTGCTGTCGCCGGATCACCTTGGGGACGTGCACCGGCGGCATGTGGCCGAGCGGGTGGTGGAGGCGCTGGCGCATGGTGCGCCAGCCGTAGCCGGGGAGGTGGCGGGGTGATCGACGCGGCCGAGCTACAACAGATGCGGGGCCGGGCGTTGGACGCGGCGCCAGCGGTGGAGGCGTGGCGGCTACGACAGGGTGAGGGTCTGTACGCCGGGCTCCCCTATGAGGACCCGATGGGTCTGCTGGAGGCGGCGGCAGCGTCCGCCGGGGACGCCCCCGCCCTGGCCGACGAAGTGGAGCGACTGGCGCCGGCGTCCTACCTGCGCGGGCCGGAGGCTTGCTGCGAAGGGGACTGCGAAGACGAAGACCCGCCGGAAGGGCAGTGGTGCTCCCACGTCACCGAGCAGGTGGCCACCTTCGACGACGTGATGCGGGCCGAGACGCTAGCCGGGATCGTGGAGTCCGCGCGGCGCCGGCTGGGCGAGCTTAGCGGGTCGGCCCCGAACGCGCTCGCTGACGAGCTGGCCGCGGACATCGACGCCGCGCTAGAGGCGATGGATGCCGCCGAGTCGGCCGGGTGGGCGCGGTGAGTCGGGCCGCCACGTTGGTACAGCCGGCGGGCGTCCGGCTTGGCGTGCCGGACCGGTTCCCGGCGATCACAATCCGCCGGCCCTGGATCGACTGCATAGCCCACGGGTTCAAACAGGTCGAGAACCGCGGCCGGCATGTCCGGTACCGGGGGCGGCTGGCGCTGCACGCGGCGAGGGTCGCGGACGCGGCAGCGGACCGGGACCTGCGGGTCGCGGCCATGTGGGGCAGCAGGGTTCGGATTGGCCAGCCGGTGGGGGCCGTGGTGAAGGTGGCCACGCTGGTCGACTGCCACCAGGTTCAGCCGGACGTGGGCACCTGCTGCCTGCCGTGTGGCGACCGCTACTACAGCACCAGCCGGCGGCAGGTGCTGGCCTGGCATCTGGTGCTGGACAACATCGTGCACCTGCCGGAGCCGGTGTACTGCCGGGGCCAGCAGGGGGTGCCGTGGATGCTGCCGCCGGACGTGGCCACCCGGGTGGCCACCCAACTTGGGGAGACCCAGCAACGAGAGGAAGAGGGGTAGCACGTGTACGAGTTCGAGAGGCCGTCCGCGCGGCAGATCGCCACCGGAACCTGGTGGGTGATCGGCGGCGCGGCGGTCGCCTTGACCGTGGCCATCCTGGTCGGGTCGATGGCCATCTTCGGGTGGGGCATGTTCCAGCGCAGCACCGCCGACTTCCGGGGGGAGACCGCAGCGCTGGAGCAGATCAAGGCCAACGCCGACAACCGGATCAGCGCCTACGAATACTTCTTCGACCTGTGCGCGTCGATCCAGGGTCATGAGGACACGATCCGGGCGCTTCGAACCGAGCTGGACGGAGACCCGTCACAGAGCCGCGCTGAGCAGATCCAGGGCGCGATCACGGCTAACCAGGCGCAACGCGACGGGAAGATCCGGCAGTACAACAGTGAGGCCAGCAAGGACTACACCAGCGGGCAGTTCCGGGATGCGGACCTGCCTGCCGAGTTGCACGTCGACAACAAGGAGACCGCATGCACCGCAAGCTGATCACCATCACCGCCGCCGGCGCCGCGCTCGTACTGCTCGGCGCTAGCAGTTGCGACGGGGGGCCATCGGCCCAGGAGCAGGAGTCCGGCCGGCAGCAGTCGAACTACGAGCGTCTGGCCGCTGCACAGCCGGCGCAGTCGGCCGGATACTCAAGCACCCGGGAGACGATCAACTTCTGGCTAGAGACGTGGGGGCAGGAGCCCGGCAAGCTGAGCTACGTCTACCTGCTGGCCAGCAATGGGCAGATGGTCGGGTACTTCATCTTCGAGGGCCTGCCGGTCAGCTACTGCGCCAGCCTGACGCCTACGTACCGGTGGGAGGACCGGCCCGGCGACGGCAATAGCACCCAGTTCCAGGTGCCGGCTCCGGCGATGGACGGGGTGTATTACTCCGGCGGCCAGTGCAACGCCTACTACGGCAAGGACGCCGTGTCCGGCTCCTACATGGAGTACACCGTCGGCAACGGCATCAGCGCCTTGGTGTACGAGGAGCCGCTTCCTCGACAGGATGTCGAGCCGCTTGGCGTGGCCACGATCGAGAACGTCGGCTAGGGCGGCTGGCTCTCCGGCGCGGCTGACACCCGTGCCGGTGGGCGAGCCGGTCTGGCGTGGGAGAGGGGAAGGGGTGTGACGTGGTGGGGAGCCTGATCCCAGAGGTGCCCACGGTGCGCTGCCCGGTGTGTAACCGGCGTATTGCGCTGACCGGGTTGTACGGGGAGGTGGTGCCGTGGCATCGGCGTGACCCGGCGCGGCAGCCGCCGTGTTCTGGGCAGGGTGCGGTGGTGCGGCAGACCGCGGCCGGGTTGGTGGCGACCATGCCCGAGACCAACGGGGGCGAGGGGGCCGAGGGTGGCTGAGCGTCCCGGCCCGAACGACCTACAGCCGTGTGGCACCCCAGCCGCCCGGCAGCGGCACTTCGCCCACGGCGAGCTGCTGTGCGAGGCGTGCCAGGAGCTGGACCCCGGGCTGGGCTACGAGCCGCGGCACGCCCGCAGCGACCGGCAGGAGGTGACCACCGGTGCGTGAACCGGTCCGTCCCCGGTGGCGCTGCGGCGAACCCGGCTGCCGGGCGTACCGGCGGTGGCAGCCTGTGCCGGCCGCCCGCGGCCGGGGCGACCTGGACGCCGCACTGGCCGCACTCGACGCGCACTACTCGACCGCACACCCCGAGCTTGTGGAGGAGGAGGTGACCGGCCATGCCCGACTCGCCGCGGCGGCGTAGACGCCCCCCGCCGCCGCACGGCACCGCCCGCCGGTACCGGTACTGGCGCTGCCACTGCCTACCCTGCCGTGACGCTGAGCGGATCCGCGCCAAACGGCACCGTGAGGGCCGGGGCGTGCCGGCGCTGGTCGACGCTACGGGCACGTCCCGCCGGGTTCAGGCGCTGGTCGCATACGGCCACCCGTTCGCCGAGTTGGCCCGGCGGCTGGGCTGCACGGAGGCGTGGCTGCGCCAGCTCGCCCGGGCGGTCCGCACCCGCGGTGTGCTCCGCCGCACCGCCGGCCAGGTCGCTGCGCTGTTCGACCAGCTGACCGCCCTACCGCCACCGGCGGGCAGGACTGCTACGCACGCGCGGACGGTCGCGGCACGGTACGGCTGGGCCACGGCGTGGGCGTGGGACGACATTGACGATCCGGCGGAGCGGCCCAAGGGCGTCCGCACCACCCGGGCGGGGGTGGCGTAATGGGCCGGTCAGGACCCGTCGGGCGGTACCCAGTCCTCCCATGGCTCACCTGCCAGCGCACTGACGCGCTGGTACCACTCGGCGGGCACGATGACTGCGGCCGGCCGGCTGCGCCGGAGCAGGATCGTGTGTTCCCCGTCAGTTTCGGCCGCGTCGATCCGGGCCGAGAACTGCGCCCGGGCCTCTTGGACCCCGAGCATCCTCCGTCTGGCCATGGTCGGAGTGTACGGCCAGCTATGTGGCCGAACGTCTGTCTGGGCTGGTGCGGGAGTGGCCGTCACTCTGGTAGCCTTCCTGTACAGTTGACCGCAAGGTCAACGGCTACGCTGAGTGTAACTTGCACAGGGCAATGCGACAACCATATCGGGGGACTTGATGAAAGACCTGATCTCAGATCTGGTGGAAGAGCGGTACCGCCCGAAGGCGACACCACCGCCTGACCCGCTTACGCCTCAGGACGACGAGGCCGCTCGGGAACGTCGACGGCGGGTGCTCATGGAGATGCCCGGAGACGAACTGCCAGGCGAAGAGGAAGACCGGTGAGCCTGACGGCAGGGCGCGCCATCCAAACCTCGTACGGCGGATGCCGGTTCCGGTCTCGCCAAGAGGCGCGTTGGGCTGTCTTCTTTGACGCACTCGAACTGAAGTGGGAGTACGAGCCGCAGGGTTTCCTTGTTGGCCGGGAGCGGCGGCCCTACCTGCCCGACTACTACTTGGCGGACCTCGGGCTATGGCTGGAGATCAAGCCTGCGAATGCGGGCGCGCATGACCCGGAGGGCGTCAGGCGGTGGGAGGACTTCGCGGGGGAGATCGCAACCGAGTGGGACCACGACAAGGCGGCCATGCTGATCGGACCGATACCGGACCCGGCAACGGTCGACCGGGAGGGACCGCCCCGGGCCAAGTCCTGGCACGACCCGGGAATCGTCATCATCGGAAACTGGCACCTTGCCTGGTGTGCCTGCCCGACCGGACGCCACTTCGATATCCAGCCCTACGGCAGAGGCGGACTGGTCGAGTGCGGCTGCCCGCGTATAGCGGACGGCCGACTACGGAGTGGCAACTACCCGGTCATCCTGGCCGCCTATCGCGCGGCCCGCGGCGCACGGTTCGAGCACGGGGAGGCGCCAGCAGCGTAAACCCTTCCGGGAACCCTTCCGCCACCCCTTCCGGGAACCCTTATCGCAACCGTCCGCACAGGAGAGCAAGTGGCACGTAGCGAGGCACGGATCACCGTGGACATCTGGGACGTTGACTCGGACTTCACCGGGCTGACCCGGCGGGCGCAGGGGACGTACTTCTTCCTCCTGTCGCAGCCGGACTTGGCGCACACGGGCGTGCTCGGGCTGCGGATGCGGCGGTGGGCCAGCGCCGCGGCTGACCTGACTGAGGCCGAAGTATTGGCGGACCTGGACGAGCTGGCAGCGGCGGAGAAGGTGGTTCTGGACTTCGACACCGAGGAGCTGTTGGTCAGGGCGCTGATCAGGCGGGACAAGGTGTTCCGGCAGCCCAACGTACTGCGGTCAGCCGCCGACACGTTGCCGACCGTTCGTAGTCGGTCGATCCGCTTCGTGCTCGCCGAGGAGCTGCGGCGGATCCAGAAGCTGGAGATGCCGAAAGACTCCGGGCCGATCATCGCCCAGATGCTTGAGGCCATAGGGAACCCCTACCCGGAGGGGCGGCCGAACCCTTCCGCCACCCCTTCCGGGAACCCTTCGACCGGCACTCCCGGGGAACGGGGAGTGGTACGGAGAGGGAGTAGTGACTCCCCGATCCCCGAATCCCCTTCCCCCAATACATCTCCACCAGGCCACGTCGAAGCCGGCGGCCTACTGCTCGACGGCCAGCCGATCAAGGCACCGGCGGTAGGCAGCGACGAAGATCCGAAGTGGGTCGAGTTCTGGACCGCCTTCCCGCGCAGAGATGGCAAGGCGGACGCCCGCAAGGCGTTCGTGGCCGCGGTCGTGAAGAAGAAGATCGACCCGGACGTGATGATCGCAGGCGCTGCCCGCTACGCCCAGAGGATGCGCCGCGAGCAGACCGAGCCCTCGAAGGTCAAGATGGCGCAGGGCTGGATCAACGGCGAGCGGTGGGCCGACGAACCGGCTCCCGCCACGGCCCCCGATGAATCCGGGTGGTGGGACAATTGATCCCCGCTGACCCGCTACGGGAGATCGTCCTCCCGAAGTTTCACTCGGTCCGCCGGTCCGGGGCTGGCTTCGTGGTCCGGTGTCCGGCCCACGAAGACCACACCGCGAGCCTGACCATCGGCCCCGGCGAGAAGCACCCGGTGGTGTTCCACTGCCAGGCCGGCTGCGACCCGCGGGACGTGCTAACCGCGCTCGGCCTGACCTGGGAAGACCTGTCCAAACCGCGTGACCAGTCCAGCAACGGCAGCGACGACTGGACACCCGCCGGTCCGGCGGTCGCGGTCTACGACTACCGCGACGAGAACGGCGAGCTGCTGTTTCAGGTGTGCCGTACCGCAAACAAAGACTTCCGCCAGCGGGTCCCGGACCCGTCGGCCAAGGGCGGTTGGGCGTGGAAGCTCGGCGATATCCGACGCGTCCTGTACCGCTTGCCGCGAGTGCTGGCGGCGGTCGCTGAGGGCCGCGAGGTGTACCTGTGCGAGGGAGAGAAGGACGTCCACACGCTGGAGCGGCACGGCCTGGTCGCCACCTGCAACCCGGGCGGCGCCGGCAAGTGGCGGGACGAATACAGCGACATGCTGAAGGGCGCGGCGGTGGTGACGATCGTCGCCGACCGGGACGACCCGGGCCGGGCGCACGCCAGGAAGGTCCGCGACGCGCTGCTCGGGTTGGTGGGCGCGGTCTACATCGTCGAGGCCAAGGCGGGCAAGGACGCGACAGACCACGTTGCTGCGGGACACAGCCTCGCCGAGCTGGAGCAGACCTTTTCCAGCGAGGAAGAGGCCAAGCCCGACTTGGCGCCAGACCTGTGGGAGTTCATCGCCACCCCAGACGAGGCGTACGACTGGATCGTTCCGGACATTCTGGAACGGGGAGACCGGTTGATCCTGACCGGGTTCGAGGGTCTGGGCAAGAGCATGGTCGCACGGCAGATGGCGGTGATGATCGCCGCCGGGCTGCACCCGTTCTACTGGCACCGGCACGGCGAGTGCCGTCCGCACCGGGTGCTGTTCATTGACTGCGAAAACTCGGTCCGCCAGTCACGGCGCAAGTTTCGTCCACTAGCGGCAGCGTCGATCAAGCACCAGCACCGGGTCCCGGGCGGTGGTCTACGCCTGATCCACAAGCCTGAGGGCGTCGACCTGACCCGTGACGAGTGGGAGAACTGGCTCATGGAACGGGTCACCGCCCACCGGCCGGACGTGCTGTTCATCGGCCCGTTCTACCGGCTCCATAACGCAAACATGAACGACGAGCTGCCGGCCCGGAGGGTCGTTGCCGTTCTCGACCGGGTGCGGACCGCCGTGGACTGCGCGCTGGTCACCGAGGCACACGCCGGGCATGGCGAGTCTGGCCTAAAGCGGCAGGTCCGTCCCGCTGGGTCCAGCTTGCTGCTGCGCTGGCCTGAGTTTGGCCTCGGGATTCGGCCGGCCGGCGACCCGCCGCGCATGATCGGTGGCCGTCCGATCGACGTTGAGGTGGTGCCGTGGCGGGGCGGCCGGGATGACCGGAACTGGCCGGGGTTCCTGACCTACGGCGATCCGCATGACTGGCCGTGGAAGTGGGCGCTCGGCGTTCCGGATGGGGGAGGGGCGTGATGGTGGTCTGTGAGACGTGGCTGGCCAACGACTTCCTAGTCCGAGTGGGGTGCGAACCGGGGGTGCCGTGCGGCTGCCCGGACTGCCCGGCTGTCGAGCCCGTCGCGGCACCGGTCGATAGCAGGGACACGACTTTGATGCGAGAGGTGGAAGCCGATGCGTGGAGTTGATCTGGCGGAGCTGCGGGCGACCGCCGCTGATCCGAACGCCCCACCCGGGAAGTGCTGCGGCCAGCACGCCCCCGACTGGCGGGGCCAGCGGTACGTGAGGGCGTGCCAGCTGTGCCCCGTGTCGCCGCGCTACTGGCGCCGCAGCGAAGGGAGCGAGGCGGCATGAGCGTGCAGCATCCGGTACCCGGCCAGGGTCCGGCGGAGTCGGTGGAGGACTGGGGCTGCTGTGCCCTGGACACCCCCGACGGGGCCGGGCATGAGGGTCCGTGCGGGTGGAAGTGCACCTGGTGCGCCGGTACCGGGCGGTGTCTGGACTGTGACGGCACCGGAGGCGATGACGATGTGGTGCGCTGCCATCCCTGCGACGGGACGGGGGCGTGCATCCACGGCTGCTACGAGGGATGGGTGAGCGAACAGTGAGCCGGTACGCCGAGCGGACCGAGGTGCCTAGCGCCCGCAGCCGCGACGAGATCGAGCGGACCCTGGAGCGCTACGGGGCGACCGCGTTCGCGTACGGCTGGGACAACGGCACCGCGACGATCATGTTCGAGATCGGTACTCCGCGCGGTACCCGCCGGGTGCGGTTCCGGCTGCCGATGCCGGACCGCCGCGGGCGGGAGTTCACCAAGACGCCGACCGGAAGGGCGAGGCCTGATAGTGCGGCCCGGGCGGAGTACGACCGGGCGGTGCGGCAGCGGTGGCGAGCCTTGGCATTGGTGATCAAGGCCAAGTTGGAAGCCGTCGCAGCCCAGGTTTCCACGATCGAAGAGGAGTTCTTGGCCCATGTGCTCTTGCCCAGTGGGGCGACGGTTGGGGAGTGGGCCGCGCCGCAGCTAGAGGCCGCGTACGGCCGAGGTGAGATGCCGGCCCTGTTGCCCGGGACAGGCGAACGGTGAGCCATGGCCGCCAACACCCTGACTCGGTGCAACCGCTGCCGTCGTGTGTTGTCCGACCCGCGGTGGTGCGCCGTCGGATTGGGCAGGGTGTGCGCTTCCCGGCTCGGGCTGGTGCTCGCACCAAAACCGCGGGTGAGGGCACCGGTGAGGACCGGTGGGGGAGGGGTGCCCGTGCTGGACGGGCTCGCTGAACTGATGAAGATCGACGAGGAGGAACAGTGAAGTACCAGATCGACTGGATTGACAAGCCGGCTGAGGTGCTGGAGTGCGATGGCATGGGGGAGTGCGGCGGGCGCGCCGGCGGAGGTCCGCTGGTGTACCGGTTCTGGCGTGGGCGGGCGGAGCAGGCGCCGATTCTGCTGGTGAACGCGCAGGCGGTTCACTCGGTGCGCCTGGTGACTGAGGTGGACGGATTGGCGGCCGAGGGGCACGAGTTGGGAGAAGACGTTGGCTGACCGTACCCGCCGCCGTGGCAAGCCGGCGGCCAACCCGGCGGCGGTGTGCCGCTGCCCCATCGGCTGGCCGGTGTCGATGGGAGTTGCCGTGGATGGTGAGTTGGTCCGCCGTCGGCGGCACCACCTCGGCCAGTGCGGACTGCCGGATGAAACTAACCGAGAGGACCCACGATGACCACCCACAGGCCACCCGACCCGCCGCCGCTCACCGAACGACTAAGCCGGCTGTCGCACGAGGCTGCCGTGCATGCCGGGCACGTCGACGCCGACCCTGACTGCCGGTGGTGCGCGGTCGCCGCTGCCACGTCGAGCGCCCTGGCGCGGATCAAGGATTCGCTGGCCAGCGTCGAGGCGAACCTTGACCTATTCGATGAGCTGTGGCTGGGCTTGGCCGAGCTGGGCGCTGCGCACATCCGCGACGGCTCCCGCCCCGGCAACGGTGGCGAGGATGACCGGGACCGGCGCCGATGACCGCCACCACCGCCGAGCTGTGCGGCTACCGCTGGGCGGACGACATCCCCGGGATAGCCACAAACACCCACCACACCTGCGCCCGGGTGCCCGACCACCAAGACGACCCAGCCCTGCGCCGACCCGGCACCTGCGAGTGCCGGTGCGGAGCCACCACCACCCGAGAGGAGGCCCAGCCGTGAGCCACGCGAAACACGGATGGCCTAAGACGTCCTTCGACGACGAGAACAACAACCGGTATCAGGCCAACGCACCGCTTGTGGTCTGGTGCGGCAGGTGCCGGCAACTGCTACCGGCGGATGAAGCGTGGGCGAAGATCGCGGCGTGGGTGGACGCCGAGGCCGAGCGGATCCTGCTGGGGAAGATCCAGAATTGGGCGGGCAGGCAGGTGACCGTCGTCGGCGCGAGGAGAGACGCACGTGGCCGCATTGAGCTGGAGTTTGAGGAGACCCCACGATGACCGCCACCGACCCGACCCCCCAGCCGGCCACGCACGCGTCCGGCCCGCGAGCCGGCCAGCCGGTCGAGACGCCGGAGCCGGACGAGCTGGACATCACCTTGCCGTCGATGCGGCGCCCAGGTCGCCGGATGGTACTGGCCCCGGCGGAGGAGTGGGACACCAACCGCCGCAGTGTGTGGGCCGCCGCGTACCGCGACGCCGCACGCCGTATGCGCGAGCTCGGCTACCGCCAGGCGGAGAGCGAGCTGCTCGGCGTGGTCAACTCGATTGCCGCGGGGATGCCCGGCCAGTGGGCCGACCAGCCGGAGCCGCCCGCCGCGCCCGCCCAGCCGGCCGGAGACGCCACCGCAGCCGCCGGCCCCACCCCGGAGCCCACCGGCCCGGCCATCCTGGGCCGGGCGCTGCTGGACCGCCACGGCCGCGTCTGGGAGCCGGACCACGGGAAGCCGGGTGGGTGGTGGCTACGTGGGCCGTACGCGATGTCTCGGGAGATGCTCGACGTGGACCGCGGCCCGGTGCGTGAGGTGCTGCTGGTGGACCCGTCCGTCGCCCGGGTGCTGGACGCGTTGGGGCAGTGGCGGCGCGCGTGCTGTGACGGTGACGACCCGGCGCTGTGGGCGGATGGCGCAGACCTGGCACTCATCGCCGCGTGGGACGCGCTCGGCGAGCCCGCCCCGGATGACCAGCGTCGCTGCCCGGCCACCCACCCGGCGCATGGGCAGTGCGAGCTGTACCAGGGCCACCGCCCGCACGATGACCCGGACCGTCGGCACCGCACCGGCGCGCTGGAGTGGCTGACCGACGCGGAGATCGAGGCGTGCGGGCTGCCACCGCTGGCCTCCTACGCCGGCACGGACTTACAATCCGGGCCGGCAAATGCAAGCGCGGAGTCGGCCGGCGGCCTGGCCGGTGACGGCTGGGCACGCCGGCCGTTGCTGGAGTTCGCCGAGTGGCTGGAGACCGGCCCGGCGGAGACCCGGGACCCGGACATCGGCCGGCAGGTCCGCGCAGTGCTCGCCGACCGGGACCTGCACGTCGGGGCGCTGGATACCCGCTCCACCCAGCTCTACGATGCGTTGGCCGAGCGTGACGCCGCCCGCGGCGAGCTGGCCCGGCTCACCGCCGAGCTGGAGAACGCCAAGGCCGACCGAAAAGACCTGTGGGACACCCGCGACAAGCGGAACCACCGTTGGATGGAGACGGCCGAGCGGCTGGACAGCGAGCTGTCCGAGGCACGCGCCAGGCTGGCCGTGGTGTCCGCCGACCTGGCCCGATTCACCAAGACCGCCCTGGCGTGGGCGGATGAGGGCTGCCGCTTCGAGGTGCAGCGCGACCAGGCCCAGCGTGAGGTGGCCCGGTTGGAGGAGGAGCTGGTCGGCGCCCGTAGCGAGTGCGACCGGCTGGAGCGGCTGGTGGGCGAGGAAGGTCAGCCCGGCTGGGACGGCTGCTCCCGGGCTGAGGCGATCCGGCAGGCCGAGCAGAAGCACGAGTTTGGGATGCGGATGTCCGACGCGCTGGAGACGGTGAAGGACGATCTGCTCGCCGCCCGCGAGGAGGTCGACCGGACGCGGCTGCAAGCGGCTGAGGCGCGCACCGTCGCCGACAGCTACGCCGAGCAGCTGGCCACCGCCCGCCGGGACGCCGCCGCCGACTTCGGCGCCTGGCTCGCCACGGAGATACGCCGGCTGTCCGGTCGCATCAACGTGCCGCAGTGGGTCTTGGGCAGGGCGGGCGAGATCCGCGCCGGCACCCGCCCCGTCCCCGGCAGCCCGGAGCCGGCCCCCGACGCGGAGGTGGCGACGATGGCTAGCGCCACGGTCGGCGTGCTCGGTGAGATTGCCGCGGAGCGCGCTAGGCAGAGCGCAAAGTGGGGCCAGCCGGATCACCTTGACGGCACCGCTCGCGTCGGCGACCGCCACACCGCCGCCCGGCTGAGGGCCGCGTGCAAGGCCAACGGGCCGGCAGAGGACAACTGGCGAGACATCCTGGCTGAAGAGGTCGCGGAGGCGTTCGCTGAGGCTGGCTCCGCTCGGCTGAGGGTAGAGCTGATCCAAGTCGCTGCGGTTGCGGTGGCGTGGGTGGAGGCGATCGACCGCCGCCCGGCCGGCAGCCCGGAGCCGGCCCCAGCCGGCGGAGAGGAGCCCAGCGATGCCTGACTGGTTGTGGCGATGGCTGCCGCTGCAGTGGCGCTCGATCCGGTCCCATGGCCTCGACTACAACGCGGCCGGCGCCGAGGGGTACGTCTGCGTGTACCGGGGCCGGTGGCGCCGGCCGTTTGAGGTGGTGGCGTCACGCGCCGAGATGCTGACGCTCGCCGCCTGGATCCGCGACAGGGAGCAGTCCAGCATGGCCGCCGCCCCGACCACGTGGGAGTTCCCGGCCGAGCCCGGCCCGGAGGTGGTCGCGGTGGACGACGGGCACGGCTGCCGGTGGGAGCGGGACGTGCCCGGCCACTGGCGGCTGGTACGGCAGGCACCGGGGGTGTGGCACCCGACCCTGTGCGTCAAACCGTGGCGGTCGCTGCTGTCCGACCACGGCCGGCTGTCCGCCGCCCCACCCGAGCCGGAGGTGCGCGATGCCTGAGCGGCGGCCGACGATGGACGACCTCGACCTTCAGGAGTTCGCCCTCGCCGTAGCCGGCGGCGGGGCAGCGGTCGTGGCGCTGATGTGGCTAGTGGTGTTGCTTCTGCCCTGGCCGGCGGCGTTGGTGATCGTGATAGCGATGCCGACCGCTGCCGGGCTGCTCATGATGCGCTTGGTGGACCGGTGGTGGCGCGCTCACAGCGCGGACGACGGGGAGGTGCCCGATGCCTGACCGCTACGACCGCGGCCAGCGGATCGAGACCATGCTGCCGCCGGCGCCGCCCCCGCCGGCGCTGCCGGTCCGCCGCCCCACCGAGTTGGCCGGCCCGTGTCGGGACTGCCGCCGGGAGGTGGCCGAGGAGATCGCCGCGCGGCTGATTGCACGCGGCCGGGCCGACCCGGGCGCCAGCATCGAGGATGGTGCCGCCATCGCCATGGAGGTGCGAGATGCCGCCGGCTGACCACGACCAGGCCAGGGCGCGGGCGCTCATGACCGCCCGCCGGATCGCGCCGGAGTGCCCGCTAGACCTGGGCATCGCGCACGTAGTGGACCTGCTACAGCGATGCGGCGCTCCGCTGGGTGTCGGCCTGGTGGAGTCGTGTGACGCCAGTCCCGGCCACTGCTACCCATACCCGACCGTGCGGATCGTCGGCTCGCCCGGTGCCGCCTGGCACGCCGTGGCGATCCTGCTGGACCACGCCCTGCCGCTGCGGGACCTGGCCCAAGTCTGGCCCATCGGCCCGAGCGGCCCGTCCGGGCCGCCGGTGTGGGATCTGCGCTTCCGCCCCGAGGTGACCGGCGGGCTGGTGACGCCGGCTATGGATGAGTGGGTGCTGCAAGCGAAGGGGGATGACCATGGCTGACTACGACCCGGCCACCGTGGAGCTGCTGGCCGCGACGCTGGAGAGCACCTTGTCCAAGCCCATCCCGGGCGTGGCGGTGGCGGTGCTGGACGCGCTGGCCGCCGCCGGCTGGCGCAAGACCACCGAACCCGGCTGCACCTGCCCCACCGCTGGGGTCATGGTCCGCCCGGAGTGCACGGCGCACCCGCCGGTGGTCCACAAGCCGTTCAGCGATGACGGGGTGCTGTACTGCGGATGGTCTTCCGGCCGCCGGATCTACGAGGGCTGCGGCGAGACGTGGCCCTGCGCCACCGTTCGGGCTCGCGCTACGAAGGGGGAGACCGATGTCGGCTGAGCCGTTCACCGACGCCGACCCGGCCATCGGGACATGGGGCGGTGTCGACTTCGGCGCGGTGAAGACGCTCATCACCCACCAGCGCCGCGACATCGGTAGTTGCATCTGCGGCTGGGGTGTTGACACGGGCGACTTGGGCCGGCTCCATTCGCTGCACGTCTGGCGGGAGCTGCAGCGGGCGGTGCTGCCCGCCCACGATGCCCGGGTCCGGGCTCAGGCCGGTGAGGACGCCGCCCGGGCGGTCGAGGAGAACCCAGGCCCGGACCCGTCGCCAGCCATCCCCGCGTGGTGGTCCGGCTGGGTGGAAGGCCGCGACGACGCTGCCCGGATCGTCCGGGAGGTCACCGGAGCCAGTGGGGAGACGCCGTGAGCCGGGTCGAGATCAACGCCGGCGGTCGGCACATCATCGTCGACCACGACGGCGAGCTGGAGCCGCTGGCCCGGACCGTCCGCGAGCTGTGGGACCACACCGCCGGTGCCGAGCCGGATAAGCCGTCCGGGGCGGTCGGGTTCGTCACCGGGACGCGGTACGAGCCGCCGCCGGTGGCGCATGGCGGCTACGTCGGCAAGGTCCGCCCGCGAGTGACCGGAGAGGTGGTGGACAGTGGGTGAGCTGGTCGGCTCCCGCTGCCGCTGCTCGGTCTGCGGGCGTACCTTCCGCAACCTGGCCGGATTCGACGCCCACCGCCCCGACCGGGGCGGCTGCGGCGACCCGGCGGCGGCTGGGCTGGTCGAGCGGGGCGGCATCTGGGCCACCCCGGAAGGCCACGCCCAGATGGAGCTACGGGCGCGGCAGCTCAAAACCCTGCGGGAGGTCACCGGAGCCACCGGGGAGGCGGTGGACAGTGGTTGAGCACACGCCCGAGCCGGGGGAGCGGTGGCGGGTCGGCAGCAAGGTCCCCCGCAACCTGTACGCCATGACCCCGGACAACCCGGCCGGGCGGGACATCGGCCGGATGGACACTCCGGAGTTGGCCGCCCTAGCGGTGGAGGCCGTGAACGCGCAGCTCGGCGCTATCGGCTGGCGGTGGGAGTACGGGGTGGAGATGGTCTGGCCGGACGGCCGGACGTACGTGGACTTTCGCGGCACCCACGACGCCGCGGAGGATGTACTGGCTGCGCAGGCGGAGATCGAGGGCAACGTCGTGGTGTCGCGGCTGGTGCGCCGGCTGATCGTCACCGGACCGGTAGAGGAGGTGCCCGGGGATGGGTGAGATGTCGGGCGGGCTGACCCGCGAGCACATCCGGGAGTCGAACCTGATCGAGGGCATCGACGACCCGGCGGCGGACGCCACCAGTGAGCAAGCCTGGATCGAGCTGTCGGCGGCCCGGGTGCTTGATCTGGAGACGGTGCTGGCCTGCCACTGGGGGGTCACCGCTGACCAGCTCGGCCAGCACGCGGGGGTGCTGCGGACGGTGGGGGTGCGGGTGGGCGGCCGGGTGTGCCCGCCGCCGGAGCAGGTGCCCGGGCTGCTGGCCGACTGGCTGCGGGACATGCACACATGGTCGGAGCGGGACCCGCGGGCGATGCACGTCCGGTTCGAGCGCATGCACCCATTCATTGACGGCAATGGCCGAGTAGGCCGGCTGCTGTTTTGGCTCCACCAGATGTGGCTCGGCCAGCCGCCGATCCTGCTCCGTGCCGCCGAGCGGCAGGCGTACTACCGATGGTTCTGGGATGAGGCGGAATGGGCGGCCCATTTTGCCCAGTTCGCCGCGCTGCTGAAGGGGGGAGACCCGTGGCTGATACTCGCAAGTTCCACCTGGGTGACGTTCTGTCCGTGACCACCGGCCGGCTGGTGGCGCCGGGCCACATCGGTGCGGTTCACGCCTTGCTGGACTTCATGACTGGCGACACGCTGTTCACGCACCAGCTTCCGAGGGCGGCGGAGGAGTGCCGGCCGGAGCTGCTGCGCCAGCATCCGAAGCTCGCTGGCGTGCCGGTGCCGGAGAGCTTCGACGGCGAGGCGGACGTACTCGCTTGGCTGGCCGGCCAAGCGGCCACCTACGGGGAGTTCCTGGTGGTGTCGCCACTGGCTGCGGAGGACCATACCCGGGTCAACCCGCTGACGGAGCTAGCTATGAACTACCCGCACCTGAAGGTGATCCCGGTGGTACTGGACGACAAGATCGGCGGGGAGGGGCAGGGGAGTGGTGACGGTGCCGGGTGACAGCCAGTGGCGGATACCGATCTCGCGGCACGTGCAGGCCGAGCTGGCGGAGCCACCGCTAGATGTGGGGGCGATGGTGCAGGAGCAGTTGCGCGAGCAGGCTGCCGGGCCGCCGCCTAGCGCGGCCGGCACCCTGGGCCGGGTGGATGCGGCGATCGACGGCCGGTGTCCGTGCGGCGCCGACCCGCGGCTGGGTTCGACGTACTGCTCACCGGACTGCGAGCCGACCCACCGTGGCCCGGACACCGACGCGCCGTGGCTGGGTGGTCCGCACGCCGCCCGCTGGCGCCCGGACCTGGTGACCGCCTTCGACGACAGCGGCCTGGAGTTGGTGCAGATCGAGGAGCGAGGGAGCTTCACCCGCCGCACCTACCGCCGTGCGGGTAGCGACCAGTGGTGGTTCCGTCTGGACGACGGGCACCGGTTCGTCGGCGTGGACGTTTCCGCCGAGGTGGTGCGTGAGTGGGAGGGCCGCGATCGGGTGTGGTACCGGTTGGAGCGGGAGCTGGGCGACCGGCGCCGGCTCGACCCGGAACCGGCCGTTGACGCGTTCGCTGAGTTCGCGTCAGCGTTCGGTGCCAGCGTCAGTCAGGCAGCCGAGGGATTCAACCGGCTTGCCCGGCAGCTCGCCGAGGCTTACGAGGCTGAGGAAGGTGAGTGGGCGGTCCTGGACGGCCGGGTGGACCCGCGCGCCGCGGGGACCGTGTTCTGGATGCCCGACCCGCCGGCCGAATCGGAGGCGCCTACCCTGGCGGAGCTAGCAGGCGGTATTGACCTGACGCCTTATGTGGCGCACCCGACCGCGACGTGGGTGGACGAGACTCGCCGGGTGGACTGGCCGGAGCTGCGGAGGGTTATGGGACCGGCCGATCGGCTCCGGCAGGGCGATCGGATCCAGGTCCGCTGGTCGGCTGCTGGTTCTGACCGGTCGGAGGTCACCGAGTTGGAGGTGTCGGAGGTACGCCCGGACGGCAGCGTGGTAACTGGGCCGGCCGACCGGGACGGGACCGTGACCGCGATCCGTAGGGTTGGCGAGCAGATCGTCCGCTCCGGCGCCGGGGCAGTCGCCGCGTTCGGGGTACTGCCGGCGGGGGTCCGTCGGGCGGTCGCTGCTGCGGCGCAGGCCGAGTCCGACCGGGTGGCGCTACGGGCTGTGTGCGCCGATGAGGCAATGTACGAGCGCGCCCTGGCCGCCGCCGCTGAGCGCGGCTGGTCGGCGGCGCGGATGCTGGCGGTGGTCACTGAGGGCCGGTACACCGAGCATGGTTGGGCGGGTGCCTAATCGGGACGAAACGCCACAACTTGACATAACGGTTATTATCGAACATTAGGGGAGTATCCATGCAGTCTGACCAGACCCGAACCTGCTGTAGCCCGCAAGCGTGGGCGCCCTTGCTGACCCATCTCGGCGAGCAGTTGGAGGCGCACGCGGACCGGGACGGCCTGACCGAGGCCCAGCGGGCGGTGTTCCTGGCCCGCGGCGGACACGCCCCGGGCGACCGGTGCCCGACCGAGCCGGTTCAGGTTCCGGACTCTCACGCCTACTGGTGCGGTGATCCGGATGAGCCGTGCCGGTGCGGGGTGGGCGACTGATGCGGCCCGACCGGGATCGGCCCGCCGAGTGGGAGGCGGTCCCCCGCTGCCTGCTGTACACCCACGGGGTGGTGTGCGGGGCTGTGATGGTGTCGGCGGTGGCGGCTGGCGGGTGGCTGCTGGCCGACGCGCCGCGGTGGACGTGGTGGGCCTACGGCGGTCTGGTGCTGCCGGCCGCTGTTCTCGGCGCCGGGTGGACGGCGCATCCAGTGCTGTCGCGGTTGGTTCGGCGCTGGCCGGTGCTCGGCAGCCGGACGACCGGCTGCGACGGGAGGGGCGACGATGGGACAGCCTGACGGGATGCTGGTGTGGCTGGCCGCCCAGATCGACAACGATGAGGCGCAGGCCCGCCGGGCTAAGGGGTGCGGCGACCGGTGGACGGCGGTCACCAATGGCGACTTCGGCCCGGGTGTACGCACCGAGGTTGGCAGCGACGTGCAGTGGCGACGGGAGATCGAGCCCGCTGTGTGGCGCTGCGCAGATGAGGCCGATGGCTGCCCGGAGGATGCACGCGGGTGCATCGCTGAGGCTGAGCACATCGCCCGGAACGACCCCGCCTCGGTGCTGCGTCGGGTAGCAGCCCACCGGGCGATCCTGGACGTGCACACCGGAGGCCGTAGCTACGTCTACACCGACGATGGAAGCCCTGCCTGTGACGCCTGTGGCGACGGAACGGTTCGCTGGCCCTGCCCGACGGTCCAGCACCTTGCCATGGCGTACGCCAGCCGCGACGGGTACCAGGAAAAGTGGGGGTCACAGTGAGCTACGTGGTTGACCGCATGGGGCCGAGTTCGTCGCCTGCGGAGTTGGCCGAGGTGCTGCGGCAGGTTGCGGAACGGTTTCCCGACGGGCGGCTGGTCCGCAACCGGGTCGGGAACCTGAGCATCATGGTTCCGGCGGATGGAGGTTGGCGGTGGGTGGGGTTCGTGGACCTGATGGAGCCGGGCTGGAGTGCGGAGTGACTGTCCCGTCTCCGGCTGAGCTGTGCTGGCGGGTGTCCTGGCTCGCCGGGACCGCCGTGCCTCCCCCGCCGGAGCTGGACTTGGCGGCCGAGCGCCGCCGGGCCGCCACCGAGGCTGACCAGCGCGCCGAGGCGGCCCGGCGGCAGGCCGCGCGGGTGCAGCGGGACCTCCGGGCCGTGTACGGCGTGCCAGGGGCGCAGGTCGGCCGGTACGCCGCGTCGCTGCCGAGGTCCTGGCGCGAGGTCGAGCGGCAGGTGGAGGCGACCAACCCGTACCGCGCCGAAACCACACACTGCGCGCTGTGCGCCCGACAGGCGGGACGCCACCGACACGCCGTGTGAGCTGCGAGAACCGCCCACCAGCCGGCCTGTAGTCTGCCTGCAAGCGTGGCGGCCCGGGGTACTCCTATCCCCCGGGCCGTCCGCGTACGACCGCCCCCGCGTCCCCCGTGGTGGCAGCTCACCGCTAATCGTAGCGAGCTGCCCGCGGAGGAGACCCGACCATGCCGGCTGCCACCCCCACCCCCACCGTCACGTCCGCCTGCCCGGCGTCGTGTGCCTGCCACACCGGCCCGTTCGCCCCGTGCTCGGTGCCGGGTGGGTGCGGGTCGGAAGGCTGCGGCCTGGTGGCGTCTCGCCGGTGCGCGGCCGGTGACCGGTGCGCCGAGTACGACCTGGCCAAGCGACGTGCGACGCTGCTTGCTGATCCGTCGGTGCCGCTGTGCCCCGACTGCCTACGCGTCGCCGAACGGGACGTGCGTGCCCTGCCGGGTGACTACGCGGCTCTGGAGCAGTGGCTACCCAAGCCGCTGTCGCAGTGGTCCGACGGCCAGCCGGGCAAGCGGGACCGGGGTGAGCATCCGCTGCCGCTGCGCGAGTTCGTGCTGGTGCTGCAGCGGACCATCTGGCAGACGGCGACAGCGTGGGAGCCGGTGGTGCGGGAGTTGGACCGGCTATCCGACGAGGTGACGGCCGGGGTGCGGGAGGGCCGGGCGGTGCAAACCGCGTGCACGGTGATCGCTCCCCGGCTGGGCAGACTGGCCCGGGTAGGCCAGACGGACATGGCCGAATACCCCTGGGCCGGCGCGGATGACGACCTGCCGCGGATGGTGCTCCACGGGCCGGAACACCACGGCGTGGCCACTACCACGGAGGTGTGCTCCCCCACCGGCGCCGGCGGCATCGCGCATCTGCGCAGGCTGCACTACCTGGCCCGGTCGGTGGTCGGCCTCACCTCCCCGGTGCGGAAGCTCCCCGGCGCCTGCCACGGCTGCCTACGCGACGGCACACTGCGGCAGCACCAGCCCCGGCAGCGTGGTGACGATCCCCGGGTGTGGTGCGACGCGTGCGACGCGTGGCGGCCCTACGACGAGTACGAGCGGATGATGCGGCTAGTGGTCTGGCAGGGCGTGTGATGGCCGGCCGGTGGCCGTTCCCCGGTGAGGCGCCGCTGACTCGCGCCCGCCGCGTCGCCCACATGTACCGGGCGCATCTGCGGTCCCTGTCGACGGACCTGTGCGACACCGCCGACGCCACCGCCGTCCAGTTCGGCGAAACCTGGGCCGTCCCCCAGGTGGTGACTGTGGATGAGCACATGCTGCTCACCCCGGCGCAGGCCGCCGACTGGCTGTGCACGTCCACCGCCAACATCCGCCGGCTGCGCCTGGCCGGCCGTCTGCCTGGTGAGAGGACCCGCCACGGCTGGCGCTACCAGCTCGCCGACCTGAAGGCGGTACAGGAGACACGCCGCCGCAGGCCCCGAGTTGACCATCCTCGGACGTGACAGTTACGCTTCCGCCAACGGCACCCGTGTGTCCCGCGCCCCCTGTCGGCGCCTCTGACCGGTAAGCCGCACCCTCTCACATCCCCCACAGTCCGGCGGCCCCCGGCCCCCCTCCTCCCCCCGCAACCCCCCCTTTGAGGGCTGCTGCGGGCCGCCTCCACTCCCCCACCGTCGCCGGAAGCTGCTGACCGTAATACGGGCTGGGCTGCGACAATGTCCCGATGAAGTCAGGTCGCCGCACCGTCTGCGTAAAGCTCTCCTGGGAAGGCGTCGCCGAGCTCGACCGGCTGGCCACGCGGGAAGGTGTCGACCGGTCAACTCTGATCCGGGCACTGCTCAGTGAAGCGCTCCAAACTCGACGCACCGGGAGGCGGTGACAGACGCCCATGCCCACGTCAGACCGCTCCCACACACGTACCGGCCGGGACGGCCGGGGCCGGTACGTGAAACGCGCCGACACCGGCAAACGTGACGCCGAAGCGGTACGGCTTCGCGCCGAGGGGAACACCTATCAGGCAATCGCTGGGCGGCTCGGCTACAACGACCGGTCGGACGCGCGGAAGGCCATCGAGGCGGCGCTGACCCGTGAGGTCAGGGAGCCGGCCGATGAGCTACGCCAGATGGAGCTGATCCGACTCGACAGCCTGTGGCTTGAGGCGGTCAAGGTGCTCCACGCCGAGCACGTCACCGTGTCCAACGGCAAGGTCGTCACGATCGACAAGGACGGCGAGAAGGTCCCGGTCGCTGACGACGCCCCCGTGTTGCAGGCGATTGACCGGCTGCTGAAGATCATGGAGCGGAGGTCCAAGCTTCTTGGGTTGGACGCTCCGGCCAAGGTCGAGGTGATGACCCTTGACCGCATCGACCAGGCCATCGCCGAGCTTGAGCGAGAGCTTGGCGGGCGTGAAGTTGGCCCGGCTCCGCCGGCTGCGGGAGCTGCGTCAGCAGAAGGCTGACGCCGACCGGCGGGAGCGGGACCAGCGGGCCGCCCGCTACCGGGACGATCCGGTCGGGTGGGTGCGGGACCGGCTCGGTGAGCACCTGTGGTCCAAGCAGCGGCAGATCGCGGAGTCGGTCCGGGACAACCGGCGCACCTCGGTCAAGAGCTGCCACGATGCGGGCAAGAGCCACATCGCGTCCCGCTTGGGATCTTGGTGGATTGACACCCACCCGTTGGGTGAGGCGTTCGTTGTCTCGACCGCGCCGAGTTACCCGCAGGTCCATGCGATCCTGTGGGAGGAGATCCGCAAGACCGCCAAGCTGGCGGCGGAACGCGGCGACCCGCTGCCGGGCCGGATCCTTCTCAGCGACGACTGGAAGCTGGACGACGGCACCCTGGTCGGCTGGGGGCGCAAGCCGGCCGACACCGACGAGCACGGCTTTCAGGGCATCCACCGCCGCTACGTGCTTGTGATCATCGACGAAGCCTGTGGCGTGCCCTCGCAGTTGTGGACCGCCGTGGAGGCGATCACCACCAACAGGGACTGCCGGATTCTCGCGATCGGTAACCCGGACGACCCGGCGACTGAGTTCGCGAAGGTGTGCGCGCCGGGTTCGGGTTGGAACACGATCCGGATCTCCGCTTTCGACACGCCGAACTTCACCGACGAGCCAGTGCCTGAGGATCTGCGCCCGCTGCTGCTCGACCCGGAGTGGGTGGAGGACAAGCGCCGCCGGTGGGGCGTCGAGTCGCCTCGGTACGTCTCCAAGGTGCTGGGCGAGTTCCCGGAGATCGGTGAGGACATCCTGATCGCGCCGGGGCTGATCCTCGCCGCGCAGCAGCGGGAGTGCCAGCCCGGCCCGTGGAGCATCCTCGGTGTGGACGTGGCCCGGTTCGGGAGCGATAGGACTGTGTTGGGGCTGCGTCGAGGCCCGGTGTTCCGGGTGGTGGGCGACTACACCAAGCAGGCCACGACGGAGACCACCGGCAAGGTCATCGCCGCTAAGCGCGAGCACCGGGTCGACGAGACCCGCATCGACGGTGTGGGCGTCGGCGGCGGCGTGGTTGACCAGCTGGTGGAGCAGGGTCACAACGTGCTGGACATGCAGTCCGGCGCGTCGGCGCGCGACCCGGAGCATTTCGCGAATGCCCGCTCGGAGTGGTGGTGGGCGGTCCGCGAGAGGGCAGAGCAGGGTGACCTCGACATAGACCCGGACGATGACGAGCTGGCCGCCCAGTTGGGGTCGATCCGCTACAAGTTCACGTCCCGCGGGCAGGTGTTGATCGAGTCGAAGGACGATGCCCGCAAGCGTGGACTGCCCTCGCCGGACAGGGGCGACACGCTGATGCTCACCGCCGCCGCTGCGCCGCCGCCGGAGCAGGTGGTGGAAGACGAAGACGACCTGGTGAGGATCGGGCCGAGCTACTAGTTGTCGCACCCGTGTGCGATACTGGGTACGGAGTACGACAGACCCCGGCGGGTGCGGTAACACCCCCGGGGCGTGGCCGAACCTGTTGAGAGGTCCGACATGCCGAAGGGTATACGAGGGCGATTGCCCTGCTCCATCGCCGGGTGTGGCAACCAGTCGAGGTCGCGCGGTTGGTGCGCCAAGCACTACGAGCGGTGGCGCGCGCACGGTGATCCGACCAAGCTGATGCTACGCGAACGGACTGGCACCCGGACTTGCGCGCGATGTGGGTGCAGCCCGGACCAGATGCCATTCCGAATGGACAAGCGTGCCCCCGACGGTCTCGGAGCATACTGCAAGGCGTGCGAGCGGGAGTACAACCGGGAGCACTACTTGCGGCACCGTGCTGCCAGGATCGAAGACAACCACGAACGCTACGAGCGGAACAAGGCACGGTACCTGGCTGCCCAGAGGGACTACCGCCTGGCCAACCTCGACCGCGAACGTGAGCGGAGTCGCGAGCGGTCTCGGGGCAACCCTCTCGGCATTGAACGAGCCCGCCGCTGGCGAGCAGAGAATCCCGACCGCGCTCGGGCGATAGTCCGAGCCTGGTTCGACGCAAACCCTGAGCGTGTGCGCGCACTTGCGGCGAAACGGCGCATGCGTCTACGCGGCAGCACCGGCAAGGTCGAGGCGATCGACCGGCTTTCCATATGGGAACGCGACGGCGGGCTTTGTGGCCTATGCGCTGAACCGGTTCTGTTCGCGAGCATGCACCTTGATCATATCAAGCCGCTATCCAAGGGTGGCGATCACACCGCAGCGAACACGCAGCCCTCGCATCCCCGGTGCAACTCTCGCAAGAAGGACCGGGAGGTGCCGCGGTGGGCCTTCGCGACTGGCTCCGCGCTTCAGCGCTTGGCCGCCAGGTCCAGCGGCTCACCGAGCAGCTTTCCGTTGAGCGGGACAACAACAACCTGCTCCACGAGTCAGTTTCCGATCTAGAACGGCATCTGCACGAGCCGGAGTGGATCAGGTTCGTAGCCCTTGCGGAGCAGGAGTTCTCTCCCGAGGGCATGCGTCAGCTGCGAGCCGTATGCCGGCTGTTCGCCGTCGTCAATCCCTTGGTCAAGCGGGGACTGAGTCTGCGGTCCAGCTACGTGTGGGGCCAGGGTGTGGAGATCGCCGCCCGCGCCAACGGCAGCGAGCCGGGCGAGCAGGATGTGCAGGCTGTCGTTGACGCGTTTCTGTCCGACCCGGGCAATGAGCGGGCGTTCACCGGCGCGGAGGCCAGGGACCAGCTGGAGCACGCCCTGGGCACCGACGGGGAAGTGTTCGCGGTGCTGTTCACCCGGCCGTTGACCGGGGCGGTGCAGATCCGCACCATCCCGGCCGACGAGATCGTCGAGGTGGTGTGCAACCCGGAGGACGCGTCGGAGCCGTGGTACTACCGCCGCCGCTGGTTGCAGACGTCGCATGACCTGTCCGGCAGCCTGGAGATGCAGCACCGGGAGGTGCTGTACCCGTGCGTGGACTACCGGCCGAAGCGCCGCCTGCGGGTGTTGGGCGAGGTGCGGATCGAATGGTCCGCGCCGGTGCTGCACGTGAGCGTCAACCGGCCGTTGCACTGGCGCCGGGGCATTCCCGACGCGTACGCGGCGATCGACTGGGCCAGGGCGTACAAGATCTTCCTGGAGGACTGGGCGACGGTTATCAAGTCGCTGTCCCGGTACGCGTGGCGGCTCACGAGCAAGGGCAGCGCCCGTAAGCAGGCTGTGGCGAAGGTCGGCGCACCGCCGCCGACCGACCCGGCCACCGGCCGGGCGCTGGACGCGGGTGCCACCGCCGTCCATCCCATGGACGCGATCCTGGAGGCCATCCCCAAGTCGGGGGCCACGATCGACTCGGAGTCGGGCCGGCCGCTGGCTGCGATGGTCGCCGCCGCGCTGGACCTGCCGGTGACGATGCTGCTGGGCGACCCGGGCACCGTCGGCGCCCGCGCCACTGCCGAAACGTTGGACCAGCCCACCGAGTTGGCGATGAGGCAACGCCGCACCCTGTGGGCCGGTGTGCTGCGCCGCGTCCTCACCTACGTGATCGCCGAGTCGGTCCGCTCGGCCCGCGGCCCGCTGAAGGGCCGGATCGTGCGGGACCCGTTCTACGACCGGGAGACGGTGGAGTTGGCCGGGGACACCCCGACAACGGTCGACATCACCTGGCCCGATTTGGATGACACCGACCCGGCGGTGCTGGTGAAGGCGATCGTGGAGGCTGCGTCCACTGGCACGGTGCCGCCGGAGGAAGTGCTGCGGCTGCTGCTGACCGCCCTCGGGGTGCAGCATGTGGACGAGCTGGTGGAGGAGTTGCTCGACGACACCACCGGCGCATTCTTGTGGCCGCTTCCGCCGCCGCTGGGCGGGCAGGGTGGTCAGGCCGCTGCCCTGGCCCGGTCGGGTGGGGACCCCACCGGCGCCGGCCCGGGTCCGATGGGCGGCGACGGGGACGAGCCGGACGACGAGCCGCCAGAAGATCCCGAGGACTGAGGTGAGGTGAACAGTGCTGGTCCCGAAGTTCCCCGATCGTGCGAACTACGGGCTTACTGCTGTCGCAGCCGTGCATCTACGCTGCGTCGCCTGCCTCGACACCGGCCACGTCTGCGAGAACCACCCCCACCTGCCGTGGGAACATCCTGAGGGGTGCGGCTGCGGCGCAGGCATGCCCTGCCCGGCGTGCTGCTCGCCCATCCCGGAGGACGGCGCACAGCTAGTCGGGCTGGCGTTCGTCCCCGACTGGCAGAGGTGACCCGGTGGCGATCACCCGCGGCACTCTCCGTATCGCCCGCCGGCTACGCAGCGACATCGGCGTCGAGGTCGACGCGGTTGACCGGACGTTGACCGCCGCGTGGGTGCGGGCGTGGGACGACCAGGCCGGCGGGTGGCGCACCGCCGCATCCGACCTGGTGGCCGAGGCTGGGCGGCTCGACCACTGGCCGTGGCCGACCGACATCGCCCGCCTGCCCTCGGTGATGGCCGCGCTGGACCGGGCCGAGACCGCACTGGCCGGGTTGGCGAAGACCGCCGCCGAGGAAGCGGCCCTAGCGGCGGGGCGGGTCATCGACCTGGACGTGGAGCGGGAACCCGGGCTGATCGCATCCCAGGCCCCGACCACGGAGCGGGCGGCGTTGCTGGGACACGTCACCGGCCGGCTGGTGGTGGCCGAGCAGGACCGGGACAGTCTGCGGCTGGCCGTGCTGTCGCGGATCCGCACCGACGCGGTGGGGGTGATCCGCCGCCGCGCCGAGGGGCAGATCACCTCCGACCTGCTGCCGCTGTCCGCCGACGCTGGTGAGGCGATGCGGCGGGAGCTGATCCGCGGCGTGGACGTGGGTGCTAACCCGCGTGAGGCCGCCGCCCGCATGCTGGCCCAGGTGGAGGGTGCGTTCAACGGCGGGCTGTCCAGGGCGTTGACGGTCTCCCGGACGGAGATCCTGGACGCCTACCGGGCCACTTCCCAGCAGATCTATGCGGCTAACTCGGATGTGGTGCCCGGCTGGCAGTGGCTAAGTGAGCTAGATTCACGTTGCTGTCCGAGCTGCTGGAGCATGCATGGGCAGCAGTTCCCCGCCGCGACCCCCGGCCCCGACGACCACCAGCGGGGCCGCTGCGCCCGCACCCCGGTGCTTGCCTCCTGGGCCGAGCTCGGGATCAGCGCACCGGAACCGCCGAGTGTCATGGTCGACGCGCAGGCCCTGTTCGACCGCCTACCCGAAGCGTCCAAGTTGGCGGTCATGGGACCGGCCCGGCTGGGCCTGTACCGGTCGGGCCAGATCCGCTGGACGGACCTGGCCACCCGCCGTCTCAACCCGGGCTGGCGCCAGTCCTACGTGCCGACCCCGGTGCGTACCCTCCGCAGATCCGGCCGGCCGGCGGCCCCGGTGCTGCGCCAGCCGACCATCGGCCGGGACCTGACCGGTGAGCTGGACCTGGCCGCGCTGGACCGCCAGGTGGTCAGCTACACCCGGCTACGTACCAACCCCGGCCAGGGTGACCAGGTGCTCGGCCAGATCCAGCAGGCCAACGGGTTCAACGGCCTGCCGCAGCTCGTCTCCGCCGCGGAGATGGACGCGTTGGTCGCAGCCGGCCGGCAGCCGCTGTACCGCGGCATCCAACCCCGGTTCGTGGAGCCGTTCAAGACCGGCGACCACTACCCCGGCCTGGGTGTGGCCGGCAACGGAACCTATACGACCATCAACCGGGACTACGCGCTGGACTACGCCAAACGCGACGAGGCCGGTGTGATGCGGATGGTGCTGCACCCGGACGCGCGGACCACCACCATCGAGGACATCGAGCGGGAGATGGTCGCCGCAGGGTTCCGCCCGTCCCGCGTCGGTCAGCAGACCCTGGTGGACCAGGGACGTTGGGCAGCAGCCCACGGATACGATGCGTACAGGGTTCCGGTCCACACCCGGGAGAACGAGGAATACTGGGTGATCCTGAACCGGACCGCTGTGGTGGTGGAGAGGTAAAGGGGCGATGGGTCCGGAGCTGAGCCACCGGGTCGCGCAGGCGATGATGTGGGGTCTGCCTGACCTGCCGACGCGTCGACGTCTCCGCACGGCCGTGGTTACCGCCACCACCATCGATGACCTTCCGGCCGATCTGCGGCAGTGGGTGCTGGACGCTGAGGCGGCCCACGCCGCCGCGGTAGCCGACCTGCCGTAGCCACCACCCGCGCCGCCACACCCCGTGTAGGCGGCCTGCCCCCTTTTCCTGACCGCCGCGATGCCCCTTTTGCCGTGGGGAGGTTCCGCCGTGTCCAACTCCCGCCGCGCCCGCCGCCAGCTCGGCCGGGTCGCACCCACCCGGAAGGGGCTACGGCTGATGCACGATGCTGCCGCGTGGCACACCCCGCGGCTGGCCGCCGAATCGGTGGCCGCGCCTGCCCGGCAGGCCGTCACCGAGGTCGGGACGGTGGAGGCGCCGCGTCCCGGCCGGCCGGGCAGGATGCTGATCCAGCTCATCCGTGCCGGCTGGTCCCTGAACGGCCGCTACTACCCGGCTGAGGTGCTGCGCCGCGACGGCCCGTCCGCGTTCCCCGCCGGCACGCAGGCGTTTGTTGACCACGCCACCGATGAGGAGGACGAGGCCCGGCCGGCTGGCAGCGTGCGGCTCCTGGCCGCGGTCATGACCACCGCCGCCCGGTGGGACGACCAGCGGAAGGCGCTGGTGGCCGAGGTGCGGCTGTTCCAGCCGTGGCGCGAAGCGCTGACCGACATGGCCGAGCACATCGGCATGTCGATCCGGTCCTGGATCCTGGGCGACCGCGGTGAGGCCGAAGGCAGGGAGGGGTTCGTCGTGTCGGAGATCGTCGAGGGCCGAAGTGTGGACTTCGTGACGGCGCCGGCCGCGGGCGGGCAGGTGGTGTCCGTGCTGGAGTCGGCCCAGCCGCAGCCAGCCGAGGAGGCGCGCAACGTGGGCGCCTGGCTGGAATCCCGGCTCCACCTGGCCCTGACCCAGCTCGGCGATGAGATGTACGGCGACGGGCGGCTGACCCGCGACGAACGGATCGCACTGTCTGCGGCGATCGGCGACGCACTGTCTGCGTGGACCTCCCGGGTCGAGCAGGATGCGCCGCAGCTGTTTGAGCGGGACCTGTTCGACGAGCCGCCGGAGGCTGAGCGGCCTGCGGATGAGACCGCACCCGCCGAGCCCGCCGCCGAGCCTGAGGCGCCGACCACCGATCCGGAGCCGGTGCCGGCCGAGCCTGCGGCCGAGGAGCCGGATCCGGTTGGGGAAGCCGCACCCGCCGTGACGCCCATCCCGGTGGCGGAGATGGTCACCGACCTGACCCGCTTCGACCGGCTACTGGGCCACACCCCCACAGACGTACCAGCGGTGAGCGCTGGTGCCGGCCAGACCGCGGGCGGCAGCCCGCCGACCGCACCAACCACAGAAAGGGAGACTCCGATGCCGGAGACTCAGGACGGCGCCCGCGCGCCGGACCCGGCGGGCACCGTGAGCGAGGCCCGCACCACCCCGCCTGTCGGGGCTAGCGAAGCGCAGCTGGCGGTGGTCGCGCAGGAGCGTGACCAGTACCGCACCCGCGCCCATTCGCTGGCGGAGGCGCTGACCGAGGCGCAGAACGCGCAGCGTGCCGCCGAGGCCCGCGCCGCCGAGGCCGTCGGTGAGATGCGCCGCTACCGCGCCAACGAAGCCGGCCGCACCACCGTCGACCGGCTGCTGGCCGCAGCCGAGTCGGGGGTGCCGGAGCACCTGCAAACGCACATCGCCCCCCGCGTCCACGCCGCTGTGCACAACCAGGTGCCACTCACCGCTGCTGGTGAGGTCGACACCGCCGCGTTGGAGGCGCTGGTCGCCTCCGCGATCCGCACCGAGCGGGTCCACGCGGCGCAGCTGCTGGAGGCGCAGGGTGTCGGCACCGTCCGCGGGCTGGGCGCCGAAGGTGACCCGACCACGCAGATGACCCGGGAGCAGTTCGACAAGCAGGTCGCCGGCCTGTTCACCGAGATCGGCCTGGACGAGGCCACCACCAAGCTCGCCACGAAGGGACGCTGACATGGCTACCAACCAGATGTTCAACCACGGCGACCAGTTCACCGTCCCCGCGGCCGATGTGACCGAGCCGGCTACTCCGGAGTCCGGCGACGCGCTGCTGGTCGGCGACGCGCTGCCTGCCGTGGCGCTGACCGACATCTACGCCAACGGCGCCGGTGTCGACACCATCACGGTGAAGACCAACGGCGTGTACGACCTGCCCGTGGAGGCGGAAGCCGCCGCGGTCGGCATCGGCGACCGGCTCTACTACGACGCCGGCGACGAAGGGCTCAACAACTCCGCCAGCGGCAACGTCATCTTCGGCTACGCCCTGGGTGCCGTCGACAACGGCGCCACCGCAACCATCCCCGTCAAGCTCGGACACTGAGGAGCCACCATGCGAAGCACGGTTCTTGACGCCCTGCCGGAGGTGGCCTCGTACACCGCCGAGCAGGCGTCCCAGCAGGCACTGTACGGCGGGGAGGGTGTGAGCGTGTCCGGGCGTGCCCGGGCACGTCGCAACGGCCCGTCCCTCGCCTACCAGCGGGCGTTCATCGAAGCGCTCAACCTGTACACCCAGGTCATCAAGGGCTCCAAGCGGGCCGCGTTGAACTTCCAGGAGGCGATGGTCACCTCCGACTTCCAGCTGCTGTTCGGCGACATCATCGACCGGCAGATGCTGGCCGCCTACCAGCAGATGCCCGTGAACTGGTCCCGGCTGGCACGCCGTGGCCGGGTGAGGGACTTCCGCACCGTCAAGCGGTTCACTCTGGACGGTTCCGAGGCGGTCCTGGACGAGGTTGGGCAGCAGTCGGAGTACCCGGCGTCGCCGCTGGCCGACGGCAAGTTCGAGTACGCGGTGCGTAAGCACGGCCGGCGGGTGCCGCTGGCGTGGGAGACGCTGATCAACGACGACCTGGACGCGTTCGCGGACATTCCCCGCCGGCTGGGCAACGCCGCCCGCCGCACCGAGGAGCGTTTCGTCACCGCCCTGTACGCGGCCGCAACGGGTCCGGTGTCGCCGTACTTCTCCGCCGGCAACGCCAACCTGACCGACGAGGCACTGTCGATTCCCGGCTTGCAGGCCGCGTTCACCCTGTTCGGTGAGCAGCTGGACACCGACGGCGCGCCGATCTTCGTCGAGGCGGCGACCCTGGTCGTCCCGCCGTCCCTGGCGGTGACGGCACGGAACATCCTCAACGCGATCGAGATCATCGGCGCGGCCGGATCCGGCCCGGGGAACCAGACCGGTCAGGGGTCGGACCAGGTGCGTGCGACGAACTGGATGCGCAACGCGGTGGAGCTGGTCGTCAACCCGTGGCTGCCGATCGTCGACACCACCACCGGCTCGACCGCATGGTATCTGTTCGCGTCCCCGGACGCGGGCCGGCCGGCGGCGGAGATCGGGTTCCTCATCGGACACGAGAGCCCGGAGCTGTTCCAGAAGCACCCGAACGCGACCCGTGTGGGTGGGGGTGCGGTGGACCCGATGGACGGCGACTTCGACACCGACAGCGTGGAGTGGAAGGTGAGGCACACGCTGGGCGGGACTCGGATGGACCCGAAGTCTGCGGTGGCCTCGACCGGCGTGCCGTCTGAGAGCTGACCCTGGTGGACTCCGGCCAGCGGCGGCTTCCTGAGCCGTCGAGTTCTACCGACCAGTACCTGGCGGCGATCCTGGATGAGCTGCGCACCCTACGTGCGGGGCTTGTCCAGGACCCGCCGCAGGTCGTGGGCCGGCAGCGGCTGGTCACCGAACCCGCACCAGGCCGGCTACGGAAGGCGGCGCGGTGATCGACACCGCTGCCGCGACCACCTGGCGTGCGGGTGTCCGGGCGCAGGGACTGGTCGAACGCTCCGCCTGCCGGATCCTGCGGCGGCTCGCGGCGCGGGTGCCCGCCGACCAGGCGATCGTCGAGTTGGGGGCGTTCCGGGGCCGGTCCACCGGCTGGCTGCTCGCCGGTGCCCAACGGGGCCACGGCGCGCATGTGACCACCGTGGACCCGTGGGAGACCCGCACGGGTGACTACGTGGGCCAGGTGGAAGGCACCGGCGTGGCCGCATGGGAGGCGTTCCAAGCGCACATGACCAGGGTCGGTGCCACCGATGCGGAGCTGACCGTGATACGCGGCTACGCCGCGGAGGTGGCTGCCGGGTGGCGCGGGCCGGTGGTGGGGTTGCTGTGGCATGACGCCGGCCACGGCGCCGACGAGGTCGCCACCGACCTGGCCGCGTGGGTGCCGCACATCGCCCCGGCCGGGGTGGTGGTGCTCCACGACGTGTGCAACCCGCTGTACGGGGTAGCCGCAGGTGCTGCCCGGGTGCTCGACAGCCCGGGGTGGGACTGGCCCGGCCGGCGGCGGGCCTGGTCGAAGCATGCCGACCGGCGGGGTGTGCTGATCGTCCGGCGGCGACCGTGAGACAGATCGTGCTGTGCGCCAACTCCACGTCGTGGGACGCCACGGCCGACAGGCTGATCCCCGGCGGGCAGGGCGACCGGTACCTGCGGCCGATCCTCGACGCACTACCCGCCGGGTCGGCGGAGATTGCCCGCCAGCCGGAGCCGGGTGCGGTCAACGCCTACATGAACCATCGTGGCCGGTACCGGGCCGACCGGTGGCAGGGTGAGCACGCGTCGGTGCTGCTGTCCCACGGCATCGCCAGCAAAACGTACCGGGACGCCGCAGCCTGCGCGAGGTTCACGCACGTGGTCGCACCCGGACCGGCGCTGGCGGCGGAGATCCACCGCTCAGGCGTTCCACGGTCGATGATCCGCACGGTCGGCTATCCGAAGCTGGACCCGATCCACCGGGGTGACGTCGCCTGCCCGTGGCCGGAGCGTGACGGGCGGATCCGGGTGCTGTGGGCACCGACCCACGGCGGCGGGAGTGAGATCCACCGGCGGGGGAACCGGCGGGCACCGGGGGCGCAGGCCACCACCTGGTGGCACCGTGACGAGCTGCTGGGACTCCTGGACTGCGACCGGTTTCTGGTCGTGGAGGCGCCGCACCCCCGGCACCATCCGCAGCAGCAGGCCACCCTCGCCGAGTATGTGGGCGCGGACGTGGTGCTCGGCGACGGCGGGTCCACCATGTACGAAGCCTGGTGCGTCGATGTTCCGGTCGTGTTCGCCGACTGGATCACTGCCCGGCGGAACCTGACCCGGGCGCAGGGCAGCACCCTGGAGGCCCGGGTGTACCGGGAGGCGGTTGGCTGGCACGCCACCGGCCCGGGCGAGTTCGCCGCCGCCGCCGAGGCCGCCGCCGCGGCCGGGATCACCGATCGGGAGCACCAGTTCTCGCTTGAGGTGCTTCCCGCCGAGCACCGCGGCCACGGCGGGAAGCTGCACGCCGAACTGCTGCAAGAGCTGGCGGACGGACCACCACGGAAGCTGCACGCGGTCAGACCGGACCGGCCAGAGGAGACGACAGTGAAGTTTGTCAGTGTCAAGTACCCGGAGTTGAGCGTCCCCACGATCGGGGTCCGGTTCCGCGCCACGGAGACCGCGATCGGTGTGGTGGGTGTGGCCGATGTGACCACCCGCGGGGCGATCGCGCACTTGCAGTCGCCGTGGATGCGCCGCCGTGGGGTGCGTCCGGCCGAGCCTGAGGATCTGGCCTCACCGCGGCCCAAGCGCCCAGCCGAAACCCCGGCCGAGGTGGTGTCACCGTCGGCGGTGGAGGCCACCGAACCAGCCCCGCCACCGGCCGGCAGCCCGGACGGTGTGCCGGACGGTACCGCCGGCGACGTGCTGGCCTGGGTCGGCGACAACCCGGCCCGGGCACGGCAGGCCCTGGACGCCGAACGGCAGCGGGACAAGCCGCGCAAGGGTGTCGTAGCCCGACTCACCCCGATCGCCTCAGCTGCCGACGTCGCCGAGGTGCCCATCGCCCCGGTCAGCATCCGCCACGCCACATCATCCGAGGAGATCTGAGCCATGGGCAAGGCAGCACCGAACGCGACTATCGACGGCATGCTGGCCGTGATCGCGCTGGCGGACGAGATGTTCGTGACCGACAACGAGCCGAGCAACTACGCCGACCTTGGCGCGGGTGCTGCGATCCTGGTCGGCCCGATCGAGCTGACGCCGGGCGATGGTAACGGGGACTTCGTGATCGCCGACGGGGACGTGTCCGGCCGGAAGATCACCGTGACCGCGCAGAACGGCGCGTCTGTTGTGGCGGACGGGACCGCGGGGCACGTCGTGCTCGCCACCGGCGGCGCGACGGACCTGCTGCGCTACGTCACTACCTGCGCTAGTCAAGCCGTCACCAACGGCAACACCGCCAACGTGGGCGCTTGGGCAGTGGAGGTAGCCGATCCGACTCCTTAAGGTCTTCGTCGTTTGCATACCTGTCTCCTAAGTCCCCGCACCAAAATCACCGTCACCTGAGGAGGATGGGATGGCCGCTGGATTCAAGGCACTGCTTGACAAGACCCAGATCAACACGAAGATCGGCTCGATCTCGGTGCGGCTGCGGGAAGTGTTCGATGAGATCGAACAGTTCGACGCGTTCTTTCAGGCGGAGGGAGTCGCGGGACTGGTCGCGAACTTCGACTTTGACCCCGACGACACGGTCGACGCACCGGACGCGAACCTGGTCGGCACGGTGAGCAACCAGTACGCGCAGCTGCGGCGGATCTACCTGGGCGAAGAGGCTTTGGCCACCGCCAACAACTTCCGCTCCTTCGCGCCCGCTGTTGAGGCGCTGCGGTAGGGGTCTGACCTGTGCCGACCGTCCGGAGGCTGGACGCTGACGACGACGTTGTCTTCGCCGCCGGGTTCGGCGGCGTTGACGACTTCGCCTTCGGCACGGTCGCGTTCTTGTTCCGGCCGCTGGCTGCCTACGACTCGACAAACAGGACTTTGCTGGCGGCCTACGACTCGACCGGCGCTCAGGTCGGGAAGATCGCCCTCAGCACGGCCAACAAGGTTCAGTGGCACTCCGGCGGCTCGGGCGGCAACGGGCCGACCGTCACCGCTGGTGATTGGCACGCGCTGATAGTCCGCAAGGTGACTGGAACGGCTCAGGTCCGGTTCAGTTTGCTGAACGTTGTCAGCGGTTGGACCCACGCCGTCACCGCGGGTACGTTCTCCGACTGGACAGCTCCGACCGGTGGCACCTGGAGTACGTCCGACATCACGTTCGGCTGGGGTCCGGGTTCCGACCTGGCCGCCATGGCGGTCTGGGCCAACGAGCTGCCGTGGGCCGCGGATACGTTCGGGGACGCTGAGATCGTGGCGGCCGGGCTGGAAGACCACCTCAACAACTGGCGGGACGCGGCCCCGACCGCCGGGTGGGCGTTCGACCAGGCCGACGCCGCATACTCCATCGAGGACTTTACGCTCAACCGGGCCGACGAGCTGTCCTACAACGTCGGCACGCCTACAGACGCCACCGACCTCGACTTCCAGTACGAGGACACCGGCATCGCGGTCACGTTGCGCAACTTCCTACGCAACGCGCAGACGGAGCTGGGCACCGGCGGCGCGGTGTACGACCTGTCGGAAACTGAGGGCACCCCAACGACGCTGAGTTCCGGAAACGTCAGCGCGGGCGGCTTCACCGAGGTGCTCCGCTGGCAGCGCACCGTAGGGGACGCGGTAGGCGCGGCCACCATCTCCACTCAGCTGAGCGTGGCGACGATCTCGGCTAACGCTCAGTATCGATGGCGGGTGGTGCGGCTGGACTCGTCCGGCGTGGAGCAGGCCACGTCGACGTACTCCGGCACTCAGACCACCACCGGTATCAAGATCTCTACGTTCGTGCTGTCTACGACGTGGGCGGCCGGTGACCGGCTGGCGTTGGTGCTGGAGTTCGGCAAGACGTCCGGCGGCGGCAACCGGGCGATGTCGGTGGACGTCAACTCGGCTGACTCGTTCGCCGACTTTGAGCTTGCAGTCGCGATACCCACCGATGTCACCCCGGCCGACACCACCCACGGGCACACCGCGGATCAGCCGGCGCTGACGCAGGTCCATACGCTGGCCCCAGCCGACGCGGCGCACGGCCACACAGCAGACCAGCCGACGGTCAGCACCGTCCACACGCTAGCCCCCGACAGCACCAGCCACGGGCATGCGGCCGGTTCCCCCGCGCTGGCTCAGGCGCATGAGCTGGCCCCCACTGCTGCCACCCACTCCCATGCCGCCGCCGAGCCTGCCCTGACGCAGACCCACGAGATAACCGCTGCCGACGCCGCGCACGGCCATGCCGCAGACCAGGCGGTAGTGGTCGAGCAGGGCACCGGCCTGGTCCGCGAGTTCACCTCCGCCGAGTTCGTGACCTGGGCGATCGGCACCGGCGGGCTGGCCACCCTGCTACAGGGCGCGTTCACGGTCGCCGCGATCTGCCGGCGGATCGGCACCCCAGCCGACCAGGGCGCGGTGCTGGACCTCGCCGCCGGTTTGGACGGCAGCCGCGGGTTTTTCCGGTACACCGACGCCGACCAGATGGACTACCTCCGCGGCCAGTTCCAGTCGCCGGGTGCTGGTCCGTCGTGGACCGCCGCCGACGGGTGGGTGCTGGTCGCCTGGACCAAGGCCGCCGGTACCACGGCCGTCCGCTACCACAAGGGTGTGCTAGCCGTAGGCGCCGACTCGTGGACGCATGTCGACTCCGCTGGCACGGTCGACAACGACGACCAGACATGCGACCGGGCGCAGACCCGGTTCATGGAGGAGGACGGCTGGGTCTTCCGCGGCCGGTACGGGGTAATGGCTGCCTGGGGCAGTGTCCTGTCCGACGGGGCGCTGGAGGCGCTGACCTCGGACTACGCCGACTGGCAGTCATCGGCACCGGCCGCGCTGTGGCGGTTCGACCAGGCCGCCACCACCACGGCGGTCGACGACCAGGCCGGCAACGGCGCGGACCAGACGGCCCTGGCCGGGTCGACGGTGGTCACCGACGACCCGATCCCCGGGTTCACGTTCGGCGAAGCGGCGGTTGCGGTCGCTCCGGCCGACAGCTCACACGGCCACACAGCAGACCAGCCGGCGATCACCCAGACACACGAGTTGGTCCCGGCCGACGCTGGCCACGGCCACACCGCGGACCAGCCGGCCCTGGCTCAGGTTCACCAGCTCACCCCGGCCAGCGCATCCCACGGACACACGGCTGACCAGCCCGCGGTGGACCAGGCCCATGCCCTCACCCCGGACAGCGGCGCCCACGGGCAGGGCGTTGACGCGGCCGCGTTGACCCAGGTCCACCAGTTGGCCAGCGGCGACACCACCCATGGCCACACCGCCGACCAGGTGGCCCTGACCGGCGCCGGGGACCTGCTCACCGACAACGCCACCCACGGCCACGCCGCTGATCCTGCGGCCCTGACCCAGGACCACCAGCTGACCCTGGCCGGTTCGGCGCACGGCCACACCGCTGACGCGCCGGCTCTGGCGCAGGTGCATGAGCTGGCACCGGCCAGCGCCGTGCACGGGCAGGCCGCCGACCAGGCGACGCTGGCCTCCGGGCAGACCCTCGCCGCGGACAGCACCACCCACGGGCACACCGCCGCAGGGCCTGCGCTTACCCAGACCCACGAGGTGGCCACCGGCGGCACCTCCCACGGGCAGGTGGCCGAGCCGCCCGACCTGACCCAGGTCCACGAGCTGACCGCTGCGGACGCTGGCCACGGCCAGACGGCAGACTCCCCGACGTTGGCCGGTGGCACCACACTGCTCCCGGCCGACGCCGCGCACGGCCACACCGCGGGTTCGTCGGCTCTGGTGCAGGTGCACACGGTCACTGTGGCGGCAGCGGTCCACGCCCACGCCGCCGACCAGGCCGCTCTGACGCAACTGCACCAGATCACCGCCGCCGACACCGCGCACGGGCACACCGCCGGGCGGGCGGAGCTGACTGGTCAGGCAGCCCGCGGCCGGGTCACCGTCCGCTCCACCACCGGCGGCTGGTCTGCCCGCTCCACCACCCGGGAGGTGAGTGTCCGGTGACCGCCACCACGCACTGGGCCGGCACAACCCTGGTAGTCGACTGGTCCGTGACGGACGTGGACGGCGACCCGGTCACCGACGCGACCGTGACCGGCCAGGTGCGACTCCCGGACGGGACCACCGACCCGATGCTGGTCACGGCCGTCCCCGCCGAAAGCCTGTACCGGGCGTCGTACACCCCCACCGACCCGGGCCGGCACGTGTGGGCGTTGGCCGCGTCCGGCACCGCCACCGGTGCGGTCGAGGGCAGCATCGTCGTCCAGCGGTCACTGCTCGGTCTGCCGCCGATCACCGTAGACCCGGCCACCGACATCGGCCGGGTGCGGCTGCTCGCCGTTGACCTGGACGAGGTGTCGCCGCTGCTGTCCGACGCCCAGGTGCAGGCGCTGCTGGACATGGAGGGCGGCCGGGTCCGCCGCGCCGCCGCCCAGGCGCTGGACACCATCGCCTCCAGTGAGGCGTTGGTGTCGAAGAAGATCCGCACCCTGGACCTACAGACCGACGGGCCGGCCGTGGCGAAAGAGCTGCGGGAGCGGGCGCGGGAGCTGCGCCGGCAGGATGACGAGGTCGGCGACGATGAGGCCCCGTGGGGTCTGGAGATCGTCAACTATGACCCGTGGGCCGCCTACCGCCCGACCGGGGTCTGACCGTGCCCGGGTTGCCCGGGGCGGGTGGGCTCCCCGGCCACCAGATGATCCCCGGCGGCTGGGATGTGCGGCACCGACCTACCGCCGAGCAGGCCATGACCGCGCAGGTGCGGATCCTGCGCCACACCGCCGCCGGTTCCAGCTTCGACCCGGACACCGGGCAGACCACCTTCACGGATCCGGCCACCGTGTGGACCGGCTGGGCCAGGCTGCAACGCCCCCGCGAATCGTCACAGACCCGGTCGATCGGTGACCGGCAGGTCACGATCCGCGGCGTCACCGTGTCCATCCCGGTCGACGCCGTGGAGGTGAGGGTCGGTGACGAGGTGCGGGTGCTGGGCTACCGCGACGCCGGCATGGGTGATCCGCATCTGGTCGGCCGGCCGCTGTGGGTGCACGACATCGTGCCCGGGTCGCTGCTGTGGCAGCGGGACCTGACCGCGCTGGACGCCCCACCGACCGCCCGGTAGGAGGTGCCGACGGTGGCCGACTTCCGCGTGGACGGGGTGGATCAGATCCGCACCCTGGCCCGGGACATGGACCTGTCCAGCTTCACTACGGTGAAGAAGGTCCGCGACGCGGTACGTAAGCATGCCTTCGCGGTCGAGCGCGGGGCGAAGCTACGGGCGCCCGTGGACACCGGCGCCCTGCGGAACTCGATCAACACGTCGTTCTCCGGCTCGTCAAAGTTGGCGCCACTGTCGGGGACTGGCCTGGCGCCCGGCGAGCCGGTCGCCGCCGAGGTCGGCCCGGAAGTGAACTACGCCCCGCACCTGGAGTTCGGCACTTGGAAGATGGCGCCCCGGCCGTTTCTCGGGCCGGCGTTCGACGAGGTTGAGCCGTCGTTCCTCGCCGCGTTGGAGGACATCGCGGGCGGGGCGCTGGGATGAGTGAGGAGATCTCCCGCCTGTTCGGCCGCGCTGTTGAAACGCTGGTTGCCGCAGCGCTGCCGGGCCGGGACGTGTTCTACGGCAAGGTCACCAGGCCGGACGCTGAGCTGAGCTTCCCCTACGTCGTGGTGTGGGTGATCCCCTCCATGCGGGTCCGGGCCAACCTGACCGGCAGCATCGCCGCCCCCGACTCCCGGGTGCAGCTCACCGGTGTGGGTCGGGACCCGGACGAGGTGTGCTGGGTGCTCGACCACGCCG